GAGTTAAGTAGAAGAGAAGACCTATGGTTTCTAAGAAGAGATAATGTTTAGTGTTTTTACTTAAGTAAGTTAGGATGATGATTAGGATGACTAGTTATGTTTGTATCATCCATGACTGATTAGAGATTATTGCTGATTAGAGATATAGCTTCTAAATACCTCTAAATGGCTATATAAGAGGAGATATGAGGTATAGTTAAGGTGAGTATAGTGGTAGATAGAGATCATGTCTTAGGAGAGCATCTAGAGGGTATATAGAGGATATCAGTATAGACGTCATAAAGACATGATCATCACTAGGACTTGATGATCCTTAGTGATGATAAGAGGATACATGGATAAGAGAAGCTATGTCTTTTAGTTAGATGAAAGGAGAGAGAGAAGTATGCATGTATGCATGATGGAAGGAAGTGGTATCGTGTTTTCACACGTGAAGTGTGAAGAAGAAGATCCTGGAGATATCTAGGGTGGTTGATAGAGACTGGATATAAGGAAGGAGTAGTCACTGTAAGTGATGGGATCAAAGAAGGTAAAGAAGGAGAGATCCCAAGGATAGAGTATCGTATTAGGTTCATGGATGGTAGATACAACAGAAGTAGGATCAAGGTGGTGATGAATATCGATCGTAGAGAGAATGGAGAAGATCTAATAAGAGTACATGTACCTGCAGCACTCAATGGTCATGGTCCTATGGTGTATAGTGTCAGTGACGTGTATGGTAGTGTGAAAGTGACGGGTAGCAATCAGAGTGGTGCTAAGCATCCACTCTGGGATGTGTTATGGCGGAAGAAGTGTGATGAGTATTGGAAAGAATACATGGACTTTTTGAAGGTATTGAGAGATGTTGGATGTGTAGGTGTCGAGAAATGGATACATGAATGAGGGTATAAACAACATAACACCCTGATACACCTCCTATGGGTGTATCAGGGATGTATGACGTGTATGATGTGTCTTAGAGATAAGATGACTTTTACGAAGATAGGAGTAAGAAAACATGAGTTTGTTAACATGGGAGTCTTTTTATCGTCAGTATGTCAACAGACGAGAGGCTTCATTGATCAGTCCCAGGATCTTTAGTATCGATCAGTTTAGATTACCTAAAAGTAGCGTGGTACACTATCTGCCTGTGAGTAATGGAGACAATGGTCCTAGCTACAACGACCCTTTGTTTAGAGGGGTGAGTAGGTTGATAGGGACTTGGTATGTCGATAAGTTATCTGTCATGGAAGGAAGTATCCAGCCTAAGAGTGTGGTAGTTAGTAGTGAGATCAGGAAGTATCATCTCGAGAACAAGAAGATCAAGAGAGTATTTGACTTAAAGAGTAGCTTGAAAGATGTTGAAAGTCCATTGGTAGTGAACTACTGTCATCTGGAGAAGAAGTATAAGTACTTAAGTAGTCCTTTGAGTAGATGGCATAGCTTCAGTAACAAACTACGTACGGTCTGTGACGAGATGGAGAAGATCTATCGAGAGAGTCCAGGAAGTAATCAGTTCTTGATGATCGAATGTCCTAGAGTCATCCCAGGATATCCTTACTTTTTAGCTGTCAATAAACAAGAGAATCGGACCAATGTAGACAGGTTTGACAGCTTTGAGAAGTATGTGGTGTTGAATATATTTAATCTTTTCAGAGAAGGCGGTGAAGGGAGATGTGCTTTTACGGAAGTAAGTAGAAGTGGACTGGATAAGATCAATGTGGTCTTTGTAGACAGTGGTTACTTCACGGTGATCAATCTAGGTACTTTGATGAGTTGGGTCAAGGGAGTAGATCATCCGACCGGTAAGAACCCAAGGATCATGCGTACTTATTTTGTTAGATTCATTTTGGCATTGATGAAGGTCAGAAGTGAAGACATCGATGAGTTAGTAGAGCATGGTGAGTTAGTAGATCAAGGTAAAGACAGTAGTACTGCTGTCGTGATCGAAGATAAGACTGTTGATGATGGTGTTACTGATAGTAAGTCTACTAAAGTCGATGATACTGATCGTGAAGATGACGATGATGAAGATGACAGTGGTGATGAGGATAGTGATATCGAAGAGATCCAACAATCTGTCAAGACACTGCAAGTCGAGAAAGAGCGATATCAACAAGAGAAAACTGAGGTCATCAAGGATAAATCTATCCGCTATGATGACGAGATGGAAGAGATGGTCTTTGATGACAGTATCTTGACTGAAGATGAAGCGAAAGAGTTAGCGTTACTTGAGAAACAGCTCTCTGATGAACATGTCATCTTAGAACAAGCCAAGCAACGTAAACTCATCCGTAAACAAGATACACCGTTAAGTTTCGATGATGTTGATATCGATCCTGAAGAGAGAAACAGTTATCGCTTTGACAACTTACTTGATGGTGGGGTCATAAGCCCTCGTGAATACGACAGACTGACTGAACTTGCGGGTAGGTACAAGAAGATCGTGGTAGATGACAAACCACTCGATGAGTATGTCGATGTCAAGCAAGAAGAGATCCGAGTCGATAATGTCAAAGTAGACGATATCTCTCAGGTCTCTGACAAAGCCATGCTCTCATCAACACTCCTTGACTTTGATACCAAGTACGTAAGTGAAGTACTGGATCGTGATATCGCAGGAATGCTCGTCCATGCTCAAAAAGGTGGGATCATGATCAGTGATCTTACTACGACGACCACTGAGTCTACACGCGGGACTATGGTCCACTATGACGTCGAGATCACTCCTGTCAAAGGCAAGAAGAGTCACTTGAAGTTTACTTTGCCGAAGATCCGTGAAGATGGCACCTATCTCTCTAACGGTACGGCTTACAGGCTACGTAAACAGAAGACTGATATCCCGATAAGAAAGATCTCATCTACTCGAGTAGCACTAACCTCAGCTTACGGTAAGCTCTTTATCGAACGTGCTGAAGACAGTAAGTTCAACTACCCTAAATGGTTGACCAAACAGATCAGATCCCGAGGGCTGGATAAAAACAACCCTCGTGTCACAGAGACGAGGACCGCTGATGTCTACGACAGATCTTTGAAGCTACCTTACTTGTACTCTACGCTTGCTAAAGACTTTAGGACCTTCCAGTGTAATGATGATAAACTCGGTAGTCTTTACTTCTATCTGGACTATCACAAGCGTTATACTAAGCTAAAAGATCTTCATCCTAACTTAGCTTTGATCGAACAGTCTGGTCAGTATGTCTTAGTAGGGTATCAGTCTTACCAAGGGTATCAATATCCTCTCTGTATGGACTACCAGGATGACCTCTATGTCTATCAAAACGGTAAATATATCCCACTTCCTGCTATCGAAGATCTGATCGGTATCGATGTCACTAAAGACCTGAAGAAGTCTGTCCCTGTACCACCACTGTCATGCTTGAAAACAGAAGTGATGGGAAATGTCATCTCAGTCGGTGTGATCCTAGGTTATCAGTTAGGTTTCACGAACCTGCTTAAGCTCTTAAACATCGACTATCACGAGACTGAAGATACGCAAGCTTTGCCTAAAGTAGGTGAATATGCGATCACTTTCAAAGACAAGAAGTACTTCTTCTCAAGGAAAGATCAGCTAGCAGCATCGATCTTAAATGGTTTCAACCTCTATGCTGAGACCTTGAAAGACTTCGATAGCTATCACTTCGACCAGAAAGACGTCTACTCTGTCATCTACGACAACATGCGTACCGCATCAGCGATCTTCAAAGAAGTAGATCTTTTATTCGATCTTTTTGTCGATCCGATCACTTATCGCATCTTGGAAGATCTCTCTCTACCGAAGACATTCAGAGGACTGCTCTTCAAAGCAGCTGAACTACTTCTCTACGATGATGCTCCAAAAGAGACTGATGCATCACTACAACGCATCCGTAGCTACGAGAGAATACCAGCGCTCATCTACAAGAAGATCGTAGATCTCCTAAGACAGCATCACCGTAGTGGCAGTGAGATGAACCGTGGGATCACTATCAACCCTAATGATATCTTACTTTCATTCTTAGAAGACCCTGCTAACGTCGCTGTCAACGGTCTAAATCCTTTCCAGAACATGCGTCAAATAGAAGCTGTGACTTACACCGGTACTGGAGGAAGATCTAAAGACACTCTAAAAAGCAAAGCGATGCGTGCTTTTGACGTCCATGATGTCGGTACAATCTCTGAAGCGACTGTGGACTCAGGTGATGTCGGGATCAACATCTACACCACAGCCAACCCTAACTTCAAAAACGTCTATGGTCTCTCTGATCCCAACCATACCCCATCTGTGGCATCGATGATGTCGTCTGTGTTTAACACCATGCCGTGTATCGAAAAAGACGATGAACAGATCTTTTTAACATTTTAAATAATCCCTGAATGAGACACCATCCTGGCGGAATTATGATTCTAAACCAGCTGAGAATGTCCCATGTCCCATACCAACCAAAACCGAAATTATATCCCGACCCAACGTTTTAACAAACGTGGCTCTGAAGTCAAGATCTTCAACTACAAGACTCAAGAAGAGCTCTCTTTTCCGAGCATCTCTGCTTGTAGTCGACACTTGAATCTCCCTTACGAAACCGTGTTACGATGGATCCACGATAAGTCCGACTATCTCCTGCATGGACTACAGATCAAATACAAACATGACCACACACCTTGGAAAATGTTTAAAGAGGATCCAGTCACGATAGTAAGTAATAGTCGACGGTATATCGTTCTGAACATGGTCCTCACCAATGAAAATAAAAACTTCGCTAACTTAAATGAAGTTGCAATTTTTCTTGGTGTCACCAGAGTCGCGTTACGTGATCTAAGTCGACAGGATAAAAACTACATCCATGTTGTCAAGAACCAGTATTTCCGATATCAAAGGTATCGTAAATACACGCCATGGATTCCTGTTGATGATATCTACAAGACCTTAGCACTCCAAGGGAGGATCATCCCTTGTTGTTACCGTGATGACGACGTTAAGGTATTCCTTAGCTGTAAGGACTGTTGTAAAGACAGGAAGATATCAAGAGAAGCACTATCCCTTCGACTGAAAAGCAACTTTAAGAAGGTCTGTCGGGATGGATATCGGTATGGCTATTATCTCGATTATTTAAAATTAAAAGAAGATACGTCCGTGTAGTCAGTAATGGCTACATCGAAACGCTACTTAACTGACGGGAAACTCCTAAAGCTCCTTCTACTCCCTGAGACAGTGATGATCTCAGTATAGTAAAAAAGAAGGAGATGATGTTTTAATAACTGAAATGGACTTACGCAAGTACGTCTGTGACAATGGACAACCCGCAGCCAATCTTCTCATCTCTAGGATGAGAAGCAGGTTCAACGACCATCCCCTTGTCAGGGTGTACCGATGAAGCCATCGGGAAATGGTAGCCGTCCCACTTTTGCGTTATGTAAAAGATGGGATGTTGATATGGTCTTGTCTTGCATGAAAGTGCAAGCAGTCTGCTCTTTCAGAGTAAGACGGTCTTGGTCTAGCGCACCAAGATGAAAACTACGATGAAAAGAATCAATTTCTCCTCGATACATGCTGATGCCAATATCCCCTGTCAAGGATACACACCGCTCCCTGTCAGGACTGGATATGACAACATCATCCCTTACCGCGTGGGTAGTCTCTTTGCCTCTATGGCCATCCAAGATGGCAAAGTCTCTTCCATCACACCCCACGAGATCACTGTCCTCTATGCTGATAACACTTCAAAAACCTATCCCTTAGGACGACAGTATGGCAAAGAAGGCTCTCTCACCATCCCCCACTTCCTGAAAACTGATCTCACCATAGGACAGTCTTTCAAGAAAGGACAAGCCCTGTCTTACAACGACAGTTATTTCCAGCCTGATCCTATCGATCCATCCTTACTGACAACTAAGTTTGCCACCTTGGCGACCACTGCAGTCTTGGAGAACTCCTACACCTTGGAAGATGGATCCATGATAGATCTTACCTTATCCAACAAGCTCTCTACTAACCAGACCAAAGTCCGAAACATCCGTATAGACTTCAGCCAGACCATCCATGATCTCCTCACTCCTGGTACTCAAGTAGACTACGATACGCCTCTGTGTACCTTAGAGCAAGCAGTGACATCACGTTCACAGCTCTTTGATCAGAAAGCCTTAGATGCACTAAAAGCATTCTCAGATCAGTCACCCAGAGCTAAGTTCCATGGCATCATCGAGAAGATAGAGCTCTTCTATCAAGGTAACAAAGAAGACATGTCGGAATCCTTAAAAGCACTTGCTGATAAGACCGATAGACTCTTAGTTACACATGCTCGTTCTCTAGGACTGAAAGGTCATACCGGACAGGTCAATGAGAACTACCTCATCGAAGGTAGCCCACTAGAGCGCAACACCTGTGTCTTGCGTATCTACATCTCAGGATCGACCAAATGCCTTAACGGTGATAAGATCGTCTTCGCTAACCAGTTGAAGTCTACTATCGGTCAGGTGTTGAATGAGTCTCCTACTACGGAAGATGGTCTTGCCATCAACGCTATCTTTGGTGCCAGGTCTATCAATGCACGGATCGTTAACTCTCCGTACATCTTGGGTACCACCAACCACCTACTGGTAGAGATAGGTAAACAGGCTTACCAACTGTATCAAACGTCATAAACCCTTACTCCTAGCTATACCTGTAATGGGTATAGCTAGGATATATGCCGTGTATACGGCTATCCGAATGAAACATAGTGAAGTGAGGAAATGTCGTCTACACGACGAGGTTGTCTGATATCTACATATCACACGAGATATACATCTATATCTTCATCAATGCTCATTTCATCAGGGATATCTCTTCGAGAATATCCCCTCAGATCGCTCTGAATGAGTGTATAAGGCATTATATCAGCAAAGTAATATAACGATATCAATCTCCTCCTAGAGAGCCTTATAGAGGCTCCTAGAGAGGATAAGGGTATATGACGTCTATACTGGATATCGGAGACATCATGTATCCACACGTATAGACGTCATACATCCTCTATCCACACGTATAGACGTCATACATCCTCTATCCATTACTAGGACTACTTAAAGTCCTAGTAAGGAGTTCTCATGTATCCGTAACTACTATTACAAGTAGATCTATCTAAGATAATTTTCTACGAAGAATTTCAACTTTTTCATCTAAAATCATCCATACTACCATCTTTCAAAAATCTTTAAATTCTTTAAACCTATCTCAATGCCATTTTAAGACATCTTAACATCAAAACCATATACTCACTAAGGGTAAACCGCTACAAAGCCTTACAGAGTGATTTAGACCCCATATAAGCCATTTTTATCCTATTCCCATACCACATCATGCGCTTGCCTCGCCACGCGCTCTTTCTTTAAGTCGAAGGGATCTCATCCCGAGGCATCTATGTCGTAGACCATCGTATCAAAGATACGATAATCCATACTCCTATCCCTGATACCGTCAGTTCTTTCAGAACCATTCACTCCATATCGGAGATATGCATGGTTCTGAAGAACAAGGTATCATCTATCCATGAAAGACACTGTCCTTACAGACAGTGTCTCATCTTCACAAAACAGAACAGATTTTCGAGAAATCCCAGTTTCTCGAAAATTTGAAGATTATTACTGTTGTAGGGTTGTACGTATGTTGTCTGTCTGTATGTCGTAAAGTTGTCGTTGTATGTAAGTAGGTATGTAAGTCGTAAGTATGTGGTTTTAATTCGTTGTCGTAAGTAAGTCGTTAGTAGTAATTTGTACGTAGTCGTTGTTGTAATATGAACTATGTATTTAGAAATTGACACAATAGGAATATTATTTATCCTATCTATGTTCATTTTACTGTAAATACAGTATTTAGGCAACATTACTTAAGGATTCCAATCATGTATCAATATCTCAAGTCCAATGATGATAACACAAAGAACAGATACCTTTCTCATCGTGGTATTGTAGACTATCTCTGTGATCTAGGAAGACAAGCTAAAGATCCAAAAGACTTTGCTATCCTTAAAGATCTTTCTGTGAGATCAGGAGATCGTAAGACACCTTACAATCGTTACCAGATCTATGTTAACGATGCAGATACCAGTAAAAAACGATACGTGGATATCGATATACGTGATCCATCCTTGGCTTACACAGAGTCTAATAAACCTAAAGAAACGGATCATTGGTTAGCACTCCACTTTCCAAGACCGTCCTATGACAAACTGCATTTATCTAGACGTTGCTTTATCAACTCTCGTGAAGGAAGATGTTATTGGTACACAGGACCTGAGAACACCAATATGCTCACCTATGAACCTAAAGCGATCGATGAAGACTTCTATGGATTATTGACGTTCTTGGAACGCTGTCAAGTCGAAGGACCTTTGGTATCTTCAGAAAAACCAGTGGTAGAACACAACAAAGTCATCGATAGTGTCGAGAAAACCATGATGTTGAACCCCGATAAGTTTCACGAGCCTCTATCACCAGGGTTGTTATCCCAGATCATCTTGGATAGCTTACATACTCGAGGTAAAGTAGAGATCATGGAAGAGCTGACACCAGACCACTACTGCACCACGAAGTTTTTACTAAAACAAGGAAGATCTTCCCACTTACTGAAGTTTAAGACTCGGGTATCGGATATCTTTCCTGATGGATATACAGAAGCAGATCCTATCTTGAGTATCTATATCCCTCGCTACTTCAATGGTCGGGTAAACCACATCATCGACATCATGGACGAGAACGGTTCTTATGTCGTTCGAGATGAGTCTTTGATGATTATTGGTATCTATCAAACCAACGAGAGTTGTCCAGGATTTGAGGATCTGAGATCTTTGTTACGCCACAATGGTGTCAAAGGAGATGGTTTTGCAAGCCAGAAGCTAGCGAAGAAAATCTCTTTGGACTTAAATCCGAATATCCTTAGTGGGGTGTGAAGTATGGGACCTTTTGCCTTAGAGGAATGTCACCGAGTGTATTTTGATCCGAATCTCAAGATCTTGAGTTTTTACGGTATACGCAAATTACTCCTTTGCTATGGGGTTGAGAACCTATCAGCAGGAGCTTGTAAGTTCCAAGATGGTAGTAGTAGTGAAGGGTGTTATGTGCAGGTAGGTACGACAAAGCTCATGTTTACCGCATCTAGTCGTGTCAGTAAAGACCATGGTGATTTTCTCCAGATACGGTTATTATCAACCTTTGGAGGCAATGAATACCGATATCACATTGCCAACAAGACTGGGATCTGTTATGTTTTTGGCGTAAATCAAAATGGTGTTAAAGAAGCAGTTTATGTCAATGGACCAAACCTCACGAGTTACTCGATCAAAGATACTCCTCCTGAAGATCCAGAGTTGATGAAGTTATTAAACCTCTTTCTGATGTTTGGGGTGAAAATCTACTATCGTGGTAAAGAGATGGAGTATGATCCTGGTATCGACATCTATAGCGAATATGATCCTTATCCTACACCAACTGCTACTCGTAAAGACGACATACAACCTCACTAGGACTACTTAAAGTCCTAGTGAGGTGCTCTGAATGGAACGCAGTGACATCTAGTAAGGATGGTGTACCATCCTTACTAAGTGCAACGATGAATAACCTTACCTAGATGGAGTACTAAGACTCCATCTAGGCTTTATGACGTATACTCATTTTGACGTCATTTTCTTAAATCCTTTATATAAAGCCTTCTAAGACATCTTACATTAAAAGTAATATCCTTTATTAGGGTAAACCTAGATATCGTCTTAGAGAGGCTCTGAGAGCCTCCTAGAACATGATAGTGATTTTATCTATATAAAAATACCCAAAAATAGCAAAATAAAAGAAAAGACGTCATATACCCTTACCCAGGACACATAGTCCTGGGTAAGGGATGATGTATTTAGATCAAGATACCATATTGAGCAAAGTCTTCTTCATGGATCAGAGGAGTACCTAGTTTGATCGCTTTCTGGTATTTACTCCCTTGATCCCCTTCTCCACAGAGAAGATAATCGGTGTGTTTACTGACACTGTTGCTGACGATACAACCTCTTTGTTCCAGATAGTCTTTTAACTGACTTCTACTGACAGAGAAACTACCCGTGATACAGACATGCTTACCTTTCAACAAGAATGCATCATCAACCACGATATCTTCTTGGATATGGATTACCGATAACAGTCTGTTTAAGGATTTTAAGTTATCTTCATCATGGAAGTACTGATAGATGTTGTTTGCTATTATCTCACCGATACCTGGGATCTTGGTAAGATCCTCCACACTGACAGATCTAAGATCTTCTAAAGTGTACCTGCTACTGAGTAGCTTACAGATACTGGATCCACAGTTGTCGATCATCAGTGTTAAAAGGACTTTCTGTAAAGATAGAGTCTGTTTATCCTGGATGTTCTTTAAGATCTTCTTACTGAGCTTATCACTGTTCGTTACCTGGGTTAGCTTAAATTCATCGAGTAGATAGAGGTCACTAGGCTCTTTTAAGTAATCCAGATGTACCAGCATATCGATGGTACTTTCACCAAGACCATCGATATCTAACACTTCTTTACTGACCAGATAGCTCATCTTAGCTTTTACAACATCTAAACAGCGTCTATTGCTACACTTCAGATAACTCCCTTCTTTGACTAATACGTCTTGACAACATGGACATCTCTCAGGGATAGCGTATTTCACCAAAGATGGATCTCTTCTACCCAAGATCACCTCAGTGATCTGTGGGATCACTTCTCCGCTACGTCTGACAAAGACATAGTCTCCGATACGGATATCTTTTACCTCAATCAGATCAAAGTTTGCTAGAGAGACATTATTGACTCTAGCACCACCGATCTCGACTTCATCGATGACAGCGACTGGAGTTATAACTCCTGTCCTGCCTACAAAGGTCTGGATATCTTTTATTTGGCTTACGACTTCCTGACTGGGATATTTGACAGCGATAGCCCAGTAAGGATCTCTGTGTTTATAGCCCAGTCTCTCTTGTAATGCAAGACTATCTACTTTGATGACACAACCATCGATATCGTAGTCTAGTTCATCTCTCATCTTACCTATCTCATCTACACAGCGATATAATCCATCTATCCGACATCTCCTCTGTAAAGGAGATGTCTTAAATCCTAACTCATTTAACCAGGATAACACTTCTGTATAGCTATCTGGGATAGCACTACTGTGGTATCCTACACCATAGGAGAAGAAGGATAGCTGTCTTTCTTGGGTGATCTTAGGATCTTTGACTCTTAGACTACCACTAGCAAGGTTACGGCAATTACTAAAGGACTTATGTTTCTCATTGAGCCTGTCAAAGACAGACCTTCTCACATAGACCTCTCCTCGGATCTCGATCACTTCAGGGATCTCCATCCATGGGATGATATTTTCAGGGATATCTTCGATCATGAGGACGTTCTTTAACACATCTTCACCGATAGATCCATCCCCACGGGTAGCTGCTGATACTAATACACCTTTTTCGTATATGAGGTTGCAAGCAAGACCATCGAACTTCTCTTCGACAGAGAAGTCTATAGTAGCAATATCCACATGCTCTTGTAAGAATGCTAAGAACTTTGCTAGATAGTCTTTATCTCCAGTAGAGGGGATAAAGACATTAGCAAGGGATAACATCGGTGTAAGATGTTTGATCTCTTTAAATGAGGGATCTTTGGTATCAGTGATAGTCTTAGTAGGAGAGTCTTGATCTGCTCCTAGTAAGGATTCTAAATGTTTAAGTCTTTGCACCAACTGATCGTATTCTAGATCTGTAGTAAGTGGATGAGACTTTTGGTAGTAGTGATGATCAAGTTCTTGGATGGTCTTCTTTAATGACAAGATCTCATCTTGGATATTCATGTAAACTCCTGTGTATAGATGCTCACGCAGATAGGTTCAGAGATATGATTTATATCTGTATTAGGATAGTATCGTGTAGACGGCATATACCCTAGTGATACCATGGATAGGTATCACTAGGGATGTAAGGGTATATGACGTTTATTCCGGTATCGGCAATGGTTTAAAGACCTGTTGATCGTAAGTCAAGATCTTCTCATTATTCTTATCCCACATCTTACCGAGTGTATTGACGTGTAGTACTACTTTACTGGCATCGTTAGCGAGCTTGATATCACCATTGATGTTTTGCAAAGTACAAGTGAGTCCTTTTAGGGCATTAGCATCGAGTGGATACTGAACACCACGAGGACTACGGGTGTGACCGTATGTTTCAGATAGATCCGCTTACGATCTTTGACGTACCAGACAGAGAAATAACCAAAGTAAACATATTGGCTGTTGCTATAACCATTCTTCTGTCTGAAGTAAGAGACTTCGATACCGTAGTGGTTGAGCAAAGTGTTATCGATCTGATACTCTTTACCACCACCCATCGATCTTAACACCACTTTAGTACCCGATAAGGTAGCGACATTATTGATCTGTGTTAGGGTTGCAGGAGTGGGTTTACTGGTAAACTCTATCAATGGAGATTCTCCTTTGATATAGAGATCAGGGTTGTTTCTCTGAGCTCCCATGGGTTTGTTGTTGTAGTAATAGACGACTTGATAGACATACTTAGCAGAGATATCAACACCATTAGCCTCATTGACACGTAAGATCTGTTTATTACGCGTGTATATCTGGTTGTTGCGTGTGATATCATTTACTGCATACTGTTTCACCCCACGATAGTCTACTTGCAGCTCTCCTTCATTGGTGACTTCACCACGGACATACTCACCATAGACGATGTTACCTCTGGCGAGATTGACATTGGTCGGCAACTGATCAAAGGTGAAGGGTTCTGAGTAGACGATCTTTTTCTCACCAGTAGTGTTGTTCGTGATCTCGTATTTGTTACGATAGACGAACAGATTACCGACGTATTGTTCTTGACCAGCACTATTGCGAGCTCGTTCTAATTGTTCGGTGTCAACCAACTTGATCGAATAAGGTCTTTTATATCCCGTAAACTTCTTGAAGTTTTTATAGTCGAAGACTACGTCTTTGTTGTTATCAACTACTGCTGTGATAGACTTCTTCTCAGCTTCAGTGATGGGGTGATCTAGATAGATCATCTCTCCATCAACAAAGTTTCTCCCAGCATCATTGATCCCACGGTTCTCACCTGCAGTCTCTGCATAAGGGTGATCGATATTACCGATCTTGGCAAAGACAAAATAAACAAACTGTGTCTCCATGTACATCGGTAGGTTCTTCTGGTCTTGTAAGGTGAACCCTAACTGCGAGATATAATACTTATCTGGACATTCCCACTGACCATTTTCAGTAAAAGCATAGTTCCATCTGACATTAGCATTTTCAGCGATATAAGGGATGATTTTATTATACTCAGCTTCACTAGGTACATGACCAAACTTCACAGGCTCTGATTCCATCTCAACCGTTCTGTCAGAGCTGTTTTCTCTGAAAGTGGTGATGACGGTATAGATGTGTTCATTGCTGTAGTCTTTATCGATACCGATCTTGGTGATACGGTTACCTAGCTTCTGTGATACGGGTTGATAAGCTAATTTAGGATCTTTAGGATAAGCGACAAATCGATCATGATAGAGGATCACAGGCATGTTGAACTTAGCATTATAAAAGACGTTGTGCTCCTGTCCCTCTTTTGGTTCTATTGGAGTGATATTAATCGTCCAGTAATCTGTCGTCTCAGTAGCAGTATGGACCATGTTTGAGATCAATACATCTTTGTTGACAGGATCACTACTACCATCTTTCTTATATTGATCGATATTGAAGAAATGTTCTTTAAAGGCACGATAGATCTTGTTAGACAGATCTCTTTTACATTCTGCAGTATCGGTGATCGGTTTATTGTAGATGAGATAGATCTCTTCACCCCTAGAAGTCTTTATACCTTTCTTTTCGTACTTCTCGATATTCTCAAGTTGATCTTTGATGATCTTTAGTCTGATAGCATTTTTAGGTGTTGCTCTATGGTACTTGATATCGATCTCACCGATGAAGCGTTTACTGTTATCGGTAGATTTGATCTTAACGATGGTGTTGGGTTTGACATACTTGTTATACTGAGAAGCATCAACCTGAAATACTTTCTTGTCTTTAGTACTTTTGTCAAGGATAAATTTATTATCATCAAGTACAGGATCAGTAGACCCATCGATATTTCTGACATTCTCTACTTCGAAGTCATCTTCTTCGATATCGATGTTCTTGCTCTTTAGGTACTTGACGATATGTTGTTTAAATGTTAAACCTTTCTCGATAAACATGTTACGATAATCCTCTTGTGTATAAGTTCACATCATGCATCATACATCCTCAGTAGGACTATCATTAGTCCTACTGAGGTGCTCTGTATGACGTGTAGTATAGTGACATCACGTATTATAACGAAGACCTGAAGAGGTGATATCTTTAACAAGATTTTCAGGTTTAGGAGCAGGAACAAATATCTTTCCCTTGTACCCCTTGGGATAAAAGTCAAAGCTATTATCCTCCAGCACATAAGGAGATACCGGAAAAGTCATGCTGAACTTCTTCTGTCTCCCAGGTGTGGTTAACTTACTTTCGATCTCACCATCATGACGTAGGTTCAAGATCTCCTTGAACCGATCACTGATGCGTTTACGCTCGATAGGAACATTCTTTACACTGACTGTGACACCAACAGATGTCTTCCATTCTTCACTCATCCCTTCACTGAAATCCTCCCATGTAGGACTCAGTCGGTTTAACAGCTCAGCCAAGTTCAGTCTACGATAATGGATCTCAACTTCCACACCATTAACAACCGCGATCACTTTAGTGTTAGGTTCGATATCTCCATCGATACTCTTGATATCAGGATGATTAAGGTAGTAGTCTTTCGGTAGATCTATACTTTCCACCTCACCTTTCAAGGTCACCGTTAATTTACTTTCATCGATACCGAGATAGTCTTGGTAGTACTGCTTGATCTTTAAGATCAAGTCAGACTCGCCTTGACTAAGGTCTAATACTGTTTTTCTTCTTGTCAACATAACTCAACCATATTCAAATTCATCCAAGACGATCTGTTTGATCTCCAAAGTAAGAGGATACTCAAGATCTAGCATCTGGGTATTCTTGATCAGACTACCGAGATCTTTCTTAGCTTTGTAGGTCTTGATATTGACCAAACAACCACCCGTATAGATCAGGTTTTCATATTTCGGTATGAGCTGCATCAAGTACCCATCGCCATTACGATAGAATCTGTACTCCAAAGCATCGGCAATAAATCCTAATCCACGACAAGTGTGAGTAAAATACGCCTCATCTATGTCTTCAGACTCATCCTTAGGAAGTAGACTATCATCTATCCCTAAGTACACGGTAGAAGGATTACCAACAGACTGGCTATAGAGATTAAGCTGTTCTCCCAGATGGATCCTTCTATAGACCACTGTAACCTCACCAGCGTAGCCTTTCCCAGCAACGACTGAGAAAGTCACTTTGGTGTTATTAACTACTGTGGTATTGACATCGTCTTTTTCGTAACTCTGAGAATCCCCACCTTCAAGTTCTTCGACTGCTTTTACTTCGATATCTTTGATATCGAAACTAGGATTGCTGTCTTTGATTAGCTTTAAGAAGTTCTCCAAACTACTCTTACTTGGATCTAGTTTAACCATGTGCTTCTCCTAGATCCGTGATGTCTAGTGATCCAATCGGTGTGACATCATAAGCAAAGAAGTCATCCCATGTGTGGGGGATGACTTTACTTATTGCTGGTTTCACAACCAACGGACTAAAACCAATGATCTTTTGTCCTGTGAATAAGTAGCTATCTTCCTTAGCAGTAAGCGTTACTTTACCTTCTTCACCATTAAGATCAAAATCCATATCTAGGAAGTCTAGCTGGATCGGAAAGACTCTAACAAAGAAGTCCATCAGTATCCCTTCTTCGGTTAATCCTCCGACGTATTTTTCAGGAGGATAACGATAAAGACTGTTATCGGTCTTGAAGATGATTTTCCATTGGTCTTCGATACTAAGCCTTCTGTATCTTAAAGTACAGGATCCCGTCACGAGCACACTATCATCTTTAGCAGTGATGACGACTTCTGTGTTAGGTTCGACATGATCATTGGGGTGATTATAGTCGAGATGACTACTGATCTCTACAGGTTGACCGATTTCAAATTCATCTTCATGTTTACTGAAATCAAAATCAGTCATCTGTCCTTCACTACGGCTTTGCAATAAAGCCAAGATATTTTGTTTTTCGGTTAACGCGATATTGATTTCCATGATAACTGTCTTTAACTTACAAAAGGTCCTGATGGACCATGTTCCGGATAGAGTAAAATGGTAGTTTTGGTGAATACTTGTTTACAAGCCTCACCTACCAGATCAACCTGATACATGGGTTTACCACCTGATGTACTAGAGGAGATCCTGATGACATTGTCATTGTTAAGGTGACCAGACATGTTGTCCAGATCAAAGATCTTCACCAAGACTTCTCTGACCTTCTGATAATCCCCACTATGAGCGATCTCTTGGTCGTGATACTTAACAAAGTCTTCCCAAGTAGGAGTCCTTAGTTTCAATACCAATATCGGATCGATACGATGGTATTTGATCTTACCGATCTTAAAACCAAAACCAGTTAAATTCTTATCAATCTGCATTTTGCTATGCAAGATCTGATCGGTTTGAAAAGATGTATTACTAGGCAACTCTCTATTGATCTCACGTGCTGTTTTGCCATCGTAGAAGTTAGCAGGAGTCTCTCCATCTTCAGTAACAGTAGCACTGCTACCGATGACACTATCAGCTTTCCCTTCTTCGATACCAAAATAAGTCTCAAGATACTTATTAACAGCTTGTCCCAAGGGATAACTCATCGCGATTTTCTGTGTTCTCGTACTCATGACCCACCTACACCGTAAATGCTTCTAAAGTCACCTCAGGGATCTCAACGACAGTCTCATACTCGAAAGTATTGTCATCAGTGAGATGGATACTTGAGATATCCTGTTTACGACGGACGTATTCAAGATTGATCTCGATCTTGTTGCCATCTGTGGTATACAAGAGACTATTACTGATCGCATCTAGAGTGATCTTTGCTTGCTCATCATTGATCTTGGTGAACTCATACCTGATCTCACTGTCGACATGATAGAGGATGTTATTGATGTGTTTCTTAACGTTATCTTCAGTGAGCTCAGGGATCATCTTCTGGTTATATTTCCAGTTAAGACGGGTTTTCCCAAATAACAAGGTCCATTGGTTCTGGAGATTGATTCTTCTGTACTGGATCTCTTTACTGCCTTTGTAACTAGTACTATCACTTTTGGCAGAGATGACAATCTTAGTATCAGCAACGATCGCTGTATTTACATCCCCTGAGTCGATACTGACTACGGCTTTTAAGACAACAGGTGTACCTATATCAAACTCATCGATATCCCCTTCAGGGATAGAGACCATCTTTAAGATGATCTCTTTTGCAGTAGCATTCTTGATGATCTTCATCTACTATCCTTAGCCACTAAAGGTGTAGCCATTCTTAGCAGCATACTCCAGATCATACTCGAAACCACTCAAGCTGGTGGTGAGGATGACTTCTGGGAGCTGGATCTTATCATCACGTTGGACAATGATCGTAAATGCTGTCTCGTCTGCGACATAGACCAGATCATTTTCTTTAGCGGTGATCGTCACAGATGCGTTATCATTGGAGTTGATGGTAACAGTGATGTCTACAGAAGACTCAATCAGTTTCAACTCACTGACCAAAAGACTCTTGATAGAGCTTTCATCAAAGGTAGGAATCTTACTCTTGATGACAGTCAAAGTAGGATTAGCGGTTTCACCGATACGGAACTGATATTGCTTACGGATAGAGATTCTTCTATATTGGATCTCTACACTACCTGCAGCATTACCTTTACCGGTCATGGTGACTTTGGTATTGACAGCAAGGCTAGTGTTCGCAGTGGTTTTGTCATGCGGTAATGATACACCTGGGATCACAGAAGGTGTACCAAAATCGATATCTCCTTCGGCAAGACTGGTGCTGTTGGTTTGGTTGACAAGTGCCAGGAGGTTTACTTTGGCAGATTTGGTGTGGTCAAGTTTCATCAAGGTCGTCCTTTTTAAACAAGTATAGAAATAGAAAATACATGTTTTCACAGGGGTCCCCGGAAAACATCATAGTATCTTCGTTTACCTTATTTCACGGTAATAACAATATTAGATGTCCATATACACGTCATTTCCTCGATGACATTACATGTCACCTCAGATAGCCTAAACGGCATAGATCCTAGATACACCAACTACAGGTGTATCTAGGAGTAAGGGTATATGACGTTTTTTCGATGATCTTTATTTATAGACGTTAAGGCTGGTTTTTAAGCTCATACTTAAATCCATCCAACTTCAACGTCTTTACCTTAAAAGTGACCGTGATCTCCAACTTACCGATGTATAGCAAACTACCTCTTTTGGCAGAAAGCTTGATCTTCTTGATGTGATCTTGTCCTGTGACAGAGTCATAGACGATATCCAGACTCTCTTTACGCAGTTTGGCTTTAGCGATGATAGCATCACAGACACCACTCATCTCTTCTTCACTATAGCTCTTGTTGTGGGTGGTGCTATCAGCACCCCCTAAGAGCTCATGTTGCAGATGGATATCTATCCGTCTATACTCGATCCCATCAGGACCATCATAGTCACTACCACCACTGATACTGACTTTGGTGTTAGAGACATAGTCCTGGTTGGGAGCACTCTTACTGACGGTATCAATACCAACACCATCGATGACAGTAAGATCCGTGAAGCTAAGACCACTATAGGTTTTAGCCATAGCAGTATTGATCAGACTGGTGACATTGTCTACTTCATTTTTCGTGATATCGATATTCATCTATCACCACCTGCTGAAGATGATATTACTACGCTGTGCTTGCAGTTTTCTTTCTTCTTCTATTAAAGCAGATAAGTTCTCTCTGACATGGATGATGTCGTAAGACTCAGCACTTACAGATGGGATCTCATTTAACCTATCTAAGAACTTCATGCCATCGACTCGGATCTGTTCGATCGACTCGATAGAAGGTGTCAGTAGCTTCTCAGCGTTCCAGATACCTGGCTCGTTGACATAATCAAAGGTGATGATGTCAACCAGTTTCTTGATATAGGTACCATCTCCTCGAGGATAGTCTTTTGTTAATGATCTAATCGAGAAACATACCTGCTCACCGGGAGACTCAAATGCATGGATCAAAGATTCTCTGTAAGGACCAGAGGGATAGATCGTTCCCATGACAGGTACGATTGTTCTACCTCTTTCATCTTTTAATTTCTCAGATGACAACCAGATCTTGCGCCAAGTACCACAGACCATGGTCTCTTCGATACGAGTATATCTGATACCATAATCGTATTTGTCTTTGCTACCCATGGGCATCTTGGGATGACCATATTCAGCCCTTAACACACCACGATTGATCCGTCTATTGAAAGAGGATTGTTGTTGGAAGAACCTAACGCCTGCTTCTAGATCGTAGAAATCTTCCATGCTGTTGTAAGCATTAAGACCACCGATCACTTGGGTATAACAACCATCAGCATCAGGTTTGATGATACCTTGTTTACCTGTACCACGGAGTCTTGTACATTCAAAGAAGATCTCCCTTCCAGGAGATCTTCTTGCTGTTGATAAATATTGCATTGCTATTTTATCCTTTCTTATTGTCGCAGTAAGCTCTCGATATTTTCTAGTCTTTCTGTCGGATTGATCAAAGCAGATGCGACACCTTCAGAGAAGTAGTTGCCACCAAGCTTATTTAGCGTGTTGGTGGCACCATACTCGATATTACTCATCTTGATCCATTCGAGATTCTTGCTCTCAGGGTCATTCTCAACGACTTGACGATAGTAGATCCTTTTATCTTCTTTGGCTCTTGCGATCAAAGAGATCATGAGTTGGACGACTTCTGGTCTACTTCCTACATTGGCATCAGCATAGCTCTTAGAGGTCTCAAATAACCTACACATATCAACATAGCTCATATACGCAGGGATCTTACCTTTAGAGATAAAGAGATCGTAGATGTGATAAGGCAAAGTGTCTTGTTTGACGATATCAATATTCTCAATCACCGTGTCTCCTGCTTCAAAGCTCAGTTTGTAGTAAGGATCATTACCGTACTTGATCTCTTCTATAGAAGTAGGGTTGAAAGTGATCATGGCGTTGACACTAAGGACTGCGTATACAGTACCTACCGTGATCATGACTACCCCTAAGGTGTAGACATGATCCGATACTTCAGCAAGACCTTTAAGCTTATACTCGACAGGGAAATAGATCTCACAGTCCTTCAAAGCCACCCACCTTTTGTTGATGACTTTGAAGTTACTTTTGACGACATCACTATCACGAAGATAGCCGAACATATCCCCTCCTTATCTAGAGATCGCGATACCACTAGCGATCGCATCAACCAGATAGTAGATCGCAGCGATAGAGGCTGCTTCTTTGACCGTGATATTGGGATATTTATAAAAAGCCGTATCGATACTACTTAAGAACAACTCAGCATTCAGACTAGGATAAATAGGAGCCAGTGATCTTGAGACTAACTTCAATGTCAAGACATGGATGTTTTCGATGTCTTGCTGACGGACGTATTGCAAGAGATCTGTGAAGAGATTGGTCACTTCACGATACTCTTGTTCACTGGCATGGAAAGGATCTTCACTGATCAAGTGGTGGAAGTTAAACTCCAATGACTCTTTTACACGTTGTACCATGTCATCAGAAGTCGTTCTAGTGACATTGTTGACATGTTCTTGCCAGAGAGATTTCAGTTCTTCTTTGTGTTCATTGATCTCTTCAACAGACTGATAAGTGTTTCTTTGTAATGAAAGACCTAATATTGCCTCTACATCACCACCATCTTTGATCCAACCATGATAGGTGAAAGGATTGACTCTGATCTCGTTATTAGAACGAGAGCTGATGATGATACCATTCTGAGCTTCTTTATCAAGCTTCTCAAGATAGCTCTTGATCGCAAGGCCTGCTTGTCCTCTTAGATACTCAAGATTGTCGAGGATTTCACTAGGAGATCCAGTACTACCTTCAGGAAGATCATTGATAAACCAGTTTGCCAAAACAAAGACAATTAAGGCAATCTTCACATGCTCTGGATGATATCTTAGGTAATGACCAAGATTATTTACACCACGCCAGTTCTGTCTGAACACTCCGTGATAGACTTCTTTGACCAGATCATCACTGAGATCTTTTACCAATAACCCACCGATACCAGGGTATCCGGCAAGCCATCCCATCACCACACTACTGTCAACATCTGCTAATACTGGTGCTGCTGGGATATCTCCTTCGATGATCTCAGCATGAGAGAATCGATTCAAGAGCTCTTGGAACTGACTGTCTAAGATCACATCAGGGACTACAGCAGTATTGACTTTGGTCTTGATGAGATCTTTAGGATCAAGGGACGTGATCGCATGTTGTACTGAATCTACCAGTGCTTTGACAAAAGGATTGATCTCACTTCTAACTGTCTTTAGCAATACCTGAAAATCAGGGATCGTGGTGCTGACGATATCAGACAAAGCACTGTCGTATCTGGAAGGGACAAACTCTTGTGTCTCTACAGGGACTTTATTAGTCACACCAACAACATCATTGATCACTTCACTGTCAGATAAGTTATTCACGACGTCTTCTGGAGGAAGACTGATCGCTTCTACCAAAGGTCTCAGATAAGAGTCTTCTTTGACAGTTAAAGTAATATTCTTATCTTCTAACTGAGAAGATACCATTAAAGCTTTAGCAAGATCATTTTGGGTAATCATGGATAGTACTCCTTACATCTGAGTGAAATGGTCTTGCAGTCTAGACCAGACGATATCTTTGACAGAAGACAGACCTTGGTCTTGGATCTTATCAGAGATGTCATCACCTGCGACCCCATGGATGGTCGTGGTGACGACATCATTCAGTGCTGCCAAGATAGCACCATTTTGTAGCTTAGTGTATAACATCGGTATACCTTTTCTAAATAACTAAAAACATGCATGTGATATCCATAAACGGATACTATACGATTGCAAACAGCTTTTCTCGCGTAGACGTCATAGTACCTTACTAGCTACCCTTAATGGATAGCTAGTAAGGATAGAGGGATTTATGACGTTTACGTGACGCTTACATAATCATCGTGGGAATGTCCCTGGGACGAACAACTTAGCGATGTCAGCAATAGGGTTATTGCTCGCCATCATACCCCAGTAAGAAGCATTAGAAGTACTGTCCTGTCTGGCTAATCTTTCTCGCCATTTACGTACCAGTTTAGGGAAGAAGTAGATCTGTGCTGTCATATCCAAAGATCCGAGTACTGCCATGTAGTCACTAAAAGGACTATCAAAGTCGAACCATCCGCCTTCTAGTACGTTAGGTCCTTTGAATATCCCTGCTACCTGATCAAGACCTGCTTTCAGCATCCCTTCAGCACCACCCATGTTCTCTACCATCGGCATATGAAGCATCGTCTCCATATCCTCGATGTCTAAAGTCACTCTGATGTTTAAAGGTTCTTGGTATTGCGTCCAAGAGACATTACCGGTGCTACCTCTATTGATCGAGATAGATTTCACCATACCAAGTCTTGTTTGTGCTCTCCCTTTGTCAAAGACCTGGCACAAGAAAGGTTCAGTATAGCTGTGTCTACCAGTAGATCTGGTCAATGATCCTGCAAGCAGTAATGACAAAGGCATGTAGATGTTGATCAACTGGGAGAAGACATCGCCATAAGGAGAGATAAGATCTATCGTGTAAGATTTGGTCGAGAGCTGTGCATCTGCTCTATCCCAAAACTTAGGCACTTCTGCATAGGCAGATCCTGTTAAAGCAAATAGTCCACCCATCCCAATTTGTTCAGCAAACTTGTTGATGTTTGACATCGCACCTGATACCATACCTTCGATACCATTGGCTACAGCACTATCACCAATGTTACCATAGTTAGCAGAGAATTTAAAAGATCTTGCCGCAGAAGAAGTGTTGTTGATCCATTGTGCTAATTCTGATTCTTTAAAAGAGTTAGAGAAAGACTCTTGTGCACCACCAGTGGTTGTGACTCGAAATCCTACAAACTCAGCACCGTCATGCAGTCCAGCTTTAACAATAGACATAAATGAATCTGGATCTGAACCATCCGTAGAAGCTTCTTTGGCTATAAGTCCTTCGTTAGGATCACCTGTAACTTGACCTAGACTAGATCCAAACCATCTACTGGTTGCATTACCTAGGTTCGTGATATGGGGATCCATGATGTTACGGTAACTCGCTTTGATCCCAGATTTGTAACGTTTGACCATCTCTCTTTTCAGATCACTACTACCTGACGCATTGAGATCACTGAGTTGCTTCATATACGCCCGTTGAGCACGGGTCGCAACACCATAGAGGTTGATATTACCTTCATCCGTGATCACAGATCCAAAGTGTTTTCTAAGATAGTCTAATTCAGCACCACTAGGTGTCCAACTCGGGTCTCTGTCTGAAGTTGTACTGTGTTCACTTTCCCTTACACGAGGAGCTAAGAATCCTTTATTGACTGCAATATGGTTCAATATCCCTTGTGCTGCTGACCAGTACAAGGGCATGGTAGGCTTCATGTAGTACAACTGAGATGATTTTCCTGTCAAGAATGATCCTATTTTGTCTATCGTATCCCCAATGATACCAACAGCACTTAACCCTAAGGAAACTATTCCTAAAGGTAATGTAGCGGTAGCACCGATAAACTCACCTATCGCCGCTGTGACGTCTGATGCAGCACCGCCAGTCCTGACAAATCTTCCGTACGATGGAGAATAGAATCTACTATAGAAACCCGTGATAGAGTTAAACACAGGAACACCGAATCTAAAATAGACTACCTGTTGATGATCATCGTACATCTCCGAGTAGTAAGGAGAGAGAAAAGTCTCTGTATTGTATTTATTGGCATTCTCTCCTTCTTTTAACACCGGTGGATCTGTCCATCTTGAAGGTTGTGGTAAAGGGTTCACCGCCAGACTCCCACCAGGAGTCGTATCGGTAAACTTCATCATCGCTGTGTTGTACACTCTTGCAAACATCACTTCAGGATCTACCCCTTCATTGTGTTCGGTGATGTTGCGCATGAAAAAAGCCCGTTGTACCCAGTTGGTACGTTCGTCTTCACTACGGGCATTGATTCTGTCATTATCGATCATGCAGTTATCCTGATATCATTGTTCTCAATCACCACTCTACCAAAATCTCTTTTGATTGCTGATTTGACAGAGCTTCCTCCTAGACTTAACATGATCAAGAACTTCTCATCATCCAGTCTGGTATTATCATCAGCATTGATCTCATCTTTGACACTGTCGTTGATATGTTCATCTGTCAGTACCCGGATACGGTTACTGACCTGACAACCTTTCTTGAATAACTCTTTAAATCTTTCAGATGCAGAAGTATAGTCTTTAGCATTGATGGTAAGATCATTACCTCTTTTGGTGTATAACCAATCATGGTCCACTGAAGTCTTCTTCAAGGTCTCTTTGAGATCTTGATAGACTTCCATGGTAGGTCTATCTGCGTATTCATGTTCTTTCTTCCAGTTAGAAGAGAGTACATTCCTGAAGTTACCTTGCTGGTGAGGATTAGAGGTAAGAGTATTGAACTTCTTGGTACCTACGATATCAGTCATCGCTCTGATAGAGGAGAGATCTTGTTTATCGACAGCTTTGGGATAGACATCTTTGACGATCCTATCTCTGTAAGGGTTGTTCTTGACGATGTCTTTTAAAGCATGCAATGATCCTGGGATATCATTATTCATGATATCACGAACGAGCCCTGTTAAATAATCCGCTTGTCCACCTAGTTTAGACAAAGAAAAGACATCAGATCCTGTCAACTCTTCTACCATACCAAAGAGGTTACTGACCTTAGAGAAGTCTGTATTTCTTATTCTGGATAAGGTATTGTTGATATTACCATAGATCTCACGACCACGACTTAAACTATCAGCGATATTGGGGAGGTTATTTACCCCCATCTGAGTCAAGGTAGAGTGAGAGATGTTCGCTATCCCTGAGAGTTTATCAAAGATGTTGTCTCCAGATAAACTACTTCTGACTTGATCTACCGTAGAAGTGATACCAGATAAAGCATTACCTACTCCACCTAAGAATCCTGATATCGTCGATAAGGATACCTTCTCTCCACCTTTTAACTGGGAAGCAACTTGGGATATCTTATTTGCAATACCACCAAACTCAGAGATGTACTGGCTGTTGCCTTCCTCACTATAAGCATCTGGCGCTGCTTTTGAGTTATCTCTGATCGTAGACCAGGATCCTTTAGGGGTAGGATCTGCGATAGGTGAAGATCCACCTTTTTTACCATTGTCTCCTTCGATATTTTTAGCCATGATGTCCTCAAAAAAAAATAAAAAAAAAGATGATGGTCTACCGAAGTAGACCACCGAAATAACAACATAGGAGTTTTATGTGTTTTTTCCCTGCGAAGCAAAGCGTTTGTGATGTTTTAAGATCGGACTGATATCCGGTACGGGTAACACCAGATTTTCATCTCTCTGGTAAGCTTCTCGAAGCTTCACCAGATTAGAAAGTCTTGGGTGGGTCACATGGGTATCATTAAACCATGTTCTACCCTCTTCATCTTCCGTGATGTAATACATCTTCAAAGGAAGATCAGACTCAATGAAAGCTTTCTTCAGTAAGGGAAACTGCTCGATCTTTAAGTAATTGGCATATCGGATATGTTCATAGAAGTTAGGGATACGCACCTTGTGGTAGTTACCCGCAAGACGCATATCACGGATCTGTTTTCGACATTCATGACCTGAGATGACTTTCAATAACTCTATCGGTCGATCACTACTGATGAAATGCCAGAAACCTTCTGTATTAGTAAACTGTCCTAATCCCGGATAATAAAAAGGAGAGATCCATTGGCTATCCAACCATCTCCCTAACTTCGTACTACCACGATTGTCGATACGGATATGGTTGACCCCATCTTCACGGATCAGTTCTTCCACACTCTCAGGACTGATCAGCTTCTGATGTTTCTTCTGGAGCATGGTTTTTCCCTTTCTTACTGTCTCTGACATGAGGACGATGTATCTCTTTTCTCTCTGCTTTACGGATCTTGTGCATTGAGTCTGCATAGTAGTCGATGTTACTTTGGATATCCTGTTTGACTTTCTGACGTTGTTCCTCTAGCACTTTTAGATACTCAGGATCGGCTGTATGGATGCCGTGATCCTTACGCCATTCTTGTAAGTATTTTAAAGCATCTTCTTTGCCCATGAGTAACACATCTAAAGAATGGGTAGATTTAGAACCATCAGCATTGTGTAAAGTGATATTGAAATCGACTTTCTCAACACCTAATACTCTCAGTCCTTCTAAGAATACCTTCCAGGTAAACTCAGGTTCACTGAACTTCTTATGGAAACTACCTCTAGCATTAGAAGCAGCAAGGTTGTTATTGGGATAGATGATCTCTAAGTATCTTGACAATGACTCACTGAACCTAGTACCAGTGATCTTGAGATCGTGTAATATCGCGCGATACCAGCGTGCTAGTATCCCACCAGCACTACTATTGGTTTCTTTGCTCTTTTTATCTGGGCTATTTAATATCGGATCTAAGGGATTCTCTCCAGATCGGATGGTTTTCTTCATAGTGACCTCTGCTTAACAGGATTTTCATCAGTGTTCTACTTACTGATGTAGCTTCTTAAGAAATGACATAGTGTCATCTGGCTATCACGTAAGACATCATGCGAGAGTCTTTCTTTGATAGCACGTCTAGCAGGATTCTCTTCTTGAGAGATATCCTGTAATAATAACGTTATCTGATTAATGAGATCGAGTACACTGTCTACTTGGATCAAATAACTGCCTTCATAGACGGTAAAGTAGTCCAAGGCATTTCTGTCTTGGTACTCTGCTTTGTAAGGATCATGAGTGAAATGTTCAAGATCCTGATAGTGGTGTACGCGATATCTGACGGCTTGGTAGAGATGGCTGATTGACGGATAACTGGTTCTGATATCATCAAAACCAGAGATGATAGTATCCAACGTCTCTTGTTTTTGCTTAGCGATTGACGCTTCCTTCTTCACCAGAGGAAGGATCCTTCGCAAGCGATCCACGTGATATCCTTTCAGATACTGTGAAACTACCGCGTTGATGAACATTTTTGAGATGATATTCACATAGACCTCTCCTGTGTTTGTTAGAACAGAGTAGGATATCCTACTCTAGTGGTATAATGTATATTTCAAGTAGCTTTGAATACAGGATATAAAGACATGACAGATGTAGTAGAAACTCTAGATCCCATAGAAGAGGATCTTAAATATACCCAGACGATACGCAAAAGTATCGTCTCAGCTATCTCCTCCCAAGGTACCTACGAAGAGCTTATCCGCAATGAGGATTTATCCAAGCTCCTCATGCAGACTTTACGTGATATGGATCATCAAGCACTGACCAATAAACGGATCAAGTCTGATGATGCCAATGTTGATAAACTGGTAGCCAATAAAGCATTGGTGGCTGAGATCTTGTCAACATTGTCCCCAAGAGACGCTATCTACAGCAATGGCAGTAACCTTAACCGTACTTCTTTAGATGAGACAGATGGTCAACGAGATTACGTCTTAGACGAGACCATGGTAGGAGAATCCAATCTCAATGTCGATGATTTTCAGCAAAGACAAGCAGCATTGTGAGAAAACATACTTATACCTAGCTACACCCATGATAGGTGTAGCTAGGGTATATGACGTCATATAACCCTGTACACCAGATCACTCCAGTGTACAGGGTGCTCTTTCAACTTAACTCTTTTTCACTTGTGTTATCTGTACCTATCCTATCTGCGTAGTCATTGATCACACAGAAATGATCTACTGGTAAGAAATGGATCTGTATTAACGGCATATAAGTCTTCTCAATGAAATCAAAATGATCAAAGTCATTGACTTCAAGCCATCCTTTCAACTGTTCTATCTCTTCTTCAGTAGGTTTTCTTTCAAAGAAGAGTTTTGGACAATACAAACTCACATAAGGAAGTCCTCGATGAGCTAATGCTTTTGCTCTTGCATTTAACCAGACATCGAAGTGATACATGAATAAATGCGATACATGAGTATACACCCAAGCACAATCCAGATCCTCTAAAGATACATCAATAAACTCAATCTTCGCCATATCCAAGAGATGTTGTCTTAGCACTCCATGGAGATCACTTTTCTCAACATCACTTAGCTGATACGGATGGATATTGACATAGACGATGACGTCGTTATACAAAGGATGTTCATAGACCTTGACCTTAAGATCAGCAACTGCTTCCTTTAAAATAAAGATCATATTCGATACAGCAGAATGCTCTAGTGTATTCTGATCTCTTCTCGAGTAAGCTTCATCAAAGACCTTTTTATCAAAACCAGGAAATACTTCTTCTACACGACAATAGTAACTATCATCATCGATCACCACCATCCCTTGTTCAGGATCTAGCATCATCATCGTCCCCATACGGGTATCCAAGAGGGTATCGAGATCTATGTAGATCCCGATCCCTCTTTTCTGATAGACTTCCTCACTCATAGACCTTGGATATCACTGATGTTGAAATGTAGATTCAGTAAGATGATGGGGATCAAGAAGTCATTGTCCTTCAAGATACTTTCCATCTCTTCCTTAGTAGTAGTCGTAATCCGTTGCATCAGGCTGTTGGATATTAAACATTCCTTACCATCTGGGATACGGATCTGATACACGATCTTCTTGAAGAAGGTGTGGTATTCATTACCGGGAAGATCGAGTAATGCAAAGAACACACATCTTAAGGTCAAGATGAGATCCATATTGGTCTCATTCTTGAATATCGATTCTAAAAGCTTCTTCAATACCTCTTTATTTAAAAGCGTGTGTACTTTGAACCTGGTGATGATATCCATGAAGATCTGCTTCTGTTGCATGCGGATATCAGCATTGGCTTTATCACGACTGACTCTTTTATCTAAAGTTAAAGAGATCGCTTCAGATAACACTGCTTTGATGTAGTCATGGTTTAAAGAAGTATCTGCTCGAGTAGATTTCACGTAAGGTTCAGTAGACTCTTGACTATAGGTCTCGGTCTCACCAGAATGAAATCTGCTACCTGGAGGTAATAATGCCATATCAGTAATTCCTCCTTAGAGATTGTTCTTAAGATGCATCGATGTCAGATGTACGTGTAAAGCATCTGTGGATTTGACTCTACCAGAGTAAGGCTCTATCGCTTTCAAAGATACACCTCCGGTGTTGTTGATAGAGATGTTCATCTGCTGCATCCCGTATTTATCCCCACCACGATACTTCAAGAACTCTGTCAAGGTTTCATTAAGACCAGTAGCTGCTAACATCTGTACTTCAGGATAAGAGATCTTAGCACCTTTAGAAGATCCTGCAGGTTGTCCAGTGAGGTTATCGATGGTTTTGTTATTATCAGGGATGGATTTCTTCTTATCTAGGATCTGTGACTGACGTCTCACCGGAAGTCTTAAGATCAGATACTCATCCTGGGTGAGGTAATGACCCCTGTTGTCAGGGGTCTTGAGCCACAGTCTTTGGTAGAGTGGGATGTTGTATTTCTTAGCGACAGCAAAGTTTCTTGCAAGATCTAACTTTACTTCAGCACCATTGGGTGCGATCACAGAGAGATATTCTTTCTCATCATGGAGATCTTTAAGATATTGCTCAAAAGCCTCATCGCTGAGGCTATTTAAGTATCTATCCATCCGATCTCTATTAAAACCATCGGGCAAGATATCATCAATGGCTTCTAAGATGAAATCCGTGACTGCTTTTCTTTTGATGTTAGTTACTGCCACCATCACTATCACCTTTATCTACTCTGACTTCATCATCTAAGCTTTCCAAAGACTTCTTATCTCTTTTGGTGATGAAGTTGATGGTGGGTTTTAAGTTATCCATCCAGTCTTCTTTACTACCACTGTCTACCAGTAAGAACCGCTGATCACGAGTATCTTCTTCGTACTTACCCAGTTTGAGTCTCAAGGCTCTATTGATAATCAACCTCTGATAACTCATAGGAGATCCTTTAAGATCATCAGGACTGAGTCTTCCGAGTGTCCAAGCATCAGGATCAGGGTGCCCTGCACGCTCAAACATCCCTTTCACTTCTTGATAGAGATCACAGTCTCCCGCATCTTGATCATGCTCTTCACGAGACTTCATATCTGCTTTCAACTCTTCAAAAGCATCTTCTACGTTGTTATCTTGCACTTCTTGCATAGTCATACTCACTTTTTACCTTTATTGACTTTATCAACTTTAATGGTTTTCTTATCATCCTCTAACCAGTAGGGATGATACTCACCGACACGCATCTTTAACAGATCCAACACAGATAAGAAATAACTATCCTGGTGTTGATCCAAAGGACACCACCAGCCTCTTGTCTGACTTAAGATCATATCCCAGTCATAACCGAGGTTCTTGATGTCTTCATAGAGCACCTCTGGCTGACAAGCGAGTCTTGGATCAATCTTTGCATAGCGGATACATTGCAATAACTCTGCACAGATGTTGATCGCTCTTGCAAGCTTAAGATCTTGATCTAAAGCAGACCTTACTTTCACACGATTTAATTTCACTTCAGGATAGAGTGCACAATGATAGTTTTTATCACCGCCAATCAAACCAAAGTAATTATTCTTGCGTAGATAGTGGAACTCAGTCAAAGATCCTAAAACTCCTTGACGTTGCGAGATGATGACATCTAAACTCATGTTAGAAGCACCAGATTTAGATCGAAGTTGTGTTACATACACGAGATTAAGATCAGTGTCATCTTTGACTCCTTCTTCTCCTTGGATCGGATACTCACAAGTACGGTCTTTACTGATCAAAGGAGATGATCCTGCTAGCCACCAACAGTTCATCGTCAAGAACGTGAAGTCCGGTGGTGCTTTGATCTTTAAGTTGTTCTTAAGAGCTGGTAGTACTTTCACCTGAGGTGCATAAGGGTCGATCTGAATCTTCTCAACCACATGTGCGGTCATCGTCACGTAAGTAGACGATGCACCACAGTAGGAGTGGGTCTCATTGATGACACGTGTATTGTTTCTATTCTGGGTCATGTAGAGCATGTTGGCTTTACTGTCCCCTATCGTGACATCATCACGCATCTTAGTAGTATCTTTGGTCTGGAAGTTCGTGATAGAGTCTAATAACACAAATGTGGGCATAGGTACTTTTAATGGATTCACCACGCCCTTATCATTGACTCTGTCTCTAAAAGGCGTCTCTACCAAGATATCTTTACTTTCGATCTTGCTCTCCATGAACGCTTTAAACTCATCAAACCACACCTCCCCTGGGACTGAGTCTTTATCAGAGACCGACCATTTGCCTTCTTCGATCCAGTTAGCGCCTTCACCATGAGTGGCTTCATTGATAAACTGCTGTAGTCTAGACTCCTGGATGTTGACTTCTGTATCGTAGACAGAGATAGATGCATTATCACCCATGCGATAACACCCTACGATGTTTCTATAGTGGGCTAGAGTAGATTTACCTAAGTTACCACTACCGATGATCGCGTCAAAACGACTCATCCCACCATTTAAAATAGACTCTCCATGAATACCCGTAATAAAGGTCCCTGTGGGGATGTCAAAAAGACACCCCACATTGATCAAGGGTTTCACTGGAGATGCTAGTTTTGTATTCATACGCACCATGTTCATGTTGTTCTGTACCTCTTATTTGAAAAAGCTCATTACATAATCCTCTCGATTAAAAACTCTATGAGTCGTACGCGACACATATATCATCTTTATCTATCTTTACTGGAGTTTATCGTCTTATGCGCTATATCGATACCTTGGATCATGGGTCTCTGCAATATATGTTGACCTATCGCTTAACACCTTCTGTAGAGTCTTTTACTTACTCAGAAGAAGGTTTCTTAGATGCGATCAAACGTATCATCCCGTCTATCATTGATAGCTTTAATAACTTTGCTAAAAAACTAGGTTTTGATGACAAACCACTGTCTTATCTTAGTCATGTAAGACAAGTCGATGTCAGAGAAGTCTCTAAGTCTCAGTATACTGATATCATGGACACTATCATCCCGATCCCACAGTACTACACAGGGACTTATCTTTCCTATATCAGTCTTTTGAATAAGTTCTCTGATGTCCATAAAGAACTCTTGTTCAATATGGAGACTTTCCAGAAGAATTTAGGGATAGCGTTATCTTCTCCTACAGGACTCAATCAAGATTTCTCTTCTGATCTGAAACGAGTAAGACAGCTTAAACAAGAAAGACAGTCCTTAAAAGAAGAGATGGCAGCGTTGTTTACAGGACGTACCAATGCTGTCAAGACAAGCTATGGTAATGTCATCAAGCGTAATGCTGATGTAGTAGAGTGTGCAAAAGTCATGGCTGAAGTAGCAGATAAGATCAATGCTATCGATAACAAGAAAGTCGTCTCTACGACGAAAGATCTAGCAGAGCAGCTCAATGCTTTCAAAAAGCATATCTCTAGTAAAGATGTCGTTATCAACGGTAAAACCGTACCGGATTACTTCGTAGAGTCTACACTAGAGCTTGCTGAAGAGATTGAGTTTTATGCATTGACCAGATATCAGTATAGCATCTTTAAATCTTTATTTGAAGAGATGCTGACTACTGTGATCAAAGCACTACGATAAATAAGCAAAAGACGTAGTCTCTCTGAGGGATACGTAGAGTATCACGAAGAAAAAAGAAAAGACATCATACATCCTCACTAGGACTACTTAAAGTCCTAGTGAGGATGTATGACGTGTAGCCTGTATCTAACTATGCTTGAGCTTGTTCATCATGTTCTTCTAACACACTGCACAAGATCACGACATCTTTCTCAAACTGCATGTAACTGTATCTCAACCAGGGTGGCATGATGTTCCAGACTCTCTCTACTTTACTACGATCCACTCCAGTCACCAGAGTCTTGATGATCGCGATACCACTCTCACCCCAGATCTCCTGACGCATCGCCATCGGATATCTAAGAGATTTGACCTTATCCGGATCTACAGTAAGCTTTAACGCAAGATTGATCCGTTTTAGATCTTCATCATCTATCGTATCTTTCAATACACGATAGATCGAGGAGAGTGCTGTTGCTCTTTTCAATCTCTCTGGTCTTCTTTTCACCAGGAATTGCAGTAACCAATATTTAAAACTACGCATAATGAGATTTACCTTTTCTTATAGTAGGTGGAGGAATACGTGGCTTGATAGATACACCAGTCATGGTTCTTGAGTACTGTCATCACCGCATAGTTCATGAACAAACTATCCTCTTCTGACCAGTTGAGTAGTACCACTTTGTCGATATCTTTCTCAAGCTTCTTGTAGACGTTTCTTTCTAAGAGATCTATACCAAAGGTCAATGTGACTGTTTTCTCTATCTCTCCTATGTTGATCTTGGCTTTGATAGACTTGACATCCGTACCAATAGCTTTCTTGAACTGGACTTTACCTTTATTGCTTTCTTCATAGAGGAGATCTGTGATGTTCACTATCTCTCCTCTAAACTTATCCTGCAGATAGTAGTTTGCCATCTCTTCCAGTAAAGTGAAAGAGGATAAAGTACGCATCGCTAAAAATGGAGGATCCAAGATCAAAGTGATCTGATCTCCATAAAGCGATTTGATCTCAGCTCTCGTGTATCCTGGGGACTTCAATAAAACATCTTTATTCGCAAGAAGATCAGGATAGACTTTGGATTTTGCGATATGGTCCAGCATACCTGCAACGATACAGTCAGTATTGGCATCGTTATCTTCGAGATAACGTGCTTGTTCTAACATGATCCTATCTAACACGACATCACTTTGCTGTAATGAACATACAGCAAGTGCTGCATCACTGATCTCTTTACCGACAAAAGTATCTTCGACTTTGCTTCCTAACTCACCGAGATAGTACTGGACAGGCTTACCAGTTTTGATCTTCTCTAGATGATGTTCTATCCTACTGGGATTGAAATAGAACCTTTCTGTCATCAAGAAAGGATGTATGGAAGCTTTACTATCCACCTGACTTAAATCATAGTCCTGGATACTATCGTCTTCGATGACACCGAGCCCTATCTTTCTTCCGATCGATGCTGCAATGGTCGCTAAGTAATCCGCTTGTTCATTACCAGGATGACCATCATGACCTTTGATCCAGTGAAGTTTGACTTCAGTATCTTTGCTTTTGATATAGCTTAGTTGATCATGGATGTCTTGCCAGATATCTTCATATTGGACCTTGTTACCATCTTTCTTACGAAAACCATTAGTACTCCATTGAGGGAGATAGTCATTAAAACCACTGACGACATTTTTACAATCAGAGTACACATGAGCTACTGCTATGTCTTCATCAGTCGTCTCTTTCTTGATGATATCCAAACTATCTCTGAATGCTCTTAACTCAGCACCGATGTTGCTATCATGGATACCGACTTTGCTATACTTGTTGAAGATCTTGATAGGTTCTACCCGGACTTTCATAGAGCCATTAATGACATTTTGGTATTTATCACCACTCTTCTTCATGGTGGACACGTCATGGATGTCTTCTTCAGTCTCTTTATCACCCAGCTTTACGTAACCTATCTGAGTGTATTTGTATTCATCATTGTAGTTTACGATATCCTGACATGTCTGGTAGGTATAGCCATGGATACCATAACCAATCATCCCAGGGTTTTTACCATGGTTACCACCATCACAGTAGAGGACGATACCTTTAAGCATATTTCCATCCTTATATTCACAAAAACGCTATAAAGTATCCCTTATGGTTTATCTTTTTCATCATCGATACTCTTTGGTGGTGGAGGAGGTGGAGGTAGTTCAGCAGGAAGATTAGGATCACGACCAGTATCATTTAAGATCTTCTTCACTTGCTGATCCTCTTTCTTGACATTATCATCAGTCTTTTTATCTTGCAATGCAGCATCTGCTACCTGTTGGATAAGAGACTTCTGCATCTCTTTCATGAACTCCAGTTCTCCTTTCATCGCATCTTTCTCTTCATCTGAGAGATTGGCATCAGCGATACGCATGAACATATCCATGCCACTTTCTAAGAGCTTGGAGTTGATCTCTGTGAGATGTCTGTTGATCTTGATCAGACGGTTATTGTTCTCCATGGTGAGATTGTAGTTGTATTTTAGACTCGCATAAGCTGCTTCCCATTTATGATTAAGGACAGACCTTGACCTTAAGTTGTTACCGAGCACATAACAGAGCCCCACCAAGAATAACATCAATCCCCCAACGGAATATAAAAACCAAGGTTTCTTCCTTTTCTCTGGGTTGTGGAACCCCTCCCAAATAAAACTAAAAATGTATCTTATCAATGACCACATGTATCTGTACCTCGCATTATCGAATTTTATAGCTTGTCCCTAGACTCTAGGGATATATGTATACTTACTTCTCTTATAGGACTTCTGTCACATGACTATCTCTATCAAAGCCTTTGCTACTCATAGTGCCCTCAGAGCCAACAGTAAAAATGATGTCTACCCCATCGGGGAGATCTCAGCCTATGCCATCACCTATGCCAAAGATCGTGGGATCTATGCCAAAAAAGATGATGAAGATATCACTCTATATACGTTTACTTCTGTCGAAGACGGTAACTATGTCGAACTCTCTGATACTATCTTAGACAACATCTTCACCATCGTCACTGACATCTACAAGAAAGTATTACTTGGTCAAGCCTCTTGGGCAGACCAAGTAGAACAGTACTTGATCAAGACTTATGCATCCGTTGCAAACAGTTTCACCTGTGGACAAGTCATCAAGAGTGATAACTACGCTTGTCCTGGTTGGATTGAATGGAAGATCAATAACCAAGATACGACTATCCGTATCTGGTTTTCTGACAAAGCATTTCGTGCGACTTATGATGAGTACGAGATCTCTGTCGTCACCCCGATCAAAAATGTCGATGATTTCTTCAAATCTCGACAAGAAGTGACTAAGTTTGTAGCTGATGAAAATGATCCTATCTCCATGTCAGAAAGAGGCCTCATCGTCCGTGATTATAAACCAGATACGATCAAACTGACCTTGATGTTTAAGTGGCATGATCGACTAGATCCTACATTCACTCTGGATACCCGGTGGGATGTGTTCATCTATGGTGAACGTGGTAACAACCCTGATGCGATCAGAGATGCTATCATCAGACACATCTTAACCAACTCTATCCACGACCAAGATGACTGGAAACAGATCTTCCCAGACATCTTTCGTAGATCTGAGTTTATCATCATTCCAAGATTTGATCAATTTGCGATCCCCAATAGACAAACCGTCTCTGGGATCTATACTCCACTGGCGAAATATGCAGAGATAGTACCTACGATTAAACAGTTTGCACAGCGTACTTATGGTTATACAGATAGTCATATCGAGACTTATGCCTCTGTACTTGCGCATCCTTATCGGTCATTACAGTCACTCGTGATATCTCATCCTGACAACAGAGATAACTACCATTACTTAACCGATCTTTATCCGGATCTGATCGCAGAGCATTCCTTATCACAGGACTTCAACCGCATGAGAGCAACTACCCGTGCTTTTGCAGAAGCATTGATGGAGCTTATCATCGCAGCTGAGTCCTTTACCCTGTACTCAACAACTCCCGCGAACGCTTACCGTATCGTCAGAGATGGTAAACTCTATCTCTCCAGGTCTTTCAACAACATCAACTTCCTGGTAGCTGCCAAAGCTAACTTCGACTAAGAGGAGAAGTCATGAGTGCAACGAATAACTCGAGTGATAAGGAGAAGTCATGACTACAGAACTACTCCCTCAGATCTACTCCTCAGGTATCTTCAAACTAAAAGGTAAACTCTCTACCTATCTCTCTTCTGAGACCTACTATACCACAGTAGCTATTAGAAAGATAGAGGAGCTAGAAGCATCAGGCATCGATGTCTATAAAGCTTTCTATGAACCCCTACAACTTACTGAAGACGAATACGCCGAAGATCAGTTAACCAACAGATCCGTAGTTACTCTGAAATCCTCTTCAGGGGAACTCTACCACATCCCTTCTTCTTATCTCTTATCCTACCCCAATGGATCAGGGATCATCTACTCGGTAGTAGGTATTGCTCTTGATCTAGGAGCACTTCCTGTAAACTTTGATCTCTCAGATCTCACCGGTAAACTTAAACAAGTCGTCTTAAGTGAACTAGGGGTGACACCACGTTCACGTGTGCTCACCCTCTCTAACCAAGAGATCATCTCCCAGAAGACACATGAAAGAGTAGAAGCAGCAAGAATAGCCAAGAAAGCAACACCTGTCAACCAAAAGAAAGTCATCCAAGACCTCACCACTGAGAACAATGCACTTAAAAATAAAGTCACGATGCTAGAAAGGTTCATCGTGGACTATTTTGAAGACATTAAGAAACAGTCTGTGGTCATGTACGCTGATGGCTTTAATGATCTTGATGAATAAATATATCCAATCTCTCTGAGAGATACGTCTCTGAGGGATACGTGAAGTATCCTGAAGAAAAAAGAATAGACGTCATATTACCTAGACACACCAACTACAGGTGTGTCTAGGATATATGCCGTATTTACGACTACTACGAACTACTGTTCCAGGTTATTGATCTCGTCGATGAGTATCTTTTTTATTTCATCTCTTGATTCTTTACCGATCTCATCGATGATCATTTCTGCAAACTCATCAACACCACAACCATACTGGACTTCACTAATAAAGGTTATCTTTATCCACTTCCACCAGTATCTTTGATAGATACTGGTGTATACCTTCTTTTTATGCTGTCTTGCATTCATTTCAGATATACCGTAAAATCAGGCTTAACATAGCTACCAGCATCGATAGCAGGTTTCTTGGTGACTTTGTTAGTGTCATCCAACAAGAGTTGACCATCGATAGCTTTAGAGTAGTTAGAGACGATGACTTCATTGAAAAGTCTTAGTCCATCACCATACTGGTAGAGATAAGTATATCCATAGCTGATGATATCACTCAAGAGTCTACTATACTCCCCTTCAGAGAAGTTTTTCCCGTATTGACTACCACTCAAGGTGTTGTCATACTGGATGAAGAAGGATAAAGATGCAGTCAGGAGATCAGAAAGCTTACCCTCATTTACGGTGTATACCAAAGGTAGCTTCACCACTTTATCAGTATCTTTGTATACGGTGTTACCGATAGAGACCATCATCATTGCGACCCATACGACATCACAGATGCCATCGATGATATCGACAGTGATATTCATTCTACTGGCTTCTGTAAGCTCTAGGATCTCTTCTTTTAAGCAATGATACTGTCTTTCTAAGATCTCTTCCAGTGACCAGTCTTTTTCTTTATACTGGTCAGGATAAGCCATCTTACGCCAGGTGTCAACCATGCGATAGATCTGGTTGATCTCACGCAACATGGTCTGGGTATTTGGTAAAGATTTTGTGAATCCATACGGGATTTTGTCGTTAAAGTCTTGGGGATAGTTTACAGTTTGCATATTTCATCCTTTTGAGTCAAGAAAATAAAAGATATATAGAGGTGTTGCAGGGATCATCCCACAACACCTCATTGATGCAGCAGTTTATCTTAGACCGAAGTCATGGTAAACTTTGCCACCGATATAACTTAATATCAGTGCTGCTACAGCAGATACGGTTATCATCTCAGATAGGGTTTCTGTTTGAGGGAACATAATCCCGTACCGATAGTACACTGGATCAGGTGTTATCCACACGTAAGCTAAGTAAGCACCTAGCATAAACAGGATGATAAGATATCCTGTTTTAATCAGTGACTTTTCACTATACATACTGTGAGTCAGAACCTGATAAGTTCTGGCTAACACTAGTATAAACGCCATCAGACCACTGACATGGAACGACGGCATATTTATAGTGTTTAGAATTTCATTCATACTGAAATTTCTCCTTAACAAATAGATTTTGGAAAATAGCATCTCTCAAAGCGGACGCCGTAGCTTATAGTAAGGTTGAAATGAAGATACGAAAACAAAAATCCGTCCTTCATGTAAGATGATTTATATTTGAAGAAATTTAGATTACACTCGAAGAGTGTAATCATTTATAGACGTCATATACCCTACCCAGGACCTAGTATCCTGGGTAGGGTATTATGCCGCGTAGCGGCTATCTGAGCGGATCAGGGACGATCCGTGAGGAAATGCCGCGTAGTATCAAAAATGATTATTCTTCGGTCAGATCTTTACTGCCATCACGACCCTCTTCTTGGAGGAGTTTCTGTGCTTCTTGCCAAGCTTTCAGATCTTCAAGGGATGTTAAGATGATTTTATTCTTTGCCATAGATAAGTCTCAGGTCCTGTGTAGATGTTTAGTTGATTGAAGAAAGTTGTTTTGTTAGGAGCACGATGGTGTTCTTGTTTGTAACACCAATAGTACTTCTTGTAAGCTCTTCTGATGTTTTCATTGAGCCACTTACGAATATAGTTCTTTTTCTTATTCTTCGGGAGTTCTATTCCTTTAGAGACACACATGATGCGCTTACGCACATGTGTCTCGATCTTGCTTTTTAAGGTATTCATAACAGCTTTCTCTCGATACTTGGTAAAGGTATTCAGGTTTAAGGAAACGTTGAGGTCTGACGAAGTCTTTAACGAAATCTATTTTACCCATAGAGAAGATAAAACCTTCATTGTGCTTATAGATACCTTCAGACCGATCAAGTCTGGTTATGGTGAACACATCAGTTGATTCTTTCATTTCTTACCTCTGAGCTCCTGAACAAAATCTTTAAGACCTTCAATGAAGATAGCTCTTTCATGTTCATCGCTGGGGTTTACGATGACAGGGTCTTTAAAGAGTATCGGTGTGTCATCTACCTGGAGATCACTAATCCTTCTCTTAGGATGCCTTTTAACATTAATAGCGTTCATTTTCCTTTACTGAGTTCCTGGATATACTCATCAAAATCTTTAAGACGAGCAGATTTTTCTTTGGAATCGAGATCACCCGTCATGTAGATAATGCTTTTAGCATACATGACACAGACCTGTCTCATTAAAGATGATAAGTCGTCTGAGATGGACTCTCTTATGTCGTCTAGGATGAAACTATTGCTATCGATAACAAGATCTCCGATATTGGGTGCATGGATATTAACACGTTTTAAACCTTGATCAACATCAATTAAGCAACCATTACTGATGCGGATGACGTAATTGCCTTTGTATATTTCATTAGTGATGATGTTAATCAAATACCCGATATTGCTTTCAGCCATCTTCGTCATGAAGTCATTAAAAGCAATTACGAGATCTTCTTCGGTATACATCATCTTACTTTCCTTTTATGTTGCTTGACAAGTTCTTTGACTCTGAAGTACTTCTCCACCCATCTAGCCCACTTAGGATCGATGACTATTCTTTCAAGAGGTGTTCTCTCGACAGTGATCACAAAAGAATAAGGTTCCTTTCCTTTAGTCACAGTGACTTTGTCAGTAGGACTGAAGATCGTATTTCGATTAGCTTCTACCCATGCATTAATCTCATCTTTGAGATCTTCTTTAGATTGAGGTGTATTAAAAGTCTTTTTCAATTCCTCTACATGGGCTTTAAATAAAGCTTCTTTTACAGCTTCATCTATAGATTCATTGTACTGCACATTGTACTCCTGACTGATTTTGATATTTACCATCATAGAGCGTATCACTACCGGATGTACGCCAGAAGATCATCTGTCCTATACCTACCCCTGCATAGAGGATGATATCTCGAGGAGACCCATTAAAGATCTCCACGACGAGTTCTCCTTTCCAACCAGGTTCAGCTATCGTTGGAGGGAGTATCAGTCCCATCCTAGCCAAAGTAGATTTACAATACAGACTTCCAACAATATCACCGGGTAAATCAAACGTCTCTTCAGTAACTCCTAGAACAAAGCATCCTGATTTCAAGATGAAGTATTCACTTTCTCTTTCCTCAAAATACTCCTCGGTGTTATCCAAAATAGATACTGGATCAGGATAGCGATGCGGTCTTAGATTACCTACACCATCGAACATTAGCTCTTCTCTGGCGAGTCTACTATGCTTAGTACTTGCAGTATTGCTGTAGTATTTCCATTTAGGCTGTAATACCACGTCGTATCCTGCATGACTCAATCCAAAAGAAGGTACCCGATAAAAAGTATCATTGATGATCTTATTAGAGATCTTCTCATCACGAAAAGGATGAATCATCCCTTGTAAGGCAAGTTCTTTGATCTCTCTGTCTACTAATACACTCATGTTCACACTCTACTGTAAATAGCTGCTTAATACCTGTTGTTGACGATGATCCTCATCAAGAAGATAGTCTTGGTTCTCTAATATCAATCTTGATATCTGATACAATCCTTCATCCTCGTTGATCCTGTAAGGGATCACGAGTACATAGTGGTGGTCTCCACCATAGCTCATGAAGTCATAGCCGTATCCCCAGAAGAGTCTTCTTAGCTGATGTTCTGTAAGATCATCTTCATTTAAAGAGAAGATCTTCAAGAAACGTTGTAAGTTATTAACGATGCGCTTAACCAGCGTTACTACAGCTTGATCTTCGATACTGTCGATATCAAGGAGTCTTAGTCCTATGATATCGACTTTTAAGTAATTCTGATACGTGTACAATGATCTTAGTCCATCTAACAACTGTATCGCGGTTAACAAATACTCATTGTGGAAGTACTGCTTGAGAATCTCATCATCCAAGATAGATTTGACCTCAGCAAACCTTTCACTTGGACTAAAAGCATTGACCTTCACTCTACCACGACTCTCGTAGATAGAATCCCCATAAACGTTGATGATCTCACCACGTTTTACCTCTTGGATCCCATGGCTTTTCTTAAACAAACTAAACATGCATAGACTCCTATATTCAAATACTCAAAAATCACTGGGATAGTTGACCCCTACCCCACCTTTACAGAGCTCTCCGAAGAACTGCTCGTTCATCCCAAGTGACGAGTAAGGGATGAACTGTAAATAGACAGAACTGTTAAATGGATATCGCGGATGAAAATATCCACTGTGATACTCTAATTTACCACACAAACCCATCCCATCCAGATACTGATAAAGATAATCCGATATACTTGATATCGCAAGAGCACAAGCGATATCGATATCACTATCACTGACATCAAGATCCACAGAGATCCCCATGTTCTCGATCATCTGTCTTTCGATATCCCATGGTTTGGTATCCACATTGATATAAAAACTAAATAAATCTCTGACTAAAGACTCTCTTGTGAATAACTCGATCACATCTGTCGTAATCGTCGGCTCCCAGGTATCTAGATAAAGCTTGTTGATGAAGTACAATATCTCGTAGTAAGCGACATGGATGATCATGCTATCTTCCTTGGTGATGGACACAAGCATAGCTGATCAAGAGCTGTCTTTGATCCATATAGATGATATCCTCGATACAGACTAACTCTACCGGAGGATGTGTTATTAAAAACTCATGTAAGAAGAAGATATACTTATTCATCAGAGCTATCACGAACCACTGTACCTTCATGGGGAAAGAATAAGGAACATCACTTGGGATATCACTTAAGTTCAACTGCCACAGATCAACAAACTGATCCATGATCATCTCTGATAACATCTGGATACTAGGTCTTTCTCGATATAACACAATCTTAGAGACAGATCTAAACTCATCTGTACATAAGACATCCATCGCATCATGCAAACTCTCTGGATCTAATACAGAGATCAGCTCACTATAGTCGATTATCATTAATGTTTGCACATAAACCACTCCTATAAAACAAAGTAAGTACTATATACGCGTCATAGATCCTAGCTACACCAACTAAAGGTGTAGCTAGGAACAAGGGTTTTATGACGTCTATACAGAGGTATAAACTTAGCCACCAGGACTGCCAGCCGGCGGTGCAGCAGGCGGGGTGCCTTGTGCAGGACCACCGGTTTGTTTAGGTCCTTTACCGCCACCACTAGAGCTAGCGCCACCCTCTGAAGCAGCAGGTTGACTCGGCGGCAGACCTGATTGACTACCAGGAGTTACCGGCGGTACTTTGGGAGCAAGTACAGGTTTCTCTTTCGGAACGAGATAAGCTTCTGTAGCCATCTCGATCTTACTCATGACACGGTTGTTGTGGTTCGGACCGACTTGGACGAGGTATGAACCAACATCCGTGATCAGGTAACGACCATCGATCGGCACGATGACTTTGTCAGAGTCCAAGAACTCTACATCTTGGCCATCAGGCAAGAGTTTCTTAGCATCTGCTTGGTTAGCTTTGACCAGTTGTACCGCTTTAGCGACATTACTGGAACCTACAAATTGATACAGAATAGGATCTGCCATATTGAAATATTCCTTCTTCAGTTTAATTAAAAAGAAGCTTAAGGATCAAGCCTCATATGCTTTTCACCAAAATGACAGTATCTTATTTGGTCAAAGATCACCGTATATCCTGGTACTGGTAGTTGACCAGCCAGGATATCGGTATATTCAGTATGCGCTTCGATGATGATAAAAGGGATATATTCCCCTAACTGTGCTGACCATACACCACCACAGCTTTTCAAGTATTCATGTTGATTTATCACTAAAGATGGATCTATCAGTAGTACCAGATATTTGACTCCATAAGGGTCAGTGTGTACTTTATATCCCAGAAATGACTCAGGATGGATGACTAGGTGATCAATACTTGCTAACTGTACATACACCTCATCTTCGTAGTCTATCTCTGGAAATCCTGCTATTTCATCGTAGCTATACATCAAAGTCACATGGGGTTTCTTCAGATAGCTGTTAGTAGCAGGGATATGTTTGGCTCTCCATGAATACCAATACTGTTCCAGTGGGTAGGACATACAGTAGCTGACATGATCAACTAACTGTACATCATGGGCAAAAGGATCTCGATGGTAACGTTCGTAATCAGTATCCATGGACGCCTCTCTTTGTCAGTAAAGATCAGAGCTATCTAAATCAGTGTAAGATAGCTCGTCACGGAAACGTGCTTGGTCTTCTGCTTTGCCAGGATAGTCCTCAACAAAGTCATCTTCCCGGTCCCAAGTAACTTCTCCAGTATCACGATTGTAGTGTTCTGACATGTTAAATCTCCTTAAATTAATTAAAGTTCAATTTGATCTATGTCGTATATACCCTCTAACCAAGGCGATAGAATCGCCGCAGTGTTCACAAAGGGCTAACAAGCCCTCTAAATGGCCCTGTAAGGCTCTGTAAGACATTATCCCAATAACAAATATTACTTAACCAAGATAATGTCTTAAAACAGCGTATACAAAGGAATAGAGAGATATCTCGATATACATCATAAATCCCCTGTAGGGACACCACATAGGTGTCTCCTACAGGAATAATAAATATCTCTATCACTTTTATTTACGTACTGACAGGGATCACGAGTTTATCGTGATACTGATATCCTGTCAGTTCGATATCATCAAGATCAAAATCATCAATACTTTCATGCTCTCCATGGATCACTAACTTCGGTAGAGGATAAGGATCACGAGAGATCTGTTTGGTGAGTACCGATATCTGATCTTCGTAGATATGCATATCTCCAATAGCATGGATAAACTCAAAGGGGATATGTCCTGTAAGTTTAGCGACCATGTGTAGCAGTAAGCTATACATAGATACATTCCAACCACCAGCAGCACCTACATCTAAAGATCTCTGATAGAGCATCAATGAAAGACCTGTTTTCTTTAAAGGATAGTTAGAGTAATCTTTGGTAGGATTACTCCTAACGTATTCAGTCACGATACGGATGCATTCCTCTTTCTCCTCTGTCTCACAGCAGTCAGGGTCTTCATGGATGATTAACCCTTCTTTAGAGAGATCATGACACAGTGCTGATAAAGTAGCTCTATTCTCAGGCATACTTAATGCTTCTAGAGTAGAGAGTTCCCTTACAGAGAACTGCATCAATGTTGGACAAGGTGCTAATGCCATATTCCCTTGTTCAACATTCTCAATCGGTGTATAGTTCGTATCTGGAAGATAAGTAGGATTCCAGAAGGAGATGACATGACGTCTTGAGAAAGGATCAAACTTGATACCATTGATCACGAGTTCTAACTGATCGATGTTTGCTTCATACCACATCGATCCTGCTATCATGGTTTTCTCTTCGGATTTGACCAAGTACTTCGGATGTGGAGTATTTCTGAAGGATTTGTAGTTTCTAAGCTGTACTGGGTATAATGGACCTACTGAGTTCGTGTTCGGATCTGTCCAGGCTTTCCAGATCTTCACGTCATGTTGGTCTAGGTAAGTACATTCACTAGAGCCTGTGAAATACCAGAATAACTCAATAGCAATCTTTCTAAAATCCTGATATCGAGTTGTTAGTATCGGAAAACCGTCTTTCATGGGGTAAACATACTGACGACCGAAGACAGTTAATGTCTTCGTCTCAGTGCGGTTGCTGGTCAGGTGGCCGTTGGCTAAGATATCACTGACCATGTCGTGATAGTTCTTCATGGATTCTCCTTATTAGAATCTAAAGGAACAGGTACGCAGATGCTCTCATCTCTCCCATAGATCGCAGTACTCATTTTACCAGTAATGTTGGCAAAGATCTCTGTGATCAAAGTAGGATATTCTTTAAAGATCGCTTCTGCTTTCTCATGGGTGCACATGATGTCCCATTCATTGGTTTTGGTGATTTCATTGATCATTCTAGGGATCAGTAGAGTCTGATCGATGATCATACGTGTGGTGTGATCGACGATCGTGATACAGAGATTACGATCGACATCAACAAACACGAGAAAATCATAGTTGTCTTTATTAAAAACCATAGTTAAAACTTCCTTTCGGTATCATCTTTGTTATAGATATCTCCATCAGTAGTAGTATCTACAGGATCTACGTACTCAGGTCCTACAGGCTCAGGCTGTACATCCTGAGTAGTCTGTCCTGATGTCTGTCCTGATGCCTGTCCTGATGGATAGGTCTGTGGATAAGACTGAGTAGATCTTGGATATTGCGTAGGGTACTGTGTAGACTGAGTGGTCTGAGTAGAATGATTGATATTTTTAGGACCATGTCCTGCCTGGATATCATGGCGATACAGGTACATGATCAAAGCTAAGATAAAAACAAAGAGTATTAAGAGGAATCCTGAAATGTATTTCAGCACCCTCCATTCATGCTCTGTAAACATAGGTGTCACCTCTTTTTATAGTGTTATTAATAGACGGTATCAATATTTACCACCTTAATCGGTGGTGAATTAATATTTACCACCAAAGAGACTCGCCAGGCTCATCGCAGGTGAGCTATTCGATCCACTCCCACTCATCCATCCTTTCGCGCCTCCTTTTAACTTCTTGGTGTAAGCTTCAGGAGACTGGACATCGTTCTTGACGAGCAGTGATAAACCTGTATTGGTCACAAAGGTCTCTTGGATGAGGCCTTTCTGTGGGAGATATGTCGAATGATGGGCTTTCACCACAACACCTTCTAGTGATAAGGTCTGACCCGACTGATCCAAGTAATGGATCTTAGCCAAAGTACCAGGCTCGATGATGATCGGTAAACTGTTCTCCCAGAGACAGTTGACCACACCCAACTTCGTCGCTGACATATCTGAGAGTTCTTTATAAGGATTGATGGTAAAATGATTCGGCGCATAAGGAGATGGTTTCTCTTTACCAGGTAATTCTAACTCTTCTTTCTTATTTAGAACATCCTTGGAGAACATGGCTTTGTTACCTGATCTCTGGGGATAGACTTCTTGTAGAGGCACATGGGCGTGAGAGTATCTCACCCCTGAGCCTACATTAAGCTGGGTGGGGTTGACATGGTTTTCTAATGTGATCCTGCCTGTGCAGAGGATCTTGTAATGTTCCCCGTCTTTACGATAACTTCGATCGACTGATGGTAGTGAATCAGGAGGTATGACAAAGATCGTGATATAACGACTACCGATAGGATCACGTTCTAAATCATGTCTTGGGTAGATATACCAGACTTTGTTCTGGATATAAGAAGATATCCCATGTTTGTATACCCCATGGAGTCTATTTTGCAGGTAGTCTGGGATAGAGAGATTGCTTGTCCCTTGAGGGATAACAATCTGCTCTATCTCTTCTGTGTTGTCAGGCTCTATTAAATCAATACCAATGATCTTCTCATCTCCTGCAACATCTATTTTAGACAGTTCATGCGTAAGCCATGTCTGCATGAACTTCTTTACGGTAGTCTTTCTTGCAATACAACCTGATTGACTCATCCTTAATAGAAATATCGCTTTCTCAGATAACTGGAAATTCACCGTGATCATTCTTACTAAGTCCATCTCATCAGTCTCTGCAGTCCCCTGCGAGTCTGGTGAGATACGAGGGTTATCACCTTCTATGATTTTGGCGATATATCTTCTCTGTACGGGATTCTTTCTTTTCTCTCCATCTTGGGTCAAAGTAGCAGGAGTAGCTTCTAACGTAAACTCTAGATTCTCTTTGTGGGGATAGATGATGTCCATGTAAGTACCGATCGGAAATACACAAGAGACGGTTAACTCATCCATGTAATTGTTCTCGTAATCACGGATGATATCTAAGTTCATGATTCTGACAGCTTTGACATTGATATTAGAGTCTAAGAGATGTACCGTACCAGATACGACCCGTATCGGTAGGGTAACATCATTGGCAAGTATCCTTGCGATCTCAGATCCCATCGGAGATCCTGCAAAAGGAAATGACATGTTCTTATTCCTTATTTACTAAAGATGTGCTGACGACGATAGTTCATGCGATCTTGTAATGATAGCATGTCTTCTTCGTGAGGGGGTTTTGGGATATCGACAGTATAGTCTTTCTGATAGTACTTCTGATCGAGTTCTTTTTGTTGTTGGATCTCTTGATCTTTGGGGACTTTCCTAAAGATATTGTCAAGATCAAATAAAGGCATGCCGTAGTCATGACTGACGTCTTCTTTATCGATCTCTTTATTTAAGATATTAGCTACCAAGGGATAGATCTCAGAGGCAAAGTCAGACAGTACTTGTAGATCTTCCATCGGGACGTTGTTATACGAGATAGAAGTAGCAAGTTTGTCATTGAAATCTTTGATGTGACGATGGATGACTTTGTACATCTCGACAAGATCTTCACTATTGATAACTCTTAATGATATCCCTTGTTTACGAAACTCTGCCATCTGTGCGATAGTGAGATATTTCTCGATCAACTCTTCTGCAAAATAACGGTCACCGGCTTTACTTCCTGTAGTCGGTAGACCATAGCGCTCAATATACTCTCTGCTATAACCATCGATGTTGTGCATCTTCACGCGATAGAGTTTATTGAAGATGATCGATCTTGCAGTATAGCCTTGTTCTAAACTAGACATAAGTGAACTCCTTGAGTTTTAACGAGAGGAGTGAACGTATACTTCGGATAGTGTTCTGTGAAACAGGTTACTATCCGAAGTATATAAGACTCCTTAATGATGATAATCACATATATCACACATCATAGATCCCTGGTACACCTATGGTGGTGTACCAGGGTGTTATGACATCTATTTATAAGTCTCTAATGAAAGAGTTCATTTCATGGGTGCTCTCTTACGTGATTATTATAAATCACGTATAGAGGCGTTCATCCTAACGGAAGGACGCTCTCGATAAGGGATCATAGATCCCTTATCGAAGCGTTCATCAACATCAACAATATCGGTGTATAGTAGAACTGTTCATGCGGATACCAGTTCTGCCAGTCTGCGATCATCGCTTCGATGATCTCTTTGATGATGTTGTTGCTATCCAGATAACGACAAGTCTCTAACTCCAGATGAGAGAGTAACGTTCTCTCATTCTGGTAGAAGTAAGGACTGAAGATGTAGCTGTTATTAAGATCTAGTCTCGGTAACAACTTGATCCCCTGGTACTCTGTCTCCGTATAACCATTAAACGCAGGTAGTGGTGAAGGAGATAACGATAACTTCGCTTGATATTTATCCTTCGTGTCTACGGAATAACTTAGATCTATCGGATAAACCAGATAATCTAATCCTACTCTTGCGATCTGTGGTATCCTACCATGCGTCGCATACGCTTGTTCAGAGACCATCCCTACTTTAGAGAAGATAGAAGATATCGCATAGCCATCATGATCTTCTATCAGGTCGAAGATCGACTCTGCTTTAAAAGCCTTGATGTTCTCAATAGGTAGTACTCTTAGTTTAACTAGCTTATAGTAATCCGCTGGTGTAAACCATCTTGACACTGCTCTGGTCAAGAAGTGATCATAGATCATCATGTCATCTCTTGGTAACACCATACAAGCATATCTCTCGGAGAAATACTTCTTAAAGTAGTTCTCCGCTATGATCGGATAGTAATGCTTTAAGGTATCAAGTAGCTTCTTCTCTGATGGTAATATAACAGGATTCTGACCATGTTTGACAAAGTCTAGTTCAAAATACCTGGTATCTACTACCTTTCTTTCAAGATCTACTAAACGATCTCCTTCCGCATAGTCGATAGACTGATATTCTACGCGATAAACTGATTGCTTAAACAAAGACTGTTGTTCAGAGACGATGATCTCAAAGATCGCAGCAAAGCCATCTCCGATGTCTGCGATAAACATATCCCCGACATTGGGAACAAAAGGTGGGTAGATATACGCAGATCCTTGCGCATAACCTGATTTGTTCTCGTTATTCTGCGTCCAGTTTAAGGCAGTGTCTACTTTCAAGATCATGTTGATGATCTTGATGTACTGCTGATACAGTCCTTCTTTATTAGGATTGTGTCCAGCAAGTGCAGTATGGTCATCTACCACTTGTTGAAAGTAATTGACTTTCCAGTTAGAGCCTTCGATGTTGGTGATAAGATTACTTAAGTTCTCCCATCTGGAGTCTACGACGATGGACTTATGGTGCTCACTGTAGACCTCGGGTCTCGTGAGCTTCTCTCTTTCAGGAAGATGTTGACGTTTAGTAATAATAGATGCCGACTTCACTGCGGTCTCCTTCTAAGTTGTGTGCATCGATAAACTGTGTCTGTACGGTGAATATAGACTTCTGATCAAATCTCGTATTGGAGACTCTTTGGATCACCTCCCACCAGAGGTGATCTGGGACTTTATGCCATTTATCCCAGATGGTGTACTCATCCTCTTTCGGAGGATAAGTTAACACCCCTTGTTCATTACGCCAGACTTTAGCATCGATCCCACGTAAAGCATTCTCTGTGTCGATATGGTGGTATTTCTCATGCATACCAGAGAGGATCTGATTCAGTAAACCAATATCAATCCCTAGGAAATCCAACAAACCTTTGACGATCTTAGGATGATTCTGCAATCTCTTTAAAGCATCTGCGGATAACTGTGTCCAGTCATGGTAAACAGACAGTCTAACATGATAACAGTTTCTAAGTGTCAATTCTTTTAAAGAGGCTAATGTCAGATCTTCTTTGACTCTGATATAACTCTCATGGAGCTGCGACCATTGGTTATAGAGCTGTACTTGGAATACTGATTCTCCACGTCTATGCATGTATTTACTTTCCCCTTGCATGAACTCTACCATCAGTTCACCAAAGGTCATGTCTTCTATGTCATCGATGATGTGGATAAGATCATTAGGTTCTTTGTTTGACAGAGATAACATCACGTCATAGATGCGTCTTGCACCTTTGATGGTGTCCTTAGGGACAAACTCATCAAAGTCAGGGATAGATATCCCCTTCACCGCAGCTCTTCTTCTCCGCTCTTCTTGTGCAGAGAACATCTCTAAATTAAGACCTGATAATGAGAAATGTCTTTCATCCCCGAGACCCATATCGTACATCTTGTCTTCCCCTGAGGGGATGTAAGGAACAGGTAATAACTGTTGATGAACCATTAAAGGATACATGAGTACCATCTGGGTAGGTCTGGTATATCTAACACGATAACTAAAGTTTGTCACCCAAGCTGTGGTCTCCATCTCACGTCCCCCTCTATCAGGGACGACATCAAACTCAAACTGACCAAAGACTCTTGTTTGGTTCTCAGTGATAGCAAGTCTTTTATTGTGTCCTTTGAAGTTACTTAAAGTAGTCAATCTTACACTCCCATGGACTAAGCCTTTAGAAGTGAGATAGTCCATGAACGACTCGTTATAACCATCAATGTTCTCACGAAACTCATGGATCTTCCTAAGGACTTCAATAAAGACATCTGGGATTAAGTAATGGTATTTCAAGTTGTGTGGGGTGAGATGACCATAATCACTCATTTTACTACGGATAGTATTACGCCACATCTCCGCATGAGCTCTATCTTTAGTTCTGTATCTGTAATTGATATTTAACACACAAGGCATGTAAACAGGCTTCATGATGATGTTTAAAGCATCATCTCTAAAGACTGGCATGTATTCAGTCTGCCATACAGGAGTGGAAGCGACTTCATCATCAAAGACTTCATCGACTTCGATGGTGATAAGTTCATTGGCATTGAACTTAGCGCCATGGGGTTCATTCTGGTACTCTTTCTTTAAAGTAGAGCGATGCTGCATGATCACTCCTGCTTCATCAGCGTAGAGGATAGGAAGATCAGCAGGAAAACCCATCTTGATGTTTAGTTGCGCTGTGATATCTGTCATGATCGGACGCATGATACTGTCTTTGGTATCTTGCAAAGGAAACTTAATAATCGGCATAGCGAGATCCTTATAAGGGAAATTCTGGAATCATAGCATCCTTAAAAGAGACTACACGTCATATGTCCTTAGTAGTACCCATGATAGGTACTACTAAGGAGCAAGGCTTTATGACGTTTTCACTTACGCAGCAGCGTATCCTAATTTCAAAGTCGTATCTTGAGGGATATCGACTTTGGCTTCACTAGAGATACGATCGAGTACCAAAGACAGGGACAGTGAACTCATCTTCAAAGCATAGAAGTTGTAATCCTTGATCACAGACAAAATCGTTGAAGTGGTCTGTTTCAGTAACATAGAGACCATGAAAATGATCAGGTGGCCATTTTGTTCCCTACCAGTTCCTGCTGTGAATATCCCTGTGACACTTTTAGATTGGATCTCCTTAACAAAACTTTTGTAGTTTCTGTTAAGGTCTTTCAGCATGTCTTGATCTTCTTTGATCAGTTTGGAGATATGTTTAGCTTGTTCACAGATAGTTTCTAGACCATCTTGACCCACTTCTTGATAACTAAGACTATCAGGGATATCTCCGACAGAGACCATGGCAGATTTGATCGTACCAGATGCTTGTAAGCGTTGATTATCAGGGATCTGCTGTTTGGTATACTTCTGTATATCACGGATATCGATAGCATAACAGATCTTCTTGTTACCAGGCAATGTCTCTGTCTCAAAGTAGGTGTCATCAGGTCCTTTATTAAAGTACTTAGGTGCAGAGGATACTGCTTTGGTGATACCTAGTGCATTATTGAGATTACCGACGATAGACATGTAAGGACCGAAGACATTAGCATCCAACGCACTTTCAGACGATACATACTTGAAGTTCTTCTTCATCTCTTCACACATCTTGGTAGAGACATTCAACACAGCTTTAGGATCTAGTAACTCAAACTGATTGACGATACGTTGCATAGCGTTTGCGACAGAGACTTTGTCATCACCGTAGTAGAACGCTTTCGCATATTTAGCTTGCTTCTCTTCTGAAAGATCGTGGATAGACTCTGCTTTCTTCAGAGCTACAGAGATCTTCTCAGCTTTCTTGGCATTCTTATCAGCGACACGAGAAAGCCCCATCACAAACTGATAGACTTTCTCAGCGATCTTGACTATGAAATCCCATATCGCTTGGAAGAACTTCTTAACACGAGATTGTTCTTCTTCCATAGAGACGGTGATATCGCCATGGCTTTCACAGGAGTGTCGATTGACATCGATACCGAGTCTCTTATAGAGAGAAGCTTGTGCGTTACGATAGAGTCTCTGAGTGTTAGGGTCAAAAGACTCATGTGACTTAACATCAGCCAATGTCTGATTGAGATCTAGGATACCAGAGAAAGCTTCTTCTGCGTGGTCTAATGCATCAAACATGGTGTTGATGTAGCCATCTTCTTTAGAGAACTCGATGTAACTCTCGATAGAGACACTACCGTCTTGCGGTTCTACATTGACCGCGAGATCATCTTTGACATCTTTATCGGGGTTGTGAGGGACATCACCTTTCTTAGCAGTCGTAGTAGTGTCTTTAAAAGAAGGATCGTTGTCGATGTTGGTTGTCTCAAGTACAGAGGTCTCTTTGATAGAGATCTCTTCATTCTTAAGAGACTCCTCAGAAACGTTAGCTTCTTTATCCCCACCTTTAGTAGAGATAAAGACCATCTCTAACAACACTCTTGCCACTTGGACCAGATATCCTGCAATCTTAGAACAGGTGTTGATATAGCCTTGACAGAACCGAATTTGAGCAGAGTAGGCTCTGGTTAACGATTTTATTTCATCGTCTGACCCATCAGGTTTGTCAACTACAGCCTTATCATCGGCGTAGTCGATGCTCCACACATCTCCTTTGAACTTACGCAGCATCTCGATGACATCAATGATGTCTACTACCGTATCACAGGCGGCTACCGCAGTCGTTTTGTCAGCGATTAATTGGTTATCATTGATATCGTGGCTATCATTCTCACCACGACTGAACTTAAGACCTTCTTTTTTACTAATACTAACAGTAACGTTACCGGGTAGTATTGCAAGCATTGCGGTACCAGTGGCGAGAGATACATCGATACTGTCAGCGTAAGCATCAATGAATTTAGCAAAAAAACCTTCTGCTGTTTCACCTGGGTTGCTCTCCGCAACATCGACGGTCTTTTTCTCGTTGATGATATTCCAGGGTTCCTTATCCAGGATCCCACCGATGAAGCTATCAATCGACTTGCTGACAGATGCACTGATCTCTTTAACAGATACCGCTTTACCATCAAGCACCAGATACTTACTAAAACGATTCTTCTGGATCTCAGTAGGTTTACCAGAGAAATCACTGGTCTTACTAACCACATCTCTTGCTTTCTTGAGGTTAGACTTCAGTCTTCCTGTAGTAGTCAAGAGTTTTGCAAAAAACTCTTGCACTTTAGCGATGAGCGCTTGGATAAACTTCTTAGAAGTCTCAATGAACTTCTGGAAAGTATTACGCTCTTCTTCAAAAGAAAGAACAACATTACTGTAATAGAAAGACTCCATTGAGAATGACTCGATGGAGTGTATTCCCTCATTGATCTCTTTATCAGAGATCAGAGGAGCTGATGTGTAGTCTTCTTGACTCAAACGGTCAACTGCCATTAAGGCTTCTTCTAATTTGATACTCATTCTGTTTTATCCATGTTGATTTCAGGGATATCTTTCAAAGCTTTCTTACCACCGATAGCATCGATGATGATATCGATAGCTTTATTGGCAGCTTTCAGACCAACATAAGAGAGGTCTTTACTGGTAGTGAGGACGTTCCCTACTACAGATTCTGCTTCTTCATGTAGACTGACCAACTGTCTGAAGGTTCGGTGGATAGATTTATTTATCCACCGAGAAAGGATACCCCAATCCCTGATAGAATTCTCGAGATTACGACTGGCTTCTTTCTTAGCAAGTCTTGCAATCTCTTTATAACGATCGATCGCATCCAAGATATCTTTTCGACTACCTGCGACAGTATCTGCGATCTGTACCACAGATGCCAAGATCGCTTTCACGTCTTTCTTCTCAATCGGATCAATGACCGCATCACGATCACGTCCTAAGTTCACTAGTTTTATCTGGATCGCAGAGATCGCATTTTCACTTGCACCTTCATCACTACTATAAGGCTTACGGGCGAAGACGATCTTACGGTTACCCGGAAGAGCTGCAGACTCGTAGACTTTGGTGTTCTCTACTTTGCGGAAACTTTTACTGACATACTCAGGTGCACTAGAGAGCTCATTAGTAAGACCCATGGATTTAGGGGCAACATTACTGAAGCTGCGATAGAACTCACCAAGATCTTTGATCTTGTTCTCGATCTCTACAGCTTTATCTTTTTTACCTTTTGCAGCAGTGATATCTGCAGTGATGTTGATAAACTTGTTAGAAAACTCTACGATAGAAGCAACAACAGGTTTGGCATGGAAGCTTGCCATGGCATTACGCAGTCTCTGCAGACCTTCTTTGACAGAAGCAGTGTCTTCCGTGACGAAGTATTTGCTGTATTTACTACGCTGACTGTCAGTGAGATTAAACTCTACATCTTTACCGGTCGCGATATATTTGTTCACAGCAGCAGCTTTGCTAGAGACCTTACCAGCGAGTTTATCAAGATTGGTGAAGAAATTAACAACTTTCTCAGCTATTTTACCGATGAAGTTCAAGATCCCTTGATAGAACTTCTTGAAGATAGACTTCTCTTCTTCCAAAGATTTTACTACCGGACTATCGTAGTTCTCCAAAGAGAGGGTGCTACCAGGATAACCAAAAGAACGATAGATACTGTTTCTTTGGTTACGATACATCAGGTACGTGGTTCTATCGAAGTTGGTATGGTTTTTACCGTAATCCTCGATAGAGAACAACATAGACTGGAAGTCCTCCAGAGCAACGACAGCATCATCTAAAGACTGACGCATATTGTCGATCTCACCAGACTCCTGATCGATCTCTGACATATCAGTATCTTCAAAAAGATCGCCGTCTCTTTGTTCTAGCATACGAAACTCTGCTTCTTCAGCAGACCGCACCAGGTATTCAAATATACCTTTTGACATGATTTTTCCTTATATAAGGTTGATAGAAACAGTCATAGTCGTCACCATGACCAAGGATACAGATATGGGTTAACATATCTGAGTAAGCATAATAGGTGATAACCTATCTGCGTAAGCACAACTACACAGCAGATATGCCTCTGTACTACCCTAGATAGGTAGTACAGAGGATGTTCCTTATTCACGTACGTTCATTCGGAGCACCTCATCCAGGAGATAACTCCTGGATGAGGATGTATGACATGTAGTTATTTTAGCACTTTACGGATATAGTCCAGTGCTAACTGAGATTCTTTCAAGCTGTACTGGGTGATCTCTTTGCCAAGATACATCAGAGAAGTCAATAACGTCCTATTTAAACGCATTACTAACTCTACCCAGCCCGTATCAGCGTCCCAAGCATATTTTTCAAAACGGATACGCAAAGCAGTCTTCTCGTAAGCTTTAGAAGCTTTGCTGAATTGACTTACGATATACTCGACTTGCTTGCGATGTTCTTGGATGGTCTTCGTGATCTTAACGACATCATCTGTAATACTCTCGATGTCACGATCTGTGATCTGATAAAGTCTGTTATAGACGGCATCACCTGTATGGACAAAGTTTGCCTGATAGCTATCTAAGATCAATTCTTCTTTCGTGATCAGATTAGTATCATCATTGGGATCTTCAGCCCAAATGGTTGCTTTTTTCTTGACGTCGACCATGCAGACTTTCCAGCCACCAGGAAGTGACATGGATTCAAAATAGTCTCCTTTACCGAAGTTGTAGTATCTGGGAGCTTTTGCTATGGGATGCAAACCAAACATTTCTCTTAAAGGAACAGAGAGCTCTTTCTGCTTCTTACTGATCTCACGTCCGAGACTATGGAGTTCTTTAAACCATGATCTATCACGCTTTTGATAAGTATCTTTGGTCGATGTGATCATCTCCATGTACTTATTCGCCATATCCATGATGGCGATAGATCCATCGACAGCTTTAGGGTTGTTGAAGAACTGGGTATAAGAAGCGATGATCTTCATGGAAGTAGCGATATTAGTCTCTTCTTTACCATCAATGCTAAATGCTTTCAGATATGGGAAGTCTTTACCTTCAGCAAATCGACTGGTGTCTATGCTTTTACCCTTAGCAAAGGCTTTAAGATCTATAGCTTCTTTTTCGATGACTTTAGCTAACTTGGTACTGTTACCGAGGTATCCTAGTATCTTATCACCGATCTGACTGATGAAGTCTCCTATTTTACTAAACAAAGCAGATATCCTGGATTGAGATTCCTCTAAGGACATCTGGATACGAGAACTAAAATGCTCGTAGCTGATAAAAGAGATCTCTTCTCCCATACGAGCGTATAGAGATCTTGCAGATCCCTTATACATCTCGTAAGAAGCTCTATCTACACCATCTTCTAAGTAAGCAGCCTCTAGAGACTGATGAAGATCATGTAACTCCTGATAAAGTTCTTCTGATCTACAATAATCTTTGTACAGATGATCGATCGCATAAGACTCACTGGCGAGATCATTGACATTATCTCCTAGCTCTTCTGTGGGTGCTGTCTCTGGTATCAATTCACCATTAGAGATCGACTGTCCTGCAAATACTTTCATGTTACTCATACCTCGATAGACTTATTAATAGCAAGTAAAGCTACTCTTCCTGCTCTGACAGCATACAGAGAAAGCTCATTGATGATCTTGGTGATATCTATCGTAGCTGTCCTGACATGAGAGAGCAGTTTAAGATAGTCCTCGATGATCTTCTTCTTGGCATCCCCTCTCTCGATCTCTTTAAGGAACTTACTAGCAGCGATACCTTTTCTTCCTGCACGATGGATATCCGTACCGATACTGTCGATATCTCTTTTGCTATCGTATACATATTTCACAATAGCTTCACAATGACTCAAGATACGATTTGCAGCATTATTGTCGATAGGGGTGATGACCTCTGGTTCAAGTTTAGCTGTCTTTTTAAATACAGCTTTTATTTTCTTTCCAACAAAAGCAGTCTCTTGCACACCTTCAATGTCTTCTTTATAACCCAGAACCTGATAGCCTCCTGGTAGTAACATGGATTGGATATATTCTCCTTCACCATGATCAAAGTCATTGATCTTACTACCTTCAGAGACATCTACCAAACCGAAATCATCTTTGATCTCGTAGAAGAGACTGTCGATATCATCACTACGGTTTTTGAGATACTTCTCATGGCTGTCGACATCTTCTTTTTTGAGAAGATTGATCTTATCGATGGTGTTATTCATGATCGATTTAAGATCATTTAAGGTGTTTTTAGGATCGATATCACTTAAGTATTTGTCAATAAGACCTAAACCATCTGAGACAGAGACATTGCTGTTACCGATAGAGAAGGTGTTTCTTACTCTACTGTAGATCTCATCAGGGACTTTCTTGAACCTGACAGGATTACTTAATCTATCTTTGGTTTTCTCAAGATCGGTTTTCAGTCTTCTGGCATCCATGTAGACCTCACCAAAATGTTCTTTGATCTTATCAAAGAGGTCCAGGAAATAATTAAAGAGTTTTTCCAGCACTTCTGCTACACTATCCATGAATGATGATACAGACTCTTCTGAATAAGAAAGTTGTTTATACAAGGAAGATTTGGTCTGTTGATAGAAGCGTTCTGCAGAAGGATTTAAAGAAAGATGGGAGGGGAGCACAAGAAGCTCTTGAAAAGCTTCTTCAGCGCGATGATATTTCATAAAGGTGATTTCATTAGACATAAGTCAACTCTTATTAATGGAGAAAAGGAAGTCACAGTATACTCGTGTGATCATCTAAGTACTTGTACGAAATGTCAGTATGGTGCATAGCGTCATAAATCCTAGCTACACCCACCAAAGGTGTAGCTAGGAGTAAGGGTCTTCTTTATTCGCATACGCTCATGCAGAGCACCCTAGGGTACCATTATCGGTGCCCTAGGGATGTATGACGTCTAGCACATAAAAAGATTAAGCTTCTGCGGAAGCAGCATCTTCTTGATTCTGAGAAGCACCTTTCATGCTAACCTCAACGACCTCAAGATAGACACGGGAGAGGTTGGAAAGATAACCACCAACTTTCGCTATCGTACCCATGTACTGGCGAATAAAACTACCCATGGCAGAGCCGATGATGATACCATTCTTCTGGATGACAGCTGTTTCATCATCACCCTCTTTAAACTTGACACGATCGGCTGCAACATTAACGAGACTATTAGCGATTTTTTCTTTCAGGCCAGTCTTTGTCAGTTCTTTCAGAGCTTCAACTTCATTTAAGAAGTTAGTAAGAATGGTCAACATCTCTTTAGCTTTACCGGCATCACGGATCATCAGTTCTTTACCGATCTTGACTTCACCAACGTCTTCGCTTTGTGCAAAGGTGATACCTTTGGTTTCACTATTGACACCAGGTAATTTTAACTGGTAATTAGCTGGGAAATTCGCAAGTACGACGTCTTCTTTATCAGCATTAACACCAAGTTTATTATTGAAAGCTTTCTTCATCGCTGTCAATGCGTCGTTTTTATCGATAGGTGTAACACCATTGTTACCATAGAGGTTAGTAACAACCTCACCGACCAAACTAGCCAGATCAAGTTTGCTAGATACCAACAATGCTGTTTTCAGAACCGCTTCTACAGCTTTTTCACCAGAAGTACGGATATCGACGGTTTTACCTTCTACGACGAAGTACTTACCAAGACGTTTTTGTTGTGCTTCAGAGAGCGTGCCTTCAAAAGAAGCTCTGTCCAGTTTGCTGGCGAGTTTCTCGGCACGTTTACGCACAGCGTTGTTGGTATCCAAGATCTTCAAGATGAAGTTTTGGATCTTCTCAAAGAGATCCAGCAAGAACTTCTTCGTACCTTCCAAGAACTTTCTGAAATTGGATTTCTCTTCTTCCAGAGATCTTACTGTTGCGACCACACGAGTAGCTACATCATCAAACGCTTCCATCGCAAAAGACTCAGTAGTCACACGGATACCCAGACGTCCATAGATGGATTTACGAGAAAGCTGATAGAAGCGTGCAGCTTGACGGTTCATACCACCGTCTTGTGCGATCATCTCCAGTGACTCGATGAGTTCTTGATGATCATCGAGAGCACCTTCTGCATCTTCCATAGCGTCATCCATCTCATGGATCTCTTGCTCTTCTGCTTGTGCTTCGAGAAGTTCAGTCTCTAATTGTTCATTCTCCAATACTTCTGCCTCAGCCTCTGCTTCAGCAGCATCTTCAGCATCTTTAACCTCTTCAGCTTCACCATCAGTAGGAGCACCTTCTACAGGTGCTTCTGCTGGAGCATCGGTAGCTTCTGCGTCAGTTACCTGATCATCAGTCTTCTCAACGACTTCACTCTCTTCAACACGCTCTTCAACGACAGTATCGCCTTCTACCGGAGCTTCTGCTCTATTCTCATCAAGATCTTCAAGACCTAAACCATAGCTAAAAATACCAGCCATAATTACAATTCCTATTTTAAATTGAACAAAACGTTTTGTTTACAAGATCACTTCGACAACACATCCATCATCGTAGTGATCTTTGCTATCGCATCTAAGGTAGCTGCTTTATTAGAGCTTAAGTCAAATGACTCTAAGCTATACTGCTCTACCGGATGATGTTTGGCGATAGCATTAAGATGGATCATGATGGCTTTGATGCCATCACGACTGAATCCACCTTCTTCTAAAGAGGCATTTAACAGCCCCCTATAAGCTTCTAAGGAATCTAAAACCTCAGAAGCATCATCATAAATGGTCGGTTCCTTAAGATCTTGACCGTATTCACTATCAAGATCTTCTAAGGATTTCCCATGAAATATCGGACCCACCATAAATCCTCCTTTAAGATTTGGTCGCATGAATGAGTTTAGTAAGCAGCATTCTTTCAGAATAAGAAGCCATCTTTGACAGATCAAAGAAAGGTTGCTTGATGGTTCTGGTGATATAAGAGATAGCTGCCATGTTGAAAGAGAGATATTTAAGATCACTGGTCTCTGTAGCATTAGACACACTAAGCTTAAACTTCCTCAGTGACATTCTTAGTTTGTCCAAAGCAGTGTAGATACGATCTGTGTAGTTCACTACTTGACTACCAAAACGAGAGTAAGACTTCAGATCTGTAAATAACTGCTCTAACTGGATATCACTTAAAGTCAAAGTGACATCTCCCATACTCGGTTTACTGGTCTCCATGATCATCGCATCAGACAGACTGAGCTTATTGATCGATTTATCAGTGGATGGATTGAAATGTCCGGTATCTGGCATCACAGCTTTTAACCTGTAACCATTAGGAAGGTCTGGACCGATATACTCGTATAAGTCAGTCGAAGGATTATGCTTCGTACTGACTACTGGGAAGACAGGTGTGATATAGAGATCTATATAAGCCCTGACTTTGGTCGTCATCGACATCGCTGATGCGATATTCTCAGTGACATGATTATCACTGATGTAGAGCTCAAGCAGGTTACGATATCTTGCGATCACATCCAATGGATCAAAAGTCTCTTGACCACTACTGTCCTTGATAGTAAAATAAGCACTCTCTTTTCCGGTAAATGCGACTTCACAGCCATGGATGTCCTTACTAGACATCCTGGCGATGTTGCCTCTTAACCTGTCAACATACCTTCCCGTATCAGTGAACTCACTTTTGATCCACAAGAAGAACTTCCTCAGGATACTTAAGAAGACATCTAGAACGTTGGTGATGATAAGGAGTACTTTATCCGCAGATCTTGAGAAAGACCGATCATCAAAGTTATCGACAAATCCTTCTTGTGATCTTATCACATCAGGACATCTCTGATAGAAAGTACGCATCATACTCGAGATCAGGGCTTTCTCACTATCCGAGAAAGCCTCACTAGAGTGTGCCTTATCCTTAATAGAGACCAAGGTGTTAAAACAGTTCACGGCTTCTTCTAAGGATTTATTCACCTCAGATAGAGAGATGATCAGATCTCTTCCTGTTTCATCATGTTCAGTATTGACTTTCTTAAGATCATCAGGAGAGAGCAACGCCTCTCTTGTGATCTCACGACCATAGAGTCTTTCACTCATCATGCGCTCCTGTGAAATCCCCGTACATCAACCACAGTGTTGATAACAATACTCCATATCCACCAGGTCTACGCACAAATGCTAACACAAAGTCAGTAACGGTTCTGATGTTATTCTCTTTGAGCACCCCATCGATAGACTTCTTCAATACAGACTTGTCTACTTTGATACTATCCTGACCCATGAGGAGTCTGGCATCTGTGTTTTGATTAAGGAGCATCTTGCCATGGATCAGGTATTCTAGTAATCTCTTTAAGTACTCACTGTGGTTACGACCAAAGCTACCATACTCAATCTGAGTAGAGATAAACACATTGATGTCTTTTACTACACCATCCAGAGAAAACATCCTTTTGGCTTTCTTGATCACTCTTTCTCTGAAATCAAAACGCATGATCACGGAGTCATTCTCAATGAAAGCCTGATAGAGAGACTGGATCTCTTTATCAGGAGTGACTTTGGTAGACTCCTCGTAGTTGACTTTAAAGGTAGCACCTGCGATAGAGACTTCTTTCTTACTGGGTTTGGCATCTGGGTTATCGAGTATTGGTCCTACAAACCCTCTTGGGTATATCTTAAGCATTATTCCCTACCCTCTTATTGATAAGCTTTCTCAGACTTCTCGATCTTGTACTGCAGTACCTGTACCTGACCTTCCAGATATTCGATCTGTTTAGAGAGTGTCGGATCTTGGTTTTCACCACCATCTTCTACTTGTCTTCTTAAGTAGATCAGTCTCAGTCTGATCAGCTCTCTTTCTTCCAAAGCTTTCTCATACTCCAGATGATCTTTCAGTGCTTGACGCATCTGTTTCATGTAGAAAGGATTGCGTTTCACGTCATAGAACATATTCAGTCTTAAGGGGTCTACTTTGTTAGTACCCAAAGTAGACTCTACGACTTCTATGTTCTCAGGGACGATTAGTACATCAGGGACTTCTTCTAAAAGACGCATCACTTGTGGGATGTCTTGTACAAAGACTCCTGTCAAAAGACAGAATGAGTTAAAACCATTCTCGACTTGCTGGATCTGTGCTTTATTGAGTCTTTTACTAATGGTGTTACCAGGATCAAACTTAGCTGTCTCTGCGATGATAAGATAATCCAAGAACTCTCTGGTGTACTTGATATAGAACTTGATCGCATCGATCAGTTGTAAGTATTGTGCTTTCTTATACGTGATTGCAGAGGCGATATTGGCATCTTGGAAGTTACGTTCCACGATAGGTCTGATCTTCTCAATCATCTCAACCAAGTTGTTCAGAGCAAAATGCGTAGTGGTGATGATGTTACCAGGACGTTTCTTGACTCTGACATTAAAGGTCGGCAGCAGTCTTTTGATCTCAGTCGAATGGAAATCGTATCCTGTAAACTGCTGATCAGCATCTTGGTAGACGACAAGATTGGTCTCTTTCAGCTCTTTTAAAGCATTGACGATCGTATCTGTCAGATCTCTTTTGTAGAGTGTAGGGATCAGCAAAGAGAGCATTTCTTTTAATTTCATCGGGAGTTTCTCCGTATATACGTAAGGTTTATAACAGCACTATCAGATCAGAATCTGGGAACTTGACCCATCGCTAAAAGCTGTGCAATAGCTGTGATATCAGGCTCTTTCTTCCCAGCAACTTTAAGATCATTGAAAGAAGCATCCATGTATTTCTCCATGGAGTGGAAGTAGATGCGCACCATGCGATGATCTTCATTGACCACGCAGAGCATCATGCAGCCGGTGATCTCCATCAGTTGGTTTCTCTTTTGGAAGTTATCGAGAGAGATATTTAAGTTCTGCTCTAGTGCTTTTGCAGTTGCTTCTGTTAAAATAGCAGTTGAAGTGATGTGTGCACCACTGTCTTTACCAGAGAAGAGCTTGTATAAGGATACTTCGCTCGCTCGTTCCATCTGTGCTTTCAAATACCCAGTCTTGTCACGCATCAGGTCTTTTCTAAACTGCTTATAGAGGTCTTTGCAGAAGATCACGTCTTTGACATAGTCGATCTTACCGAGCTTATACGCCATCTTGCGATCAAGTTCAGAGATGTCTTTCTGCCCGAATGACAAGAGCTCTACCAGATGGTTGTTTCTGACGTATCCTGTCATCATGCGGATACCGATAGGAACAATTACTGTCTTAGTGACATCTTTATCCCCATCTTTCTTAGTCTCAGAGATCTGTACATTGACGACTTTACCGACAGCGAAACGATCATCTAAGATGCTATCAAGACTCGTCTTGACCCCTGTTACATTCTCATCACGACCTTCTTGAGATACGGTATCTCTTACTCTACCGGTGAATATATTCTTATCCAAAGACTCAAGGGATGCTTTCAGTCCTTGATAGCTGTTCTGCTTAACGAGATAAGACTCTACAGACTGAGCAACAACATCACTTAAGTGACCTTTATAGTCTTTCTGTTTGAGGTATTTGGCGGTAGCATCAGTAAAGTCTTCTTGTGCTATCGCCATCTCAGCAGTTTTATTAACTACTGTGTTCAGCACTTTCTTTGCAAGATCAGTCTTGATGTCTTTATTGGCGATCTTAGTGGAGTCGATGACAAAAGGTGCAAGTTGAGAAGCGACATTGACTTCTTTGCCTGACATGGCGATCGCTATCGCCTGTACATAGAAGCCAGAGAAGAGATTCAGTAGAGTTGCTTGTAGATCAGCAAGCATATCTGCACCACGTAATGACATATCCACTAGACAATTCGGTTCTATTCTAACCAGCTTAGTCTGTTCGACAAAGCTTTTATTGCTTTGCTGGAGACGATTATAGTAACCGATGATATCCATGATCGTCGTAGTCAGCGAAGATGCTGTAGATTTCGCAAATGCGATAGAGGTAGGGTTCATTGAGCCGTTCCTATATAAAAGTAAAGGTTTCATCTCTTCTTTTTTAAAAAAGAAGAGACATAGAAAAAACAAATCTTCTCTAGAAAGACTGTCACTGTATATGTCATCAAAGATGAAGAAGTTACAAGAAAATCTGCTATATCTTATTTAGGGTACATCAAGCTATTTTTTGAACTAGACGTCATACACCCCTAGTGCTGTCTTAGATAGGACAGCACTAGGAAAAATATATTCTTCTTAACCAGGACTCCCATGGCAACAGATCCTTATAACAAAATCACCATCGATGATGTCATCAACAAGATCTCTAACAACCAGAGAACGGTCAGAGACTACATCGATGAGATCTTCTTAAGCTTTGGTCGAGGGAAACTCACGACCATCAGAGACAAACAACTCAGTGGTTTTAACCACAGACAAACTGCTGTCAACCTACCAGATCATGCTGATCACAATGGATACTGCTTCTTTGTCAGACCTACCATGAACCTCTCCCGCTTCAACGCCATGCGGGATCGTCATCTTGCCCAGTTGATCACCAATATCCCTTATTCTATCCAACAATGGGTCAGGATGACTTTAGACTTCACTTTAGAGAGTAGAGAACAGTTATCTTCTCCACTGATAGATAACCAAAATGTCTTTATCCCATTACTATCTAACTCTTTAAAGACCTTAACAGGAGTACCTTCAATAGTCGCAGGTACCCACTCCTCTGAACGTGGGATCGCTAAAGAAGTCTTTACCATGATAGATGATAACATCTACAACTACGAAACCTACACTGTCACAGCGACTTTCCGTAACATGAATGGTAATCCTTTCTTACTACTCTTCTACTCCTGGATACTAGCAGCATCATTGCAGTACATGGGTAAGATCGTAGCCTCCATGCCAGATATCATCCAAAGAAGGATGAACTATACCAGTCGTATCTATCGTCTTATCATGGATCATACCAAGACTTACGTCACAGGTATCTGGGCACCAGCATACTGCTATCCTGTCACCTTAGAGACAGGAAGCATCTTCAAGTACAATATTGAAGAGCCATTAAACCGTGATATGGCGACTATGGATGTTCAGTTCCAGTGTGCAGGATCTATTATTAACGATGATCTGTTATTCCATCAGTTCAATACAGCTGTCGCTATGGCAAACCCAATGATGGATAATACTATCCGTAGTCAAACCTTGGTGAAGCTAGATAGGGTAGAAGTAGATGTATTAAACTACTACGGATATCCTAGAATCAACCCAGTGACGACAGAACTTGAGTGGTGGGTACCACGAGAGATCTATCAATCTGCTGCAGAAACCCTCAAGAAACAACTCAGATTCCCGAATAATAACCCTGATCCTCAGGTAGAAAGAAATAACCAGATCATCGAGGAAAGAAAGAATCAACTCATGAACCTCTCCTCATTTGTCGATAAACTGTAAGGAGTCTCTACCATGTCACAATTTAAATACGTCTCTGATATCATCAAAAACACTAAGGATTTCCCTGGTAATCCTTTCAAGATCCAAGCTGCCGTTTATGAACATCTAAAAAACATCATGGGAGATAAGATCCCTGATAAGATCGATCCTACTTCTCCATTTTCTTTTGATTTAGAATCTGCAGCTGTACTAACATCAGCTTTTATCAGCTACGACAATGATCTTAATCGTAAGCAGTATCCTGCAGCTGCGATGACAGAAGAAGATCTTTATCTACACATGTGTGATAAAGACTACATTGGTAGATTTGCATTACCCACGACTGCAACATTTAACTTCCTGATGCGGGTAGATGAAGTCTCCTCGCACATGGTCTACGACCCTGATGCAGATCTCAGAAAAGTCATCATCCCGAGAAATACCTTTATCGTAGTCGGTGGTACCACTTACACCATGGAGTATCCAGTCGAGATCCGTGAGATGAAACATGGTGGTATCCAGATACTCATAGACCACAAGATCGCTTCTCCTATACAGGTATTAAAAACCAACACAGTAGACTTTGATATCAGACTAGAGAGATCTGATATCCCGCATGGTCGGGATATCAAGTGGTTGCAGTTTAGTCTAGAGCTCACTCAAGTAACCGTTACTCCATACGAGTTTCCAGTCTCTAGAGCAGTTGCTTTCAATAGAAGAATAGATCTCACGGATCACTACTACTACGCGAGAGTCTTCTATCAGGATCAAAACAGTGTCTGGCAAGAGATGTTGACCACACATGCACCTGATGTCTACGATGTCGCGAAACCTACCGCAGTACTGAAAGTCCTTGATAACTCACTGCGTATCTCTATCCCACAGGTATACTCAGATCTAGGTTATCTAGATACCAAGATCCGAGTCGATGTCTACGAGACCAAAGGTGAGGTCAATATGGATCTCTCGGGATATGAACCAACAGAGTTTAGTGTCACATTCCGTGCGATCGATGGCAGAAGAGATCGTTCTGCTTATACGGCTCCTATGCCTAAATTGGGTACTTTTACCGTATACTCCAATGATCTTGTCTCTGGAGGACGTGAACCACTTTCTTTTAAAGCCTTACGGGAAAGAGTCATCGAGAACTCCGTAGGTATCAGACATATCCCCATCTCCAATATCCAGATAGAAGACTATCTGGAAGACAATGGTTTCCGTATCATCAAGAACATCGACCAAGTCACCAATCGTGCTTATTTAGCCTCTCGTTCATTACCACCACCGAGTAATGAACGTTTACTCACATCAGCAGCAGCGTCTATTGAAGCACTAAACACTTCTTTGGATGGACTCATTGCAACAGGATACGTCTACCAGAATGAAAAAGCGATAACCATATCACCAGAAGCAGTATACGAGTCTAGTAAAGGCATCCTCTCAATACTCCCTAAATCAGAAGTAAGATCTATCTTAGCACTCCCTACCGATGAGAAAGTCTCTAACATCAACAGTCGTAACCTCTATCGTAGTCCTTTCCACTATGTCCTAGACATGAGTGAAAGGGTCTTTGACTTTAGAGCTTATTACTTAGATCATCCCAAAGCGGATAATAAATCCTTCGTAGACAGTAATGATACTACTCAGCTTCTTCAGATCACCATCACCAACTACCAGATCGAACGTATCGAAAAAGGGTACAGATTAGTAGTGGTGGCTAAAGGTGATGCGATGGTGGCTAGGATCGATGACAGTAAGATGTATACACAACTTGCTTTCATCCCGCCAGGTGAGATTGATTACGCGTATATCAATGGTAGATTCATCGGTAAAGAAGGTGAGAATCGTGTATTTGAGTACATCATTGAGACCAACTATCATGTCAGAAAGACTGACTACATCGAGCTTACCAATGCGAAGATGTATAACCTAGATGATCGTATCGTGCCATCACGTCTCATGGAGGAGTTTGATATCTTATTTGCTACCAATGAAGCTTTGTCACAATCCTGGCGATCTTCTCCTATAGACAGAAAACTCGGGAAGTTCTTACTACCTACAGACACAAAAGCTATCGTCAATGAACGTATCCGTATCACTTTAGGTTATCCTTTACATGCGCTATGGAAGAGATGTCGTACATTAGCTGGTAGTGAAGTGTACGAGACCTGGGATAGAGATGTCTATCTCACTTATGATCACGATGTCTTGGATACTGATACTGCATCTTCTCTTTCTGTCAATAACGGTAATGTCGAATACAAGATCAAACACCATAAAGGGGATACCGTACTAGGACCTAATGGTAAACCTATCTTGAAACACAAGAAAGGGGATATCAAGTTCAAGAACTCCTTACCAATACTCATCAACAATAGAAAGATCTTAGTACAGCTTGATGTGATGTTGCTGGAATGGGTGTATTTCATCGCAGATCATCCTGTCATCCAAGAGTATCGTAAGAACATGATCGACATCTATGTCGACTGGATTGTGGATAGTCTGGAAGATGTCAATGATAGAGTACTGGAGCAAACCCGTATCTACTTCTATCCACGAGCAACTCTCGGTCAAGTAGAGGTAATGTACAATGATGGTATCCAAACGAGAATCAATGCAGCCCAACGGCTGACTATTGATCTCGTAGTAAGACCTCAGGTATATGCGAACTATGCACTAAGACAAGAGATCACTAAAGCTACTACCAAAGTGATCAACAGTCAGTTAGACGCTGGTATGGTAGCTACGAACGAGATCTTGTCCTCTTTGACCAAAGAGTACGGCTTTGATGTCATCGGTGTGGATATGCATGGTTTAGGTGGTAATGATCGCATCATCACGTTTACTGTGTTAGATGACAGTAAACGTTGTTCATTGAAGAAACGATTGACCGCTGAGACTAACGACATCTTGTTTATCGAAGAAGATGTCACGGTGAACTTCATTGAACATGCTAAGAAGAAGTTGTGACTTTTAGCATGTCCTGTTAAGAACATGCTAAACGCAAGCTCTAGCATGTCTTGATAAGCAAAAAAAAATAAATAGATGTCATAGTACCCCTAGTACACCTATGTTGGTGTACTAGGGATATATGACGCATGTTAACGGTTTATGGTGGGGTATCATGGGTTATTATAAATAGTTATTAATTAAATGACATTAGTTCACTTGGCTTCTAATTGAGCCTTGAACATGTCATAATGCATCGCTTGATAGAATAGTCTATCACGATACTTTTTCTCTGCTTTGTAATTGTCGATGATAAATGATGGTATCATCAGACAGATTGTCATGAGAGTGGTGATGGTAAGGATATTGCCTACCAGACTGTTCTCATGAATGTATTGTACTATCCACATGCCTGGGAATAGTATCAATAGGTTCAATATTACGGAACCTATCTTTTGTTGACGGGTTCCAGTTGACGACGTATACGTAATGTACTGCGTCGTTATTACGGCTGTTAATGCAGCTACTGTGACAACTAATGTTGTTGGTAGTGTTAACATGATTAAAATACTCCTGTGGCGTTGCCACTGTTATTAACGTGAAAGAGTGTGTGGGTCGAATTACACACTCGATTGTCACCTATCCTTTAAAAGGAATGGTGGGTGTTATAGATGGTTATGCTGTTATGTACATTTACCTCCTTTACATTAGTGAACTATGGTTAGAAACCGCTAACCACAATGCGTCATATACCCTACCCAGGATACATAGTCCTGGGTAGGGTATATGTCGTTTGTATCATGATCAGTCGTCTAAACAAAAATAAAGGTGTAGTAAACCACCCTCACCAGGACTACTAGGTCCATAGTGAGGGTGTATGGTATATATTGGGTAATGTTATTGTGAACACATTGATTCTCTGTGATATTATTAGTTGTTATTTAGTTTCAACTTGAGCTTTTAGCATTTCATAGTGAAGTGCTTTATAGAGAACTTGGTGACGATAGTGTTTTTCTATAGACATGTTCTCTTTTATGACATCAAACATCACCCCAACGATACCGAAGATGATCGAGGATGTGATCAGATTTATCACAATACTCATGTTTCCGAGATAAGAGGCAATTTCTAATCCTGGGAATATGGTTAACAATGTTATCACCAACACTGTGAGTTTCTGTTTGAAACTCGCACAAATGGATAGGTATGATATATATTGATAAGTCATACCAACCATTATTAGTGTCAATAATGGTGTGAGTATTACTGATAAAGGTGTTATTTGCATAACTAACTCCTTGGGATACTATCCCGTTTGATATAGTCGTAACGGATGAGGGTAGTGTCGGCTATCCTCATCCAACTATCATCTGTCCTTATTTTAAAATGATAAGAAACAGATGAGGTCCTAGAACCATGATTATGATTTATATCTGAATATAAATAGATTGCACTCGAAGAGCGCGATCCTAATACACGTCATACACCCTACCCAGGATACATAGTCCTGGGTAGGGTGCTATGCCGCCTATGCTATAATGCAACATAAATCTATCATGATTAATCGTTTAAACAAAAATAAAGATGTGGGGTATCCCTCACTATGAACCTAATGGTCCTAGTGAGGGTATGTGGTATATATTGGGTGGTGGGTTTTGTAGGTACATTGATTCTCTGTAATAGTTATAATGCTTAGTTATTAGATGTTATCGAGCTTCTACCTGTGACTTCAACATCTCGTAATGGAGTGCTTTGTACAGGATCTGTTGTCTGTATTGTTTCTCTGTCGCAGCATTGTCTTTTATGGCTTCAAACAGCACGACAACGATAGCGAAGATAATGGTGACTAATGTTAGGTTAGCAACAATACTGGATCTACCAATATCGTAGGCAAAACCCCAACCTGGATACACTGTTAGTAAAGTTATGATAGTTGTTCCTACCTTCTGCTTGAAATTAGCATATATGGATAGGTACGACATCTGCTGATAGGTCATTCCTATCATGAGGAGTGTTACTACTCCTGCAAGTATTGCAGATAAAGGGAGAACTGATATTTCGTTCATCGGATATATTCCTTTGGGACATCGTCCCGTTATTTCAAGTATAAAGGAGTTGATATTCTGACTATCAACTCCACTACCACCCACCCCTTTTTTGAAAATGATAAGAGGCAGATGGGATCCTTAGATCATGGTTATAATTTATATTTGAAATAAATTTAGAATGCACTTTTAGTGCATCCTGCACCGTAGGTGTAAAATGCAATTTCTTGCGATCATTTATACACGTCATACACCCTACCCAGGATACACATTCCTGGGTAGGGTGTTATGCCGCCTAGCGGCTATCTGAGACGATACCTTTAGATATCATCGATGCTCTCTCTGAGGACTTACTGTCTTACTCTGAGATGGTGCTAACAGCACCATCGATGAAAGTAAGTCCGATGAAAATGCAGTTTATACAAGTCATTCTTCATGGATGACTTTGATATCTATATTCCAAGGAAGGATTGCAATGAATGTGTTTATGCAGACCAGATACCCCAGAAAGATTGAATACTTAGCAACGGTTTCTACTGTGAATGTAAACTGGTATAGGTTCATCATGACCAGCGATGACATCAATGATGTCAACGCAAGACCTAGGAATAAGAAAAAATATAAACCTTTGAGATGATGATAGTGAAAAAAGCATAATCTGATTAAAATGACAATCGATAGTACCACATTGACGTAGTTGATGTTTGGCATACCTTGTAACAACGATTCCATGATGATCTCCTTGTGATAGATATAAAGGGTGTTGCAGCGGAACACCACAACACCCTATATTAATGGATTAATTAACATACCCTAGGATGACTTGGTGGTCATCCTAGGGGTGTATGCCGCCTACACTACAGTAGCTGTATTCGCTGATGTGATCATATCCACATAGAACAGAGCTTCTCTTTTCCGCTGTGATTGATTCTTAATCGGGAAGACTTTAGGGAACTTGATATCTTTCTCAACAACAGGTTTTTGTGTCTTATAAGAGAACTTAGGTCTACCTAGTTCATCTACGTTAGGTCTGACTTGCATGGTGTGGACGATACTGTATCCGTGGTTGATCCCAACAAATGAACGATAAGACTCAGCGTAGCGTTTACTGATACTACGCATGAAGAAGAGCTTATCATCCAGACTATCAATACTGATTTGATCTACTTCTTCGATCAGGTATTGTTCTCTGATACCATCATAGCGGAAAGCTGATTTGGTGACATGTTCTCTTAGTTCTTCATCCACCTCACCTGAGGTGATGAAGTAGGCATAGAAGGAGAATGAATCATTCAAGGTCTTATGGGTGATCGAGAACCTACCATGAGACGCTATATCTGATATTTGCATCAAGTGACAAAAGTGTCTGATCATCGCCCTGACCTCAGTAGACTTCTGTCTGATGGTTGCAGATTGCAAGATGGAGATGACTTCTCTGGGTGTTAGCCGATATATAGATGCCGTAAGTGGAAGATCTTCATGGTTTAACAGATAGTCGATATCCATGACGAGCGTTGCACTAGCGTTATAAAAAGCATTGTGTTGGGAAGGTGGAAGCTTTCCTTGTTCATGATAGGTTGCTTCGATGAGTTTAGAGAGTGTCAGGAGTTGACTTTGTTTAGGTCTTTTAGTACCCATGGGTTACCTCTTAGGTTTGATGCGATGTTGAAGATAGATCTGTGGTGTTGAAGATAGATCAAAAAGTCTTCAGAGAGATGGTAGGATACCTCTTCTGCAGACATGGTGATTTGATAGATATCGTATCGTTTTTGATAGCGCAGACGATACGAGATATCATTGATGTTGTTGCTATAGCAATCGATCGTTAAGAAAGAGATGGGTTCATTAGTGGTGCTGTAAGCAAATGTGATCTCATCTGCTGTGCACTGAGTGAATACTTCCCCAATAGCTCCGATATTGATCCTGTTGGTGAGATCGAACTTCAGCAAGAAGTCGATCTCTTTTTTAAGATGCTTTAAGAGTTCATCTTTATCGATATCGATTCTTTTAATTTCTATATGCATGGATTACTCCTTATTTGGCCTTATTTGGTTTATCAATCTCGATAAATACTCCGTCCTCGACGACATCTGCACCATTACTCGAGTAAGTTAAGGCAAGTTTAAAATGTCCTCCGATAGGCAAAGCATCTAGATCCGTTTGGATGAACTTAGAGATCTCCACACCGAAAGTTTGTGGGATCTCTTCACTTGTCGCAGTGATGGTGATACTGACGATATTGTTATCTTCTACTCTCTCAAGATCTATGGTGTTATCGCCTGCTTGCATCTGGTTGTAGATGAAGGTATAGCGAATGGGATCTTGATTAGACTCATGGGTTTTTTCGATGATTAAGGTTTCTACCTGTCCATCATGGTTGTCTTTGATCAGCATGATCTGCAAGGTAGAAGGTTCACGTCCAAGATACCATTCATCCGTCTGACAGAACTCTTGAAAAGAGGATTTCGTAATCGTAGCATCTGTCATGGACAGTAGTTTACCTTGGACGATACCAAAGGCATATTCAGGACCTTCAGAGAGGTTTGTATGTAATCGCATGGATAAGACTCCTTATGTTTCATCGAGGATCAAGGATGATCCTCTCAGATTGATGCTACGCATCATTTAGATAAAGTTTAAGAAAAGAACTTCAAGGATATGAACTTCAACCGAATGTGAAAACCATGAGTATCCAAGAAATGAAGGATTTTATCAGCATGCAGAATGATAAAATCCAGAAGAACTGTAAAATCAAAGTCCCTGACGATAACCATCCTTTCGCCATCCATATCAGTAAAGACCATCAGTTAAAAGAGATGTCTCCTTACATCAGTCGTAGACAAGCCTTCAGTGAAGATAGAACTGTACCCCGGGTATGTGTCGCTGATAGCTTATATGGCTGTATGGTAGGATACGCTGGGATCTATGGTGATTATCAGTACTATCACCCCATGCCTAAGATGAATAGCCGTGACAACAGTGGTGTAGTCTTTCGTGGTGGATGGTACATCTACGCGATAGACTATCAAGAAGCATTGAAGCCCAATAAGTCATTGGTCTATGATGCCTCTGAGACAGGAGAGTATTGGTTGGTGAACTATCAGAAGGACCAGAAACCCTACCACCCTGTCAATATCGGTAAATTCTTTATTGAATCTCATACCAGACGTTATCGGGATAAACAGGGTACTGAGACAACTTATGTCTTCTATATCAAAATCGATAAAGATATTTTCTTTGATAAAAATACGCCCCTTCATGCAGGCTGCTATAAGCTCACTCAGGTGTTCCTGACCACAGGTAAACCTGAGTATAATGATAAAGTCAAAAGCTACGAATACAGCATAGAGAAAGTCGATGATGAGATCTTCGAAGATACGAGAAAGATCACTTGTTCGATGCTAGACTATCAAAATCCTTCTCGAGTATGGTGAGCTATGAATAAACATAAACTCTATATCGCTTTTGTCATGATGAACCGTCATGTCACTTATCCTAAGGATTCATTGGCTGAGATTAAAAGGATCCACAACAGACGATGTTATCATGCTTTCTTAGTATGGTCAGATGGATTTCTGATCGATCATCGAGAAGATGGCCTACATCTGGGTTGGATAGACTATAACAACACTTTAGAGAAATACTGGTATCCTGCAGTCGGTGCAGATCAGATCAAAGATGTGAAGATTGGGAGTATCCGTTATCCACGAGTGGTGAACTACGAGATGGATTATGTCTACACCTATAACAACATCGACCATAGTGACGCTGAGCGTGATTTACTTATTGATAAACTCGCTCCTTATTACGGCATCTATGGTGAATCATTGACGGATCAAGTATCGATCATCAATGGGGAAACCGTAGAACCTTTAAAATCCAAGAACAGGTTCACCCACTCTACACTGATTGCTTATCTTTTCGATAAACCAGATTTCTATCTCTGGGATACAGATCGTATCTATACTGATCTTGCAGAGGTAGATCTGAAAGGTACGATCGCCGATTTTGTTTTAGAGGAACAATGAAACCATGAGTCTATTTTCTACATTTAAATCCCTAGGGAACTCTGTCGTCGGTAATATCGAAGTCAGCGAGTCTAACAAGTATATCACCTTACATGGCTTTAATGGACACAGGCTCATTGATGCGATCAACAAAGCCTGGGGTACTTCTAAGATCAGTAATAACATCTTCCATAGCGCTAATTACATCGCGGTTAAGTTCCACAAGTTCTTCTTGATGGATATCATCTATACCTTAGAGAAACTCATTGATGAGCCTAAAGCCCCTGTATCTAGAAGATCACTTAGAATCGCTGTCAGTAAACTCAAAGAGCTTACTGAACTTAGAGCTGTATTTCAACCAGGAGTGGATAACTCTCTTATTGATAGAAATGCTGTTAATCTCTTTAAAGTATCTCCTCTGCCTTGGCAGTCAGAGTACTTGGATATCTATTCGGACAGACTTTTGAAGTATAAGCTAAAAGGCCATCTCTTAGATGCAAAACCTGGTACCGGTAAAACCATCGCATCTTTGATCCTCATGGAGTCGTTGAAAGCCGATACCATCATCGTGGTATCACCTAAGAATGCTGTCATCGATGTCTGGAAAGAGACCTTAGATAACAAATATAAGAACACTCCTAAGTACTTCCATTCATTATCTGGATTACCGCCTACATTAGGACAACATGTTTACGTCATCCATTACGAATATATCCCTAAGTTCTTAGAATATCTCTCTAAGGTTAATGTGGGTGATTTAGGTAAGGTAGGATTGGTGTTGGACGAGAGTCACAACTTCAACGAGATCAATTCTCAAAGAACGCAATCTCTGATAGAGCTTACTAAGAAATACGTACACTACAGTCTCTGGATGTCTGGTACGCCTATCAAAGCCTTAGGTAAAGAAGTCATCCCGCTCTTACACTGCATCGATCCTCTCTTTGATGAGGCTTGTGAGAAATCCTTTGCGGCAGTCTTTGGTAAAAACTCAGAGCGAGCGCTTGATATCCTCGCTAACCGTATCGGTATCCTTTCTCACACGGTGAAAAAAGAAGATGTGGTCTCTGATGTTAAGCTCTACAGATATCAAGCTAACGTTACTCTGAAAAATGGTGATGATTACACTTTACCTGTGATCAGACTGAAGATGAAAGCTTTCATTGAGGAACGCAGTAAGTTCTACAAAGAGAACATGAAGTCTTTTGAAGAAGATTACAAGTATGGGATAGAACTCTATCGTAATTCCATCAAGAATAAATCCCAAGAGATCAAACTCCTCGATGACTATCTCTCTAAAGTGCGTGACATCAAGAAAGGTTGGGATCCTTACACCATGAAGGATATCTCTAGGTATTGTAATACCTTCGAGCGTACTAAGATCATCCCAATGTTACCCAATGATATCAAGAAAGCTTTCCGGAAAGCGAAATCTGTCTACAAATATGTCAATCTGACTATCATGGGGGAATGCTTAGGATCCATCCTTGGTAAAGCAAGAACCCAATGTAACGTCGATATCGCCAGTAACTTAGGGACGATGAAACTGATCCCACTCAATGGTGGTCCTGATCTAGGACTCATGACCCTAGATGAGATACTCACCAATGCGAAGAAGAAAACCATCATGTTTTCTTCCTTTGTTGAGGTAGTCACTACCTTAAAAGCAAAACTCATACAGGATCAGTATAAGCCCGCTGTAGTCTTTGGAGAAACCAATAAAGATCTCCCTAAGATCGTTGAGTCTTTTGACAAAGAAGATGCGGTTAATCCCTTAGTAGCGACATTCCAATCTCTCTCTACAGCAGTCCCACTCATCATGGCTAACACCATCATCATGCTCAATATCCCCTTTAGGGATAAAGACTACGTGCAAGCAGTTGCTCGTGCGCATCGTAAAGGACAAACTGAAGATGTCTATGTCATCGATGTACTGCTAGATACAGGAGATACTCCCAATATCTCGACAAGATCTAAAGATATCGCAACCGAAGCTGCACAGATGGTAGCGAAGATCATGGGGGTGGATATCGATGAAGAGACCTTGATGTCTCTCACTGGTGAAGGCTATAGTGAAGAAGGATGTGTTGGTTGTGGGCCACAAGGTACGATGTTTAAAGACACTACCACTCATGTTAGTCAGAATCCCCATAGTGAGGATCCAAGACTTCCTTACTATCGTACGGATATCGGTCCTAAAGTAAATGAGATGCTTGAGATGATCGAGGATGATCCAGATCTTGATCGGATAAGATCAGATCTCTTCTCTAGTGATGTCGCTAAGAAAGACACCATAGGCGTTGAGATATCTAACACTGATGCTAAGAATCCCAAGTTCTATCAGTGGATGTGATATAAAGAAAATGCGTCATAGCTCCCAGGTACCCTATATAACAGGGTACCTGGGTATATGCCGCCTAGACTAGAGTTTATCAACAAAAGGTAAAGTCGTGTCCTTGATGAGATAGATGTACTTGGTGAATACCTCTCGGAGATGTTTATCTTCGATAATCTCATTTTCAAACAAAGTTAGCACGTATTCATCAGTACCACTGAAATAATTGTACTCAATGTAAGTCTGTTTCTTAGGTGGTGTTTTGAAAGGTTTGTTAGCCAGGAGATGGATATCTAAGATGAAATCCGTGATCTTGTCTTTGCGTAGCCTGTAAAAATAACTACATTCGTATACGCGATGATTATCAGTGAAACGATATTCGAAATTAATGCCTTCAGAGTAACGCCTTGTGAGATTGATTAGGAAATGCTCATCTTCCTTCTTACCAGAGATGATGTCTGTAAGTGATCTGGTGGTTTTATCGATCAGTTCCTTGTAGTGAGGGTATTGATCTGGTATCTCGTCACGAAGAGACCGCACCTCTTTAGCAGTTTCTAAGATGTGGTTGTAGAACTAAGTAAGGTTACTTTTCTCATTATGCTCTTCTTTCATGAAGAGGTGAAATTTGTCTTTTGCCATAGTAAGGACTCCTTAAATTAAAATAGATGTCATAGACCTAGATGCACCCATGGTAGGTGTATCTAGGTCTATGACGTGTGTAATCATTCTGCTAAATAGCGCATTTTTGCATAATTAAGCAAGCGTAAGACATCAGAGACATATTCATAAATGACATATCCTGCTGACCTGTCCACCCATGGATCTGCACCTGGATGGATAGATTTCTCTATGGTCATATGGACAAAATCACAGTAGTCATCGACGATGATTTTTCTGTCTCCATCGTACTTGATCCTCTCTTTACCATTCACCTCAAAGACAAACTTGTCATGGTCATAGCCTGTCAAATAAGCTTCTCTTCTCCCTTTAAAGGAGAAGAGATCGATATGGCTTAGATCGATACAGATTAACTGGTTATCTCTAACGATCCAGGGTCTTAAAGAGAATATATTAAAGTCATTACCAAATCTTTTCAAGAGTAGCTTGTGTAGTAACTCAACGGGTTTTCCGATTCGCTCTACTTTCCACCAGCTATGTTCTTTGTATTCTGTATAGATATTATTCAATCTCTTCAGAAAAACATGATCTTCCTCACGATACTCTCGGAGTTTACGGAAGTCCAGGTAGTAATCCATGATGTGTTTTTTAGTGTTATCCACACAAACGATATCTTTAACCATCATACACCTCATATAAGCCCTCTAGGAGGCTTATATAGCCTCCTGAGGACTCTGTCTATATATCTCAATAAAAGAATTGAATCAACCCCTATGGGGATAATCTATATTTCATTTATAATGGAATATAGATAGCGAACATGGTGAGCGAATCTATATCCCAAGGATTTTAGATTCATGTATCAGCGGATACCAGAACTGATATACCACAACACTTGTTCTTCCAGAGTCTTGGTGATCGCTTTCCCTACTACCCTGACATCATCTGTGGTAGCAGTATATACGCCATTATCGTAGTACTCCAGATACGGTTTCTCATGTTTAGTGGTATAGATGATGTATTCATCACGGAGACAGATATCGAAACTCACCGTTTCACCTTTATCTTTATCGTTAGACCAGTGGTGATAAGAAATATAACACTGATCATCATTGTCATCACTGATCAAGAATTGCCATCTTCCGATATCTGTATTATAGCGATGCTCAGCACGATAGTTCTTAGCATTATTAACAAAATGCTGTAAGAGAACGCTCGCCTTTTGTAATACTGTCTTGAACTTTACGATCTTTTCGATGTTACCACTGTGGGTGACATCGACGAAGTGTTCTAGTAGATACTTCTCGATCTGTGCCGCAGGTCTTGGATAGACGTAGTCTCCATCTATACGTACTTTTTGGTAGTTACCCAGATAGAGATCATAGTACATCTTAGCTATTGCATATAGCCAAGATCTTAGGTGTTCCGGATACTTCCAAGGAAGAGGAGGTTTTTCATGATGGAGATGGATGTTATAAACGATATTCTGCGAAATACGTACGTCTTTTATCTGATCATCATTCACAGTGAAGAAGAGACCTATGGGTTTCTCTATTGAATTCGAATACTCTTTTAATATCACACGAAAGACATGACCGTTAACTTCATGATCATCGATACCAAAGATGTTCTGGTAATGATAACGATGTAGAGGATGATTCATTGATGTGATATCACGCATCTTTAAGGTGTAGATGTGTTGGCGCATCGCTAAGTTGATCTTCGTGATCCAGGATTTATGATCACTAACATTGGTTAAAATGATCCCTTGTTCATACAAAGCGTTCATGTCGTCAAAGACGTTTACTTTACTTTCAACGCTGTCGTGAAAGACATATTTCTTCATGGATATACTCCTAGTTTTACAGTTTACAAAAAACACCATAGACCGTGTTTTCTTTAGGTCTACAGTGGGTCATCTCTCTATACAGAGATGTAGAGTGATGATGTCAATCTGACATCATCAGGAAATGTTCATCGATAGGACCACGAGGTCTACCCTGATAAGTTTGGGTGAAGTCTTGCGCGTAGTCATGGAGCTTCCATAAAAGACCCTTTAGAGGATCGCAATAGAGATTATAGATAGGGTTGTTAGCATGGTCAGACTTATCAATACCTGATGGGATCTCCACACCTTCTAGGATAAGAGTGTGTTGTTTTTTATTGAAGCTGATAAGTGTTTGGTTATTTATACTAAACTCTAACCAATCTCCTTCGATACCCATGTTGACACAAGCATAGACCGTATCTCCAATATAAGGACTATAACTGATGTCGATACAGTATCTACCTTCATTGGGGAAGTATTCGCAATAAGGGACACCGCTACAGCGTAACCATCGATAAGAGAAGGCGAGTCGCAAGTACTTCGTCAATAAGAGAGCCGGAACGGCATAGTCCTCTACTTTCCAGTATATCCCACTCTTAAACATGTACCGAAAATGATCGATGTCATAGTACAACCAATAAGCTCTTTCCTTGATCTTCTTTAGATAGTGTTTGGTGTTATTACGTTCCCTTTTAACCGAGGGTAACAAAGGTATTTTCATCATGAGTAACTCACGTGGATTCATTGGTAAGTAAGGATCACAGTCAGAGACACCAAATAGCATCTCTATGGATATATTAAATAATTGAAAAATTAATGTTCATGATAAAAACTCCTATGTTTATACCAGATGTCATAACACCCTAGTGATACCATGGATAGGTATCACTAGGGATGTGTGACGTGTTATGTACGGATACGAGTGATGCTGCTATAGAGGATCTCTTTCGCAAGACGATAGAATACCCTACTTAGCTGATAAGCAGACTTTGATTGCACTACGACATGATCTCCATCTTTGCTGTACGAAAGAGTTACATGTCTCTCGGCTTTGAAATCAGGATCATCGATTGTGATATAACTGGCATCGATGTATTCGTCATTAAGATGAATACATGTCATAAATGCCTCTGTAGGACCTTAGTAGTCCTACAGAGGTGCTATGTCGCATCATTTCAAGCTTCCAAGTATTTCGACATAAAGCAGTATCCCGTGTGTCAAAGCAAGGATACCATTTCTGGCGTTTTTATACCGTATGGTATCTTCAGCATGATCAATCACATCGATCTTGCTTTTACCATAGTAGTTGATATGGATCTCATGGAGATCGTGATAGTACCTAATCTCCACATCACTGATGTCAATCGATATGTCCCCGACGCCATCGTTGACGAAGCTTACTGCAACGATGTCATCAAAATCACCCTGATCAGACATCGTGATACGGTGCTCTGATTGGTTGATGCATCCATCATGGATCCACTGGTTCAGATCCTGATACACCGTTCTCTGGTAGTTAGATGGTAGTTTTATTCTGCTTCGATTCGTTAAATCAGATATCGCAATCTCAATGATCGATTTTGCGACATCGATATCTTTTATTCTCATGTTTAAGTCTCCTTAATGTGATATTGATACCAGGATAGCTGTAAAAAGCTATCCTGGTGATATGACGTTTACATCGGATATACAGGTATGCCAGTCATTACAGCAAAGATGGATTTTTCAATCGCATCTGCTGCACAGGATCCAAGATCTGTATCTACCTTGGTGACAACATCTCTATTGTTACCATCATGCTCGAGTAGTACCTCTTTGTCGTTATAGATACGTAAATATCGACCATCGTGTTGGATGGTGATATCACGGTAGCGCATCTCAAAACGATCATCACGGATATCACGATAGCAATAACAGCCGTCGTGAAGATACCACCCGCGAATATAACCGTCATTGCTGTAACGGTTCTCGACATAGACGTTTTCTCTGGCCATGGACATCAACATGCTCTTGATGGTGTTGTCGATGTCATCGCCGACAACTTTATCAATTCGCCGTATGAACATCAAAGGCTTTTCCAGAACCCTTAATTGTTCATTCTCGAAATTACGACGCAGTCTACCCTTGCCGTCTATGATCAGTCGGATTAGATCAGCGATGTTCATGATGAGTGAAAACACTCGCTGATCCCAGCAAAGCTCCCCATTGATCTTAGTTACCCACTTATCCTCGTGTGTGTAGGATACGTGAATTTCTTTCTCAGCATCGTGGAAGGCCTTTATCTCGCCGATACTGTCTATATACAGCAAGTACTCTCTGTAAATTCTGTCCCCTTTGATGTCTTGGAGACAGTCGATCTTGTAATAACCACCATGGTCGTGGGTTCCGAAGAACTTCCAGTTTTGTTGATTGATGTGTTTCATGCACCAATCTTTAATGCATGATGCATGCTTAGCAACCGTTTTCATGTAAGGGTTGTTAGGGTCAATACCTGTATAAGGATTGTCGAGATAAAGGTCAATGAGGGAGTTCTTGAAAACATTCTTTGCGTTCAAGAAGCCTTCCTGGGACTCGATCTTCCATCGAGTACCGTTGAATAATGGTTTCATGTTTCACCTATTAAAGTTGATTAAAGGAATGTGATATCTCTATCACTACTGATGAAGGATTGGATGTCCTTCATGTTTAGTATATATACCTGAAATAAAATAGGATGCAAAATACCCATCTCAATGGCTCTCTAAGACGATATCTCACAAAACTAATATAACTCATCAAGAAAATATAGATAACGCCTCAGAGAGCCTTACAGAGGCTCCTAGAGGCATATATGATATTTGCTATTGATCAATACCCAGATAAAACGTCATATGTCCTCAGTAGTACCTGTCGTGGGTACTACTGAGGAGTAGAGGATGTATGACGTCTATACACCGATCCTGCCGGTATGGGCATCTCCTGCAAGCATCGGATTTTCATTGCGTTCGATATGTTCATCTGTGCTGATCTGACTAGGATGGATGTCCTGGACAAAGACTTCCATGATGATGTCTTGTAATGCATCACCATAAGCACGATAAATCTCGTCATCGTAAACATCCCCTCTACCTTCTTTAAAGCATTCTACATTACCGAGGTAGTCTCTAACAAAGATAAAGTCAGGAGTCTTGATGAGCAATGCATGGTCAGAGACCAGTCTGATCCAGTAAGGGATCAGTGTTTTCTCATCCCCATTCTTAAATAAGGTCAGATCAATGATCTCTACAGGATCTTGACCACTATACTTATCTTCAAAACCATTGACCATAGCGATATCTTCAAAGTGATCCACGAAAGGTTTTAAAGCTTTCCAGATCATATCGGATAGGTTTCTAAGTCCGATCTCATGTTCATCGACACCTCTGTCTTTACATATCGACATTGATCTCTCGCGACATAAGCTCATCAGGGTGATGAGCTTATTATGTTTATCTTGTTCAGTCATACTGCATCTCCTGCTATCTCATCATGGACTTCATTTAAGATATCTCTAAAGATCTTACAGAGTTTCTCTGTATCATCCCCTTGGTAGCAGAGCTTAAAGGAGACGAGATCATGGTCTTTATAATGGTTTCTTTCTTCAAAGACGTATAAGTAATTACGGTTATTACGACAAACATACTCAATACCCGATGACATATCACCTAAGTAGAAACCTTGATCATAATAGAGATAATAACCGATATCCCCTGCGATCATCTCTTTCTCATGGGTCTTATCCAGACAGATGAGGTTGATTTCAAGATCATCGTGGTTAATCAATACCTGTAGATTCTCTTTGAATATAGATATCGCATGGTGAAACCTTGCAAAGATATCGACCCTTCTCTCTTGAAATGCTTGATGGAGCATCACGTTTAGTTGATGCTCTCTATCTTGATAATCCATACTAGACTCCTATAAATGAAATAGATAAGACAACATACATCCTCACTAGGACTTTATGTAGTCCTAGTGAGGTATAGGGGTTTATGACGTGTATACGCGTATATATTTACTCAGATGACTCGGATACAGTACTCTCTTCTGTCACAGGAGCTACCGCATCATTTTTATCGATGATGTAGTGTTTATCACGGAAGATGATTTCTGCTTTCTTATAACCAAAAGCCTCTAAGTACTTACAGGTGTTGTTGAAGAATATCGGTGGGCAGAGACCTTGTCCACCGAAGTGCCAACTAAGTTCTTTGCCTACTTCCAGATCTCCATCACTGGTGATATCATAAACCACTCTTTCACCGATATCAGGCAAAGGTTTCTCAGAAGGGAAGTTGATGTAGGAGAGTTTTACAAGCTTCATCCTACAAGCCTCATCAGAGATCTTCTGCACGGCAAATGTGACTTCACCACTATACTGACAAGCTGCATAAGGGAGGATCTCGTAGAGGTCATGGAAAAGATAGACGATGTTACCAGGTTCAAAGACGTTAAACTTCTTCTGATTGTATTCTAATACTTCAGTCTCTGTAGTGTTCTCTAGCGTCAGGTAGACATTGCTTTTCTCATCTAAAGCTTTCTCTAAAGTAAAACCTGCATGCTTGCTATGGTCCATGTAGACCGTAGCTGCATCGATCATGGTGTTCAGTAGCACCTCTTGACCACGTCTGACGATAAGCTGCTTAGGCAGATCCTTATCGTCTAAGTAATAGCGTTTCTGATAGAGTCGAGCTTTGTTCTTACGGTCTAAGACAAAGATCTCGACATATTTCTCATCGACACCAGTACTTGGATTAGTACCCGAGATAAAGACAGGGGATGCTGCGATATCTTGGTTGTCAGCAATGTGTAAGATAAAAGAATCCATATATCACTCTCAAAATAGAAAATCAAACAAAAGATAGGTCATCATCGTCATCAGAAAAATCCCCATCATCGGCATACTCATCACCATCATCAACATCATCAGGGATATCCCAGTCTTCATCATCAGGGATATCTTCCGGAAATATATCTTCCTCACCGAAACGGACGTCTTCCGGGATATCACTGATGTCGTCGTCTTCATCGTAGGCATCACTGTCAAAATCATCCTCAGGAAGATCATCAAAGTTATCTTCGCCACTAAAGTTATCTTCATCTAAGATATTGCCGTCGTCATCAATCATAAATCACCTCATGCATATACGTAGCTATGGATCACACTGTCCTTATAGCAAGACAGTGGGATCACCTCAATACCTAAAAATCCTGTTTTAAAACCTCTTCTCTTCTGGATCTCCTCATGATAGCTGACTACCTCATCAGGTTGACCTATGATCTTACTGACGAGATCACTATCATGGAAGTACTGGTTCAGAAGTCGTTGGTCTGTGTGAGTCAAGAGTTGTTTGACATAGACCTCCTTAGGAGATACCAGTGCTAACACTTCTATATCTTTATCAAGATCCCATTTAAGATAAGGAACATGGTCGATGGACTCATGGAGTACGTCGCCATTGATACTGATTTTACCTTCTACAGAGTATCTGATCACCCCTTCTTTGAACTTACCATTGCTTTTACTCTTACTGACGTAGTGTGGTCTATATTTAGGCGTGATCAAGAATTGCTCATTACCTTGATCATGGTACTCCTTAATAAAGGCATGTAACTCATCACAGCGGTAACGTTTTGCAAGCATTTTGTCTTTACTATGCTGGTCACGATAATAACGACTTCTGTTGGTATCGATATAAAACATATTGCTCCTTAGGACTCCTTAAGAAAAAGCACCAAAGTCCATCTGCATGACCGTATTGACTTTGTCAAAAGGTACTGGGATCTCTGGTGATAATAGGCTTACATCAGTAGAAGTGAGTGCACCATAGGAGGATTCATAGTGGGAAACTAGGAATAACTGACTATGGATCTTCTCTTCGATGATGGTTTTGATGATGTTGATTGCAGACACTCTGTGCTGCTGGTCAAAGCTTGCACCAAATTCATCTAAGAATAAGGGATAATGATCAAGCTTTAATGACTTCATAGCGGTTAATTTAAAAGCAAGATTGATGACTTCTTTGATCCCAGAAGATCCCAGTGATACATCTTCTATCGATTCTTGATTAAGTCCCACTTGCATCGGGAACTTGAAATCCAAATCGATACTGTCTTCTTGGGACTCAGGGAGTTTGACCACCAATGGATAGCTCCAGATAGAGGCGATGATTTGGTTCATCGCTTTTAAGAAGATGTCGATGAAGTGCTTTAAGCCTTCAGCGATCATCCCAGACTGCGGAGAGAGCTCATCTAGGAGTAGTCTCAATAAGCCTTCCTTGTAGGAGAGGCTTTTGATCTCATCTTCCAGATACTGGACTACCCTATGTTTATTATTTATATCTGATTTAGCTTTGATCTTATCCCCTAGGGTGATCTTGAGGTTCTCTATCATAGAGGTCAGTGCTTGGTTGTTTTGATGCTTGATGCTATCAAGCTCTAGCTGAGAGAGCATCTCTAGTAGTTTAGCAAGACTCCCTTGATGCTTAGAGACCAAGGATTTCTGATCGATATACTTCAGTATCTCCTGGATGTGATCATGGATGTTAGCTCTATCTTGGTTTAACTGATAGAGCAATCGCTCTTCTTGTTCAAGAGCATCAGCATAATACTCAGGAGATTTGAGATTAGAGGCTTCTAGGGTAGAGAGGATGTTATTTAGTTCCACCTGTCTTTTTAATAACCTTTCTTGATCCAGATAGCGCTCTATCTGATCAAGCTCTTGGTCTATATGTTCTACTAATAAAGAAGGATGATCGATATTGAAGTCTTTTAAGAGATATCGATACTCAGGATAGAGTTCCGTGAAGAGTTGCTTAAGCTGATTACGCCATTGATAAGAAGCGGTGATATCATCTAAGTGTTTACGTTTAGGGATCAGAGCTTCTTCAATACGCGTCAATGACTCTTTTAATGCTTTACCTTTCTGGGTCAGATCTTCCACTTCTTGAGGGTTGTAGCCTGGGATGAAAGCATGATTACAGTTAGGACAGGAGATGAGATGGTCTTTTCGTTTATCCATGAGGACTTTTAACGTTGTCCTCATGGTGATCAAGGATTCTTGTTGTTCCTGATAATCACGCTCTTCTTTAAGTAAGGTTTGTCTGTATTGTTCGATCTCATCAGCACTTTCTTTACTGACTACGCTAGGTCTAGCGGATAACCAATGTAGGATACGTGATTTCAAGGAGAGTAGTCTATCTCTATCTTGGGCTTTATAGGAACCATTAATTTGTCCTGTAAGTTTACTCTGGATATCGGTAAGCTCCGCATGGATCTTCTCTTTGTCGATCTTAAGTACACCAGAGGCTTTCTCTAGACTGTGTTTGAGTCGATCGACTTCTGCTTTTTTGACACCGATCTTGACATCGGTATCATTGATCTCTTTATTTAACGCTTCAAGATAGCTAGAGATATCCGAAGTTGGGATAGCATCACTGTGTTTATATAAGTAAGCTAATGTATCCAAGAGATGCTGACGGATCTCTTGGATCTTTGTCATGACTTTACTGATATGGAGTTGGATCTCTTGGATGTTAGGATTACTGGGTTTGTCGATATAGGTCTGATGAAAAGCGATAGACTGTTCGATGGAAGCGATCTCATGTTCTATTCTCGTGATCTCATCAGTCGAAAGTACTGATGAGAGCTCTTCTGCAAGTCTTCGTTTATGTTCTTTAAGTGACCCCTGGATATCTCTTAGGTAATCCTTAAGTTTTGTCCATACAGCAATAGCGTAATCGTAGTTGATGTTAGATACTTCGATGAACCATTCTCGTCTTCTCTTAGGGGACATCTCAGTGAAGGATTCTTTGCTGTGGAGTAGTTGATGGATATCTGTGGTGTAGCCAAAAATATCCTGTACCAGTGTTTGTTGGATCGCTTGAGTGCCAGAAGGATTTAGCTCTTCATTGGTCGAGAGATCAATGAAACTACACTTGACACTACTACGGTAGTAGGTAGTGAGTTTGTAGGATTTATGGTAATTTTCAATGATGATCTCTTTTTCACCATTGAGATAGTAGTCATTCTTGTTACCTGGTAATGGTGAGATCTCTTTCATGAGTGTTGATTTACCGAAGCCATTGATCCCAAGGATCAGCTGGCAGAATTGCAGTGGTTTTAACGTAAAGGATTTCACTTGACCAAATCCCAGTCTTTTGAATCCTTTTAAAGTGATGGATGTATAGCGCATGGTATACTCTTTAGGGATAGAACACATCAAATAAGAGAGATGAGTAAGCAAAAATAAAGACGCAGTCTCTCTGAGGAATACCCTCTGAGTGATACGTAAAGTATCCTGAAGAAAAAATAAAAGACGGCATACACCACATCCTAGATAGAGGGTTATTCCTCTATCTAGGATGTGTGATTCTTAGACGCATGTCAACTTAGACGTAGACACCACTGTAAGTGACAGTAGCTTCAGATCCATCGCTAAATCTGAAGGTCACATTCGGAGCAAAGCTCTGTCCGTTGCTACCAGCACTCCAGTTGGAGTTGTCTATCTCTTCGCCATCATGAGCATGTGCTTCACGAATCGCAGCAATGTAGCAGCTCTCACTGTCAACACTACCTTCATCGTAGAACTGCTCAGCAAAGAGTTCGTCGTAAGTTGACTCGACTGCTTTAGCAATAGTATTCATGTTAAGACTCCTTAAGAAATAGTGATGCGATATCTCTCGATATCAGGAAAATGACAGCATGTTGATGCTGTCTGTCATGTTTGTGATATATATCTGAGATTTTTTAGATTGCAATTTCTGTGTCAACAGAAATGCATCCTGCACCGTAGGTGTAAAATGCGCTTTCTGTATACATAGACACGTAAGTAAGCATAAGGGGTACCCGAAGGTACCCCATCTGCATCATGAAGACGTACCTACCACGATAGCTGTCGTCTCGTGTGGATAGATCACATCCACACAGACTCTACCTGTCACGGTGTAGTCATAGATGACAATGTACAGGTGTTTAAGCACCTCATGTACATCACGCTCTTTGAAGAAGTCATAGGGGTTCATGGATTTGGTGAACCCCGCATGAAATCCTGCATTCGCTAATGTCTCGATACGATCCCAATAACTAAGTTCTTTGACAGATGTTCTAGCGTTAAACGTACGTACACGTGGACCGATATCGTAAGCATAGAAGCGTTTACTGTGTTGATCGACGATACCTTTGACTTCAACACGATACCCATGAGGTATACGCATCTTTGAACATTCACGTATTGCTCGGGTATCAATACAAGAGGGTAACCCTTGCATGAGCATATCCCGTGTATGGGATACCTGCTCGTCATCATAGCCAACGACCTCTTGCACACCTAGTGTGCTCATGAGGTACGATCCATCACGACGATAGTACGTATACGCTTCTTTTAACTTCAAGAACTCAGGTTGTTCTAGCTCATGTTCAAAGATGAGCGCATGATCTGTGTCCATATAGGCACTTTGCATATGCTCACAAAAAGCATCGTATTTCGTGGTAGAGAAGATATTGGGTAACATGATTAACTCCTATGTTTATATGTTGAAAAAACGAAATCTAAAGCATTTCTGCGATCGATTTCACACTTGTGATATATACCTATTTGGAAATAGAATGCAATTTGGTGGATCTTACTTACAGTAAAAGGGGTCATTTTCCCTATGTAAATGTAAACTAAAAATGCTCAGATATAAATGTATAACGAGGAACCTATGGCTCAAAATAACACACAAAACCCTTTGGAGACCAACCAGTCTACCAAGGGATCTCTATTCAGACTCTACTGTGTGGGGATCGTTGCTCTGAATAAGAAGTTCCATGAGAACACCATTGAATTCACACCAGTGGAGAACGTCCCACATCTTGATGGTGAGTTAAATGACCAGTGGGAAGAGGTCACCGTTCAAGGTACCGATGCTGAACGTAAACCTTACGACAGCAACACCAAATTCACCAAAACCTTAAATGCTGTATGGCTTCCCATGCATCAGTCTAACCGCATGACAGCTCCTGATGTCAGACGGGGTGAGAAAGTATTGATATACCAGTTCGGTAACTCCCAAAACTTCTTCTGGGATACCTTGGATAACTACACCAAAGTAAGAAGACTGGAGGCCGCAGTATACGGATACTGCGCTACCAAAGAAGAAAATGTCGAGATGAATGCTGATAACACCTATGTCCAAGGTGTCTCTACTGCCGAGAAGATCATCACGTTGATCTCTACCACCAAGAAGAATGAGGAGAAATACAAATACCAGATCTTCATCGATACCAAAAACTACCATATCGTCATCAGAGACGACTACGAGAATCGTATCGTCTTACAAACCGAGAAAGAATTGATCAGGCTAGAGACCAAGGATTGTAAGACATTGCTACAGCTTGATAAAGGGAGAATCACCTCCAAAGGTACCTGGTTCCATCAGGGCGATTTCAGTGTAAAACAAGGTGGGGTGTATGAGAACAATGTGCAACTAAGTACACATCGTCATCCTGAGACACAGAAAGTCACATTACCACCGATAAAGAGTGGTCAGCCATGGAATCCACATCCTGATAAACTGGATATCGACTATAGACAGCCAGAGCTATTCAAGTAGCTCTGCTACTTGAATGGTGAAGGTTACATCACCAGAGCTATTTAAATAAATAAAAGACGGCATACACCCCTAGTGATACCACAGATAGGTATCACTAGGGATTGCTTCTTTATTCACATACGTTCATGCAGAGCACCCTGATACACCTGTAATGGGTGTATCAGGGATGTATGATGCTTATTCTTTTGCGATATTGATCATCTCTAGAGACGATGGAGTAATAAAGAGGTCAATTCATGGATTTTTCGTGTACGCTTAAGGATCTCTTCTTTATCGCCAAGATAAGAGAGATAGCGAGACTCTTGTTGGATAGCATCTATCAAACCACCGATGCTTCTGTATTTCGTATCGTCGAGCATATTGGACTCCTGATGTATAGGTCATAGTACCCTTAGAGTGCACCAAACGCACTCTAAGGGGAGATAATGGGTTAGTCAATGGTGATGTCTGGCATCTCTGCTATAGAGCCTTCTGGGAGGTCTAAGACAGGTTTTAGAGAGGATGTATCGGCAGGCTCTATGACTGTATCTTCAGTACGATGATTCAGATAGTAAGCTCTTTTCGCACCACGGATCTCTTCACTACGTGCTCTCTGAGTGATGTTGTTACCTTCTAGATAGTCAAGTTGTTGGAAGAAGTATCTTTCGATATACATCGCAAACTTATCAACGATAGTCTGTGCGTATTCTTTCTCGTAAGTGTAACACTGATTACGATAAAGGATCATCATCTCAGGTTTGTTGATGAAGAACTGATATCCACTTGTAGATATCTCTATCCCACTATCACTGATGTTAATAGAGAGATCCTGTGGCTTGCGTGCAGGATGATAGAGGATAAGCTGATGATCAGACTTTAAGATGATGTTTTTCTGTGCTACTTGATACTCAGGGTAGACATTGGTGTTGTAGTGAAAGAGATATTTACCATCTGCAGCATGGATCAAGGTAGTGAAAACCATAGTCAGAGCTTCTTTTAAAAAGTCTTTGCTATGGGCGTTATAGGTATCTATATTTTCTTCAGTGATAGGCTCTTCTGGAAATACGGAGGACTCTAGCTTACTTTCGATCTCTTTAAAGAGTTTCCAACTGAAATGGATCAGTCTGACATGACCATCACTATCATTGGGTTTGATATCAGGTCTTAATTTACTGGTAGTGATCTCAATCATCTCCTGTAAGGCATTTGGGATGAACTTAAGACTTTTATCCTGCAGTAAGATAGACTCAGGGAAGTCTACTAGTGATGTATCGATCTTTAAAGACTTGGTCTTTCTGTTATAGCTGATACTACAATCAGACGAAGCGATCGTTAAAGGATTGGTGGAGAGACGATAGCTTTGGTTATGGATAAGGATCTGGTAGGTTTTGTTCTTGATGTTGTAATGGATGGTCTCAGGACGGTTGAAGAACTGATCAAAGACCTCTGTAGTACGCATCAAGGCGTAACAGAGGAGATGTTTCTTCTCATCAGAGAGGTCCATCTTGGTGGTTTTGATGCGTTGCACTAAGTAAGAAAGCTTGGTTGAGAGTTCAATACGTAGTGCTGTGGTGCTAATATTGGAAGCTGGGATATCAGACATAGTAAGATCCTTGATGAAAATAACGAGTGGATAGATACCTACCTAGGACTGATGATCCTAGGTAGGGTGACATGGGTTTATGACGTGTATACGTCTATCCGTCTGGATCGGGGATGATCCACTAAGGAAATGACGTGTGATTACAAGATACCTGTTTCTACAGAAAACACCATATCCAACAAGATCTGGTGGATATTCTTGATAAGAGTGGTAGTGATCTCATCATCGAAGGTATGTTCTATATCACGCATCTTGACGTATAATGATTTACCTTTAGTAGAGACTTGATAATCTCCTTTACTCAGACTAAATTTAGGATCACTGAGTTCTATAGCGATCTTGATATCCTCGTAGTCTATGGATTTACCTTTATCGGTCGTGACCTTGATATCGCGGCTATGTTGATAGATTGGGGTTAGGATATCTGGTATAGGTGAGAGTGTGTTGATATAATCCATCTGTACCAAAGGATCTGTGATATATCGTACTTCCTCAAATAAAACACGGTTGAAGTTCAGTTTCAAAGCTTTTAACCGTTTATCGATATCTGCTTTGTTATAACGACTGACATATCGACCTTCTCTGATATCGACGATGTATTTGGCAAAAGCCAAGAATACTTCATAGATGAGCTTTAAGGTATCAGGGTTTTTGATGGTGCTGACGAGCGTACCATTGTCATTGGCTATCGTGACAGCACGAGACTTGACCCGATACGAGATAAATACCAATACCCCTCCTTTGTCGACTTGGAAAGTCACAAAGGGTGGGTTATTCTCTCCTGGAGTAGTGACTAAGGATACACAGTGTGTGGTTTTACCGATTTCTTCATAGACACGGATGTCTTTTAAAGTGATCTGTGGTATCCATTTCTCCATGTAGTAGCATAATGCAGGAAATGTCGTGTGCATGGAGTTATCATACTGGATCGCGAGATGATCAGTTAACGTGTCAAAATGAGGTTTCACAGTAAGTTGAAAACCTTCCATGAGACCAAGTTTGTTGATTTTTCCTTTGGTTCTATTAACACTATCGGTTTTATTAGCTTTGGTTGAAGTAGACATGGGTTAAGACTCCTAGATAAAAAGTAGATGACTTATGTCATCAAGTCAGCTTAAGGTTGGTATGAGCTGCAAATAGTAATTCTGACAATGCTCTTATGTTGGTTTTGAATCGATCTGTTTTGTAGTTGACCTCCCAAAGTAAGGTTTCAGGGGATGACGTTTCATCATAGTGCATGAAAGAGTCACGATAAAAGTGGTAAGAATATCCGTTGTTGGATACAGCAATAAAGGATGATCCTGTCCAAGAGACGACATAGTTGGCATGGATCACCAGTACATTGAACAATATCCCTTCATCCTGGAAATAACGATAAGTGTGCGGGATATCTTCTAGTAAGAGGATATCCTTTAATGCGTTGATGTATGCAGTCTTCAACTCTTGATAGTGAACACGATGCTTCTTGGTTACTCCTGGTTCAAAACCATCCTCTACAAGCGTTAATATCTTTTCCTGATACTCTGCTGTATCCAGGGTATTGTTATTGATATACCACTGTGGATCAAGATTGTAGATAGAGAGCAGGATGTGGGTAAAATCATAAATCGCTTTACCGATATATCCAGTGTAGTTACTATTGATACAAGTCGTCGTATCGTCCTCTTTCTCAAAAAGACCATAGTAAGAGAAGACTTCACGTAAGTTGATGCGACTGATCGCTTTACCGTCCTCTGTGCGGTACTTGATCGAGAGGATGACATTTTTAGTATGGTGTTCGTAGAAGATCACCTCTTGCCAAGGATGACAAACCCTGATCTCTGTGTTCTTTAAGAACGAGAGATCTATGGTCTCAAGATAACGATGCATGAAAAGCTTGAGATTAATAAACATCTCATGCTCTCTTAACGAGATTTGCTTCTTTAAAACTTCATCAAAAGACTTATCGATGTCTTTCAATGCTTCAGTGATAGACACCCTAGGGGATTCTAAGATAGGTTTAACCTTGATAGACATAGTTACTTGATAAAGGTGAGATTAGGGATGACACGGATATTAAGTCCTGTAAGGACGGTATCAACTGTGTCGTATAAGACTTTATTTAGTTTTGGGATATTGTCCCCAGTATAGTTGACATTGATTTGTGCTTCTTTAGTGTCGACTTGATACGCAGATAGCTCCTCTTCTTTCAAGATGAATAATCCATAACCAGGACCATGTAGCGCAAATCTTTTACTGTCGTTATAGATCTCAACCACATATCTCTGACCTTGGTTATTGATGACTTCATAGCTGTCTTTAGAGACCATGTGGTTGTTACTATCTGCAACCACTAAGTCTTTCTTGCTATGTTTGACTTGATTTCTGTGGATCAACATCTGCATCATTACAAGGACTGCTTTATCGACATCTCTGAATAACTGAGGAAACTGAGGATGAGATAAGTTCTCCTCTAGAGCAAGATAGATGTTCTTGATCAAGTAGAGTTTGGCATACTCAGCAGAAGCTGAGATATAGCAATAGGTGATGACTTTGTCAGGGATGTTACCGGGGATATACATCATGGTCTATGCTCCATTTTGGTTTCTATGTAATAAATAATCAGTATAAAAGCGATGTATAATACATCGATACCAATCAAGAGTAACCAGCCGTAGGCTCGATAAGTTATAAAAACCCCTGCACAGATGAAAAGACTGATGAGGATGACGGCTAAAGCCGTCAAGATCAACATGGCTTTATTGTAAAAGCAGCTATCTGTTATGTCTTTCGGGACAGGGTATAATTTCAAGGTCAAAACAAAAGGTGATATAAAGATCAGTACCGTGATGATCATCGTGAGATAATCATACCACTGTGCATGATCCTTGATATAGTGTAAAGTAGTCGTGATATCCATAGAAGACTCCATGATAGTCATAGATCCCTAGTGATACCATGGATAGGTATCACTAGGGTACTCTGTATGACGTGTATATAGACGTGTTATTTTTATTTATGTATCATTCTGAAGACTCTGGCTTTCACAGCATGACTGATGGTATCTCTATCCTGCGGTGTTAACAAGATAGTGTTATCACTACCTGGATAAGTGTACTGATACAATGCTGTAAACTCAGGATCATCACTACTTAAGTGATGATCCCTTAAGGTATAATGAATCCCTGTGGTATGATAAAGATTAAAATCCCCGTCCTGATACAAAGTAATATTGATCGGAAAATGAGGGATGTTGTAAATGGCGGCACCATCATCACGGTCTGAGGTGATTAATACCTCATTGACTGACGCATGTCTCTCTAATGCAGAAAGATGGTTATCTATAAAGCCAAGTAGTGCCAACAAATACTGATCCGGATAATCTCCTTCGATATTAAGTGGATTTTGTCCAAAGGTTAAAGATGGCATAAGTGATATCCTTAGATGAACTTAAACGATGTTAACACGTGGTGATAAAGTGCTTTGCTATCCTCTACGGATAAGAACAAAGGGTCTTCCTCATCACCGGGTAAGAGCTCATCGTCATCCCAGGTGAAACCACCGTTGAAATCTAGTTGATATTTCACTCCAGGGCAAGTCAGCATGAACTCATAGCTGTTAAGGGAGAACAAGATCTCTTTATCAGAGACACTGTAGCTGATCGCACCTTCTTCTTCATCTTTCCTGACATGGATCCCTGTCCTACTTAGATAGGACAGGATCTCTGTTATGCGTGTATCAAGTGCTTGGATGACAGTTGCTTTATCCATGATCTAGATACCTGTAGTCATCATACCAAAACGATGTTGTTCTTTCTCAAAACGCGCAAGCTCGATACCAAAGTTCAAGAACTCTCTGACAAAGAACATCAAGATCATCGAGAATCTTAAAGATAAAGAATCAGCATAGGTTTTGTCATACAGGGTAAGTGATTTACTATCTCCTTTGAGCCAGGGGTTACCATTATCCATGAATTCATAGTGAGGATTATCAGGATGAAGATCTATCGTGAACTGGAAATATGTCGGTTTTTCTTCATTGGAGAGTTTGGTTGCTCTGACGACATGATGATATTCTTGGCTGTCATCGTGACTGAAGCTGTAAGAGAAGATGTTGGTTGTGATCTCATGGATAGCCTTAATAAAGGTGTCACATGTGGCGAAGTAAAGAAGACTCATGGCTTCTTGGGTAATGTTCATCGCGATATGTCGATAGTAATCCGCAAAGAGTCGTGCTGACATGGATGCGATGTAGCTGGATTGCAAGAACTGTTGGTGTTGTTTTAATGTAGACTGACTGTCAGGGTTGATGTTAGGTTGGGTGAAATGGTTATTGGGTTGATACATGATAAACTCCTCATGGGAAATAGCAGATTAAAAGATTGACGATGATGACATCATCACGATAGTCATCATCACGTTAGTAATATAGGTTTGACTGTATTTAGATTGCGTCATAAATCCTCACTAGGACTACTATAAGTCTTAGTGAGGTGTGAGGTATTCTTCATTCGCATACGCTCATACAGAGCACCCTAGTGATACCATATATGGTATCACTAGGGGTGTATGACGTGTAGTCTATCAATCTACATATCGCATGTGACCTGTCTTGATAGACTGGATCACATTGACAAAAGACTCAAAGATGTAGTAGACAAACTTACCACTGATGAAGTCTATCTCCTGTTTCTCATCTTTGATGAAATATCCGGTTCTTTGGATGGCTTCATCACTACCACCGATCTGAAGACGGATACTGTCATCACCGACATGGACTTCACCACCCAAATATCCCTTATCACTAGGGATGATGATCTTGACATCTTGGTAGCTTAGGGTCTGTGCATGTTCAGCAGGATCATAATCGATAGCATAGTCCTCACGGTTACGATAGAAGTGATCTATCGCATAAGTGAGTAGTCCAGGTAGACGATAATAAACATGATCTTGATCTTGGATATCACATTCACGAATAGCGTCTTCGATGCGATTTTCGATCGTGTTGTAGAAGTCAGCAATGATCTTCTCATGAGAAAGTCCGTTATCTTTGTTGATTACTCGACCAAACTCTACTTTGATTAGGAGACTGACGATAGATTCAATATAGTCTCTGACATGGGAAGCCATATCACCAGACAGTACTTCGCTATTGAACCTGACCTCATTACTGGAAGAAAAGTAGTCGTTATTATAAGCATCATTGTACTCAACACGTTCTCTCAGGCTAAAATGAAAACCATGTCCTTTGATGATAGAAGTCCGATAGGTGTTTTGATCGATGGTTTGGTTTTGGATGATGAGTTGTGTTCTACTACCGTAGTAGTCAAGAGCAATCGCGTGTCGACTATAATAACTGAAGTTATATACAGATTCATCACCATCTGCACCAAAGTCAAAACTCTTATCACGACTGAAATCAAACTCCATTAATCCGATGTAGATGTCGTGGTTAAGATCGCTGAACTTGCCTTGACTAAAATCACTGATAAGAGGGGTAAGCTTTCCTAGGATAGGGGTGATAGATTCTTTCCAGTAAGAATCAATGGTTTTTACATGTCTGAGTTCCATGATAGCTCCTTAAGCTGTGTGTCGATAAGATCAATGGTAGTGTTACTGATACGTTCTCTGAACATCAGGATATCTGTATCAGTCGTTGGATTCATGTCGATCATTTTACCCTGGTAGGTAAAAGTGAACCTGTCATGATTAGGGTTAGTGCTATCAATTTTGAATTCAAATTCGTCTTTAAAGGTAATGTAGATCTCATCTACACCAGACAGACGATAGTCTTTGATGGTTACTAAGTTTTCTTCATCACGACTTAAATGAATGAAATATTCCGTATGGGTGGGGTAAGTAGTACACCTAAGACCTCTACCATGGATGATAGCAGCACTGACGCGGATCAGTATCGCTAGTACGTCTAAATAAGGGATATCCTCTTGGTAAGGTTTGATCTTCTTATCAAGAGGGGATTTCAAGTAGTTGAACGCTTCGATGAAACTATCTCTGACAGAGTCAAAATAGATGCGCTCATCGAAGTCAAAATCATGGATAGCACCATGCCAACTAGGACTGAGATACTGGATATAATCATCCTCCTCTAAAGCATTAAGATAATCTCTGAGAATGACATCAATACAATACCCATCAGTGTGTTCGGCATGATGTAAGTTAAGGTTATCCAGAGAGCTCTTTAATGATCTCTTAAGGATCCTCATTTTAACATGATCTATATCTTGCACGTTTAAGACTCCTGTTTCTTGCAGTTAAATAAAACGATGTGGACGATGATGAACATCACCGTGTATAAGCGATAAGGGTTCTGGTAGAAGAATAGCAGTAAGACGATATTGACGATCATCTCAAAGAGAGCAATGATCGCCATCCCTTCAATCCAATCTACCAAGATACGTATACTTTTCCTACCTGTAAAAAGATCATTCTTATTCTCTACACCTAGCAATCCTCCGATCACGATGAATAGAAAGATGATCGAGGTGATGAATAAGATCTCAAAAGAGCTAAAGTGAGCGAGGAGTCCTACCAAGGACTCCTCAGCCACAGAGAGACATTCTGGATTATGGATATATCGGATCATGGTGTAGCAATCTGTGATAAAGGACCCTGATGATAAAGAAGTAGTGTCTTGTAGACATTAATGATCGATGATTTGATCTTATCGACAATACCAATATCTGCGATAACACTTATCTCGATATTAGGGTCTGTACAAAGTACCATGCTGTTTGCCACATGCACCAACACAGGTGATACAGAGATAGTATATTCCTCCGCACCTCCTTTTTCATATCGAGATACATAGCACCTATCTTTATCCGAGGGATGATGACCCTCGAGATAAAGGACACCATACACACCACCATGGGGCAACCCGTTCTCTTCGTAGTAAAGATTCTCGATGTTGACAGGGTGGGTGAGGTGGATGATCGCATTTTCAGTGATCTTAAAGATAGATGTTATTGTATCTTTGTATTTAGGATGATCGTTATAGAGCGACTTTGCTCTGTAACGGATGTCTTTGATCAGTGCTTTGACATGATCCATGTATTCATTGTCATTCATGCATTAGCCCCAGGCTGTTGCCATCCAATAATCGATATATTCATTTGTGATGACATTATCATCTTCAAAAGCGTAGTTCATTTTTCTGTGTCTCCTGTGTATAATGAACGTCATACAACCTCACTAGGACTAACTAAAGTCCTAGTGAGATGTAAGGATATATGATGTTTAAACAATTTATCGTGGTACACCAGTCTTCAAGCACCACAGATAAGATAGCAATACCGGTATATAGTCTTTGATGTATTCGTATGTATTTTCATTCATAAGCGGATGATCTTCTACGTGACCCATCTGTTCGACATCTATCTGTAGATCTTCACCTTTCTGGATGATTGAGATATCCATCATGTCGTACTTGATAGAGATATATTCCCCGTATCCTGCTATCATGATCTCGATATCAGGTAAGGTATATGTCTCAGTACCAGTAAAAGTAAGTTCTTTATCGGGAATCAATACCCCTTCATCATTGGTAGAACCACGATAGATTTTCTTGATGATCCCTGTTGGGTTATAATTATACTCAATATCCTCTTTGTCCATAAGGGTTCTAAGGATATCTTTGAAGTATTCATAGACCTGTCCTGGTTTAGGATCATTTTCATCATCTGCCAAGTATGACTGTAAGGTGAGTGTGTCATATAGGTCTTTTTGATAACGATTGAGCACCACCCAGCTTTCATGGTAGTGACTTTCATTGGGAAGCCTTAGTCCACCGATATTGACAAGATCGATCATCTTGAAGATCTCGATGATGATCTTCTTGATGAGCTCTTTTTCATGTTGATCGGTAGAACCTGAGATGAAGGACCCTTGTGTTTCATCAGGAAGACCTTGGTTGTTAAGCGGTGTATGTAAGGAGAAAGCATATCCTGGGACTGTGATCCCTTGGATATGGTAATAACCTTTATCTCTGACTTTGATATCGGTTAAGTAATAAGGGGTAAAGGATCTGGCGAAATTGTTAATTTTGGTGTGATACTGTTTGAAGAAAGTGTATTCATATCCGGTTTTACGGATAGCACGAGATTCATGGAGATCGATAGTGTCGGTGAAGTAGTACCTAAGAGACTCCTCGATCATGGATCTGAACCCCATGATGAACTCTTCATTACCGATACTGTTGTAGTACGTATAGAGATCATTAAAGCGAGGTTGGATGTGTTCATCCCAATAGACTTCGGTAGTCTTGATGTCAGTGAATTTCATAAAAGACCCTATGTGAAATATGCCGCGTAGCGGCTATCTGACTCGCCTTCTGTGATACTGTATTAAGAGTAAAACAGTATCACAGATAGTGAGGAAGCTATCTCTGAGACGACGATGATATCGTTGTCGATGAAAATGATGGAGTGTTGATGTGACCTACACTAAAGTAATAATAAATATCTCAATAAAAGATAAATAAAGGTCATAGCACCTCACTAGTACCTATAGTGGTACTAGTGAGGTGTTCTACATGGGAGTGTATATAAATATCAAGCCATCTACGAGATCTTGATATCTACCGATATCAAGCTTGTCTTAAGATACCATTGTAACCTTGTTTGACCAAAGCTTCGATGTGTGCGTAAGCTTCTGCGATGAAGATCGGATCTTTGATCGTGTATTTCACGACTTCTTCACTACGTTCAGCCGCTTTAGGATCTGCTCGATAGGGATTGACTGTCATGACAAAGAGCAAAGTACCATCGTCTTGCATGAGGACTTTATAGCCATACTCTTTATTGACTTTCTTATCGACTGCATAGAAGGCAAATGTTCTTCTATCCGGATGAACCTCCAGCATATGACGATTGCTTTTATCCTTCGGAGAGAGGTAGATGTGGAGGTTCTGATCCTCACCATAGTCGGCAAGATAGTAATCCTTACGATCTACTCTCTTGAGATATGCAGTAGTCGCATCAATAGTCGCCAGAGTCGTTGCACGAAGTTCAGCTTCGTCTTTGAATCTATCTTTTTGGACGGGAAACCCATCGTCTCCTGTCGAGACATTGCTCTTCGGATCCTCCTTGGGTGCTACGGGTTGTTCGGGAGCCTTCGGTTGTTCAGGGGCCTTCGGTTCAGGTTGTTTCGGAGTGACAGGCGGATCTTGAGGCTTCGGAGGCTCCGCACGAGGTTGATCCTGGTGATGATCTTTCGGTACTTGGACATCACCATGGGCGAAATAGTTGTTGATGATGTCCAACAACTCATCAGCTTGTTCAAAGGAGAGCTCCTTGATACGATCTGGCAGACCATCGATTAAAACAATGGTATCTTTAATGCTTCTTGACATAATTAAAAACCTTTTTCATGAGGGATGATACGAGTCCTCCGTCAGGAAGACTCGTAAGATAAGTCTATTTAAGAATAAGTCTATTTAGGGTACGTGGATATGGTAGATATAAACATATACGACAGAGATCTTAAGAACATGACCTTAGGAGAAGCTTACCGGATGCTTCTGTTAAAGACCGAACAAGTTGACCACAGTAGTTATGTCAAAAAAGAACTCTCAAGAAAGATGATCAAGTTGGTTAGGATGGGCCATGATCTCTATCCTGACAGTCATAGTGAACATGACGACCAACATGATAAAGTCACACATTTCTTAACTGAGCTTTATTTTGCTTTAGCAGACATGATCGAGAATAAAGAATACGTGATCATCAGTCCTTCTTCTGAAGATGAAGTAAGCTATAGCCTACATCGCAATAACAAGATGGTCTGTAAGATCACAGAGGGGCGCTCTATGAAAGATCTTCATGGGTGGTTGGTAGAGATAGAGAATGGTAAATGTAAGATCGCAGTCACTGTGAATGATGATAACTATCTCTTTAAGGTCTATTGTGAAGGAGAACGTCATTGGAAGATCACCAGTGATGATTTCACATTGGTGGTGGTGAAACCTTTCTGTATAAAGGTTGACCATGTCTTAAGAGCGGTGACTGATCATCTCTTGAGAGATTATTGCTAAAAAGAAAAAACATCATAGTTGACACCTCACTAGGACTTTAAGTAGTCCTAGTGAGGGCGTATGACGTGTGTTATTTAGTCTTCATTCTCCATGAGCTTATCAAGACACTCGATATACTCTCCCAGATCACGATTAACGTCTTTCATCTGTTCAATGATGGTGGACTCCAGACGATACTGACGGAAGTAGTATCGATTACCACCATAGTCAAAATAAGAATCCAGATAGTTTTTATCGATATAGATATTGATATCTTTATCTACATGTCTAAAGAAATAACCATCTTCACCCACACCCAGCCAATAGTCTTGATATTCATAGAGCTTGAAATCCACATACCATCGTGTCAATACTAATGACTTATATCCGAACTCGATATCATCAGCATGGTCGATCAATGTCGATAGACCTTCATGAAAGACATCGATGACTGACCCTAGTTTGGCTTTGAAATATTGATCTGATATCTTAGGTGCACAGGATAAGAAGTATCTCAGGTTCTCTTCTATGTTATCACGATGCTTACGAGCTTGTTCGACGACTTTGGAAAGATTACCTAAGGTATCCTTAACTGTGGTTTTGTTGATGAGATACTTCGATAGACGAGAGGTATCTTTATTCTCAGTTAGGCTTTTGATATAATCATAGACCTGATCGAGCTGGTCTGTAGTAAGTTTAGGGAGATATTCAAGGATATCTTTTAAATCTGCCATAAATGGACTCCTGTAATGTTAGGGTGAAGTGATTAAAGTCAAAGTCTCTACTCGTAGTAGTGCTGTTTTAAGATAATGTCGTATCCGTTTTAGGGTCTCAAAACAGTCTATATCAGCGGTTTGTTCGTGAGATAGGATAAACAGTACTGTGGAAACCAGGTCATCGACATCATGATCACGATACTCGTGACCTTTGGTTACTTTGAAAGTACGATTGGTGAGATCTACTTCGTAGATACTGTCCTCGTAGTCCAGACGATAAAAATCCTCTCTCACTTTGAGAGCGTTTTTATTGATGCGTGTAGCATAGTCGTCTGGACTTCTAAAGTTGTAGTAGTCGTTTGAGGAATCTCTACTACACAAGAGATCACGGATGAAGAATACGCTATCCCAATAAAGACTACAGAGATCTTCATAGACCATGGTCTCCACGAAAGGATAGAGTGTTCTTAGGTGTTTCTGGATATCATCTTTATCCTCTCCGATCAAGATACGATCCCTGATAAGGTTTATCGGTGTCTTAAAGGTCACCAAACCACAGTTGATCTTATCGAAGATCTCATAGAGGGCGTATATCGCCTCTCCGATGAGATCGATACCCAACGACATTAGTGTTGTGATGTTGTATTTTTCGACACAGAAGTTATCATTGAAGTACCTCAATGCGTAGACTAGGCGATCATTATCTAAGAAACGTTCGATACCCACGAAGTTATTGCGTTTAGCTTCGTAAAAGATTATCGTTGTGATATCTTTGTCGATCTTGATCGCAAGTGTTGGGTGTGGACCTATACTAGTGTTACCAGCATGATAAGTTCCTTTCATGGAAGGCTTAGTATCTGTGACCTTAAACCCTTTGAAATAACGATGACGCAGAGGATCATCGATCTCTGCTTTAAAAGCAATATGGATCCCACGAAAACAACGGAATAATTCTTTTTCTGCTGGTGCGACGGCTACGCACTCTTCGTAGTGTCGATAGACTTCTATGACGTGATGGTCAAACCACTCTTGATAGAGGTCATTGATATATCTTTGTTGCATGATTTAAATCCCTACTGTGATAATAAACATAGACGTCATATATCCCTAGTGATACCTATCTATGGTATCACTAGGTGTACTACTTATGACGTTTAGACGTTTTATAACCCCAGTTTGACCATGTTCACAAGTTCATGAGCAAACGGTTGGTTATTGATCGCAAATACTTCGGTACCTTCTTTGGTATCATTGAAGGACATATAGTCTCTTTCAAGCTTAAACTTAAAGGATATCATTCCTGTAGTCAGATCCACCTTGACATCAGCGTTTTTATAACGAATTAACATCACAGTGATTTCACCAGGTTTGTTAAACTCTATATCAATAAAGCCTTTTTCACCCTGGTCGATGTCATAATGGCGATGATACACATACTTGTCATTATGTTTCGTATCGGTGAGATGGATAGAACCTATACCGTGAAGATTCTCGATAAATAATGAATGAAGATCGGATAAGAACTGTTCAATATAAGGCTTACGATCATCTGCCAATCCTTTACAGATCGTATTGGCTTTGTCATAGCGTGTACGTATCCGATATTCGCGTGCAAGCAGTCGAGTATCTTGTTCTTCTGACATGGTGTGTTTGCTATCGTTATCCCGATTAGAAGTTGTCTCATCTTCGGTGAGAGACAACAGATCTAAAAACACGGATAATAACTTCTCTGTATCTACTTTGTCAACAGGGATATCCAGGGTTTTGATCGCATGCACTATAGCTTCATTGATCTTTACATGTTTCATTGATCATACCTCTAAGGTTTCTTCATAGTAGGGGATGCTGGTCTCTTCTCCTAATCTAACATAGTCAGCTCTCTCTTTGGTCCAAAGATAGAAACGATGTTTGGTGTCCATGACACCGTGTTCACCATCGTAAGTGTAGATGAAGGTGATACGAAAATGACCTTTTTGGAAGATCACACGTGATAGATGGTTTGGATAGAGCTTCATCAAGGGAAACTCAGTAGAAAGGATGTTAAAGAATCCAATCTCTGTGTAGTCTCCACGAGTATCAACAAATGTAGCTATGGTTTTATTATCCCGATGAGTTTTCGCAAGTTTGATCTTATCACGATTAGTGTACTTGTACTCCTCGTATAAGTAGAAGGATTTCAGTTTCTGAAACTCATTTAAGAGATACTCCAGATCTGTGTTTTCAACAATGGTCTGGAGTGTCGTGTAAGCTTTCTCCCAGTGGATCGTGTCGATATGCGCGACATCGATCAGGTGATCGACGATCTCATCATGGGTGGGATGTTTGATTTTGGGTTTAGCCTGCGGTTGGGAAGCTTGTGGATGATCTATGGTTTTGGTTTGGTTACTACGATCGGTTATCGTACGTATACGAAAAGGGTAAGTCATGATTTTGATTCCTATGTTTATATGTTGAAATATTGGATATAGTAGCGTGTGCTACATGAGTATATTTAATAATTAAAGACAAATAGATTGTGTGTTATCAAGGCATCATTTCTTCGATGACAACATAGTCGTCATCTCAGAGAGCCTGGACGGCATAGTACCTCACTAGGACTACTTAAAGTCCTAGTGAGGTGGTGCATATGACGTTTTTGATCAAGTCTTATCGTGGATTTGTTTAAAGTAAGCTAACAGTTTATCGACAATGAGATCCAAATAAAAGACAGAAGTAGTGAATTTATCCTTATAGAAATCCATTTTATCATGCACTGACTCGTCTCCTGGGAGAAGTCTAAATGCACAATGACCGTTGAAGTGGGAATTGTAGGTTTTCTCAAGAGTAAAAGAAACGACACTATATTTAACATTACAAATATCGGCATCACCATAGATCTTGATATTCACGTCTTCACCATCGACTTTTCCTTTAAGCGTCGATATCCCAGTATACGTGACAGTGTGTTTTTGAATGACACGATCACCGGTTAAGATTTTCTCCGGATAAGTATACACCCCTTGAGTATCGGGTTTGTGTTCTTTTTCAACAGTGGTATCTGTCAAGAATACATAAAAGATCTGACTTAATAGATCTATCGCATTTGAGGTATCAGATTGTACCTTGGCTTCAATATCTAGATGTTCAGGAAAAGTATCGTGTGCTTTCTGACAAGCTTCTTTTAATACCGCTTCATCAAAAAGATCATTTTTGATCGATTCTACTGTGTACATGGGTTACTCCTTAAAGTTAAGAAAATCCACGACTGACTGAAATACATCATTCATTTTCGTGGTGAATTGTCTTGTCGCAATCAGATTAAAATCCTGATCACGAACGACTGTATCATCAGTCTCTATCTTGAAACGGTAGTCGTCTTTACGACAGACGACACCGATTCTCCCTATAGGGATCTCTATCATCCACCCTTGCAGGTCGTTGAAGAGCTCATTATCGGTGATGGAGATGATAAGTATGTTGTGCTTATGGAGCGTATAGATGATTTTATCTTCATCTGTCGTGATACGCATCCAGTCTTTGTGTTCTGCTATAGTAGTTAGACTGAAGAATAACTGCTCCATGAAGTTAACGATAGGTGTGCTATCAGCTTTAGGGCTATCCTCAAATAAGGAAAAACCATATCGCAAGACCTTAATCGTCTTTTTGTATAAGTCTTTTTTGAGTTTATTTAGATCTGGTTTATTACCAGTCGTGTCTAAGAAGTCTTGAGTATCCTTCTTGACACTCTTTTGCGTCTTGCGATCTACTAGATCCTCTTTAGGTTGTTGATGAGGGCTGATCTTCCAAGTACCGTCATGACAGGTATAGTTGGTAAGATTAGGATAAGGTGTATATTGCATATTAGATATCTCCTCTATATCCTTTAACTAGACATCTCTAGTCTAGATAGTTTATCTTCAAATAAAGGATGGTCTCGTAAAGGCATCACCAAATGTTCTACCAATATCTTCGTTATCCCTTTCAAATAAGCACCACAGTCTGAATATTCATCATCGATCAGTAGACTGATGTTGATGTGGTTGTCATTACCATCTTTGATTTCATATCCGGCACCATCTGAAAAGTGCCAAAGCCTACGGTATCCATGAAGTTCACGATTCAAAATAAGTTCAAAATGAGGATTACCGTCTGTGGCTATACTTAAAGAAAAGGATAGACCAGGAAGATGATGGGTCTCCTCTGTCCAAGGATGCTTGCTGCTATCAAAGATAAAAGTAGCCACATCCTGGTGAAAAAGATCGTTGATATCGATAGTTGATACTTTGCTGTGATAACACTCTACATCAGAGAGTCTTCTGGTAAACATATCGAGTACTTGAGAAAAAGCATCGATGGTGCGATCTCTTAAAAATAACGTAGGATCATCGGGATCAGGATCTTCAACATTAGCACTTTTCTTAAGCTTCTTTAAAAGTCTGTCAAGATGTTCTTTAAAAGAGATATTGTCACTCGTTACAGTCATATACCACCTTCTGTCTAAGAAAGTCAATAGAGGTCTTGATATCATCGAGTTTGTATACCAGATAACCTCCCGCATAGCGATAGTTACTCCTAGTGTCTTTATCGCGTCCGTTTAAAGAGATGATCCTGACATGATAGTTGTAAGGATCATCTTCAATGAAATAAGGATAAGATACCTCGATATCACGATGCCTGAACCGATAGAAGTCTTGATAGATCATGGTAGAGAGCTCTGGTTGCTTATCAGTAGTGATAGAGAATAACTCTTTATCATTATCCTTGCTATAAGTGATGTCTTTGTAAGACTGATTCAAACATCTGAAGAGATCTCCAAAATACCATGCAATGTTACGGATACAGACTTTGACGGTAGCTTGTCTTTTCAGTCTTGCGATATTGGGGTTATCGTTAAAGATCCAGTCATAAGCAGCTTCTAGCATGCTACTGGATGCAAAATCAATAGGTTTATTAGTCATGGATTACTCATTTATAAAAAGATGTCATAGATCCTCAGTAGTACCGATAGTGGTACTACTGAGGTGTCAACTATGACGTATAGATAGAGAAATGCAAGATTAAGGATGCTTGTGTTTATCAAACATGTTTAATACCATGGTGCCGATAATCACAATTAACATCGTGATGATGAATTGTAACATCGGCATAGGTTTCGGTAGTCTTGTGAACATGGGTATCGCAACAGCAATAACCATAGGAGTCGCAGTAATAACAAGCACACTGATAAGAGAGAGATGCTTATAGCGATCGTAGAAAAGACTCGCATGGATAAACACGACTAGAAACATTATCACCGATAAGCAAATTTGGATCTGTTCAATCGACATATACGAGTATCACGAGTCTACAACCATTTTAGAGACTCGATAGAGTCTTGACAATAGCTGTGAACGAACATCGAGAGTATACTGAGATAGTTACAGACTTGATAAAGTCTTAACTATCGAGGTAAAGATGTAATCCTTAGCTTGTTGCTCTTTAGGCAACTGGTCATAAGGAACATAGCAAGGATGTTCTTTCTTTTCAGGATTCTTGAATTCACCGTACTTCCAGCCCTCTTTTTCTTTTTCTTTCAGCCAGTTTTCATGGCTACCAGAGGGACCAGCATTAGGATTGTCTAAATGGAAACGTACGCCGTTTATAGCGCTTGTCTTAGCCCATTGCGGAGCTTCATCCCAGGGTAGCTGAGAATCGTCTCCTAATGCCTTACAATAGCCACGATTGGCTTCATGACATACTTTAGCGATTTCTTCAATAGAAAGTGACATAGAAAGTCCTATAACGTAGGTGATGACGGGGTGTCTAACGATGGGATCGTCAATTCTTATTTATAGACGTGGATTATACATCGATATCAGAAGAGATCATCAGCAGTGATCTGTTTCTGCTTCTTACTGTAATCCGTACTACGCTTGTAGAAGAAGTCATTTTCTTTACCAGCAAGCACTTCTTCGGTGAACCAATCTGTTTTCTTCAAGAGTTTCTCATCGACCAGATAAGGTGCTTCGATACCGAGTATCTCCAGCGAGTTGTTGTAACGATGGATGATGTAGTTTTCAGCAGTAGCGAGATCAATGAAATCCAGATCTCCTTCTTCAAAGATCCAGTGGAGGATCGCTTTCTCTGCTTTAAGCGCAGAATCAGCAAGGGCGGTGAGTTCTTGATAGAACTCCTCCGTGAATAATTCAGGATGTTCTTCTTTCAAGATACCATATAAAGCAATACCAAATCTCCCATGGATCTCTTCTTCTTTGGAAGTAGCTTCGATGGCATTGCTCATGCCTTTAAACATGTTTTTATGTTTATTGAAAGACATGATAACCAGGAACTGACCAAAAAGAGAGATATGTTCGACGAACAAGGAAAACATGACCAAAGACAAGGTGAAATCGGACTTAGATGCATCTTTCTTTGACATGAATTCTTCCATGTAATCATATCTGGCCATGAGTGCAGGATACTCATGGAGGTGAGCAAACATGTCATCCATACCAAGAAGCTCTAAAAGAGATGCATAAGCGTTTTCGTGCCGGATTTCTGACTCACCAAATGTTACACCTACTTCGTCTATTTCAGGTTTGGGTAGATATTTGTAAATATCCACCCAAAATCTCTTCACAGCTACTTCAATTTGAGCAATCGCTAACATGGATTTGGTTAATGCTGATTTTTCTTGAGGTGTGACATTGACACGGTAGTCTTGAACATCACTCGTGTAATTGAATTCCTCGGCTACCCAGTAGCTATGTCTAATAGCATCCCTAAAATCCAGTAATTCAGGGTATTCGTAAGGTTTCAGATTGACTCTTTTTTCAAAGAGATTTCGTTTACTCATGGGTTATTACTCCTTATGAAAAATAAAAAGTGCTGATCTTATCAAGCAACACCGATGCTTAAATAGATACTTAGGTATTATCGTCATAGAACCCAGGATCCCGTTAAGGAATCCTGGGGTATTAGATATTTAAGATATTTATTTGCTATTGATAAATTTACTTTCAAGATAGCTAAAGTTCGCATCTGGATGATAATGTTTAATGCGATCATAGAGTGTCTTATCAGATTTAAGACATTTTGAAAATACTGCACGTCTCCCAATATTCAGGCAAAAATGAGGATGAGACGTTCCATAAAGGTTTAGTTTATAAGAACGGTTATTGTATTCGTACTGTATCGATATCACAGCATCACTTGCAACATCATAAAGGTATTTTGGGATTGCATTTTCGCCCAAATATTCGATCAAGTTGAACACTTCATCCCGACTCCAATCGTTTAGAGTATTCCCATCAACATCAAGTTTCTTTCTCACTTTAAGAAGTTGATTGATATTCATGGTATATCCATTACTATCGATCAGTCTTTTGATGTCATCCAGGAGATAATCTCTATAAAGTTTGTCGTTTTTCATCTTCTTCACCTTCTTCATCCTCTAATCAGTTATACATGTCCCTATCTTGTTGTTCGTCACTACGCTCAACATACATCTGGAAGTTAAGATCAGGGATCTTACTGGTCAGGACTTCTTTTACCTGATCGATATAGTTCGTTCCCAATGTACCGATATATACGTCGTTGAGACTGATTTGTATTTTTGGCCATCTGTCATCGGTTTCAGGGGCATATGAAAATGTTATTTTATCGTTTTCACTATCGGTGAAAGTAGCGACAAATTGGAATTCTCCTACGTCATACTGAAGAGTGTATTTATCAGTGAGACTACTATATATGTTATCTAACATGTCGTCAGTCACGATAAAACAACTCTCAGTATCGAACTTGTCTAAGATCTTACGGACTTTAAGTAGGGTGTTGGTGTCCATGTACTTATGCTTCTCCTCGAGCAGACGGAGGATTTCATTATAAGTTGCTTGATGGAACTCTGTTCTTTTCATGGGTATTTACCTCTGTTTAAATGAATGATAAGGATTTTGTCGTCATATCACCTTACCTAGCTACACCTTTAGTGGGTGTAGCTAGGATGTATGACGTGTATTTTATCTTAACACGCCATTACGAAGATATTCGATAAGACTAATGAAGATAGCGAGATTGGTTTGGAAATAAGGAAATGCTTTGCTGTATTTAGCAAACTTTTCATTTTCAGAATAAGTCAATGCTTCTGTTTCTCTTTGGTAGATAAATTCGTCTCCTTGGTCAACAAAATGAATCTGCATAAACGGTGTATCTTTGCTATGCTTGATCTTGATGCGGGAAGTATGGATTTCAAACGTCTGATAAATGATATCATCTTGAACAGATTCTGTCCAGATAACACTATCACGATCCATCAAGAAATCCATGATGAAGTCATAATACCACTGCGAGAAAGCATGTATAGATTCTTTATCTTCAGCAAATGACGCATTGGAAGGATGGTTGATCTGAGAGAAGATGATGTCTTTTATGGTCCTGTGGTCAGGATCAAGTTGATTGGTATTTAAGCTGAGTCTACCTTTACTAAGATCCATGACTGTTTTAAAGATACCATCTAGAAGACGATTTACCACGTCATCATAACCGTCTGCATCGAATACAGACCATGGAAATTCGGCTTCGTCTTGGTACAGATCACGACTTGCATCAGAATTAAAGACTTTCTTTCTTATAAATACCGTATTGTTAGTGAGTAGAAGACATTGACAGAAATAAATATAGGGTTTATTTTCATCCCGATGAAAACCCGTTTCTATATAGGATTCTTGGTAGGTATTCAGACCACCAACAGGGTTAAAATAACGCTGTTTATGGAAGGTAAGATGCAGTATTCGATCTGTCCTAGGGTTAGGAGATAAGAGCGTATCGTGAGGGTTATAGCGCTTGAGATAATCGATGAGTTTCTCTAGCAAGAAATACTTGATTTCTTTGATAGCGGTATCTTTATTAAAACCCAGTTCGATATCATTTCGACTTTCGATTTCATGTATTAAATCATAAGCCGGTTTGATGATTCTATCTTCTAACACTGTATCCACAATAGGATACATCTCTTCATTTGCGAATGTATTGGTTCTCATGGTTCACCTCTTAGTGTTGGGGTAAGGACAAAGTCCTTAACTATACGTCATATATCCTGTCTCCTCGTGTCAAAGGAGACAGGATAATCATTATTCAAGATTCAAACATAGGCGACATTGATCTCATTCTTACCAAACCCTACTGGTTTATAGTATCTTTTCTCAACTCGCTCAATAGGTGTATCCTCTAAGATGATGTATCTGTCTCTTAAAGACAGATCATTCACTCTGATCACCACACCATCAGCTCTACCTTGTCTGACATAACGTAGATATAGCTGACTGACGAAGTACTGATCTTCAATACCATAGTGGACTACCTGGAAACCATAATCCATCTTTAGAGTATTGATCGCAGAACTATATCGAAACAGTCTGCGACAAGAGATCGACATGTCATCTGCGATAAATCCTTCTGGCGTGAGATATCCTGATATCGACACGGATGGATAATGGATGGTGTGGATGTATTTCGGTATCGATTGAGGATGATGACCTTTGTAAGGTGTCCATTTCTTCGCAAGATAGAGATATTGTTCTATCTTGGCGAGCACACCTGCTTTGTAGATACATCGTAGATACTTGGTCTGTGTGTCAAAATGCTCAGATACAACAAAAGCGGTGTCACTGGGATATTGATCTAATATCGGTAAGACATCTGTTGGATTAGAGAATATTTTAATTGCCATGGGGTTAACCTCTTTTTGACTATAGGGAATACTCATCACTATAGTAAGGGTCTTTCATTGATACCCATACCTAGAATCATCTCTAGGTATGGGGATGTATGACGCGTAGCGTCAATCTGAACGGAGTATAGTGAAGTGAAGAAATGCCGTGTAGGCTATCCGTGTGGATCATCATTGATCCACTAAGGAAATGACGTCTATGTCAGAGCTTTACTTTCATGCCCAGATAAGACATAAGTACTGCATCCATCAGGATGAAGTATATCGATTCACCTACATGTGTATTGTAATCATCTAGTCCTACTTTATCTCCTGTATGGCTTAGGATGCCGCTATCGCGGTAGCGATATCCATTGTTTCTAAGGATCTCCCAGTTGAAAGTACCATCGAGAGTAAGTTCAATATACCCACTAGGATCCCTCTCACGATAAAGTCTAAGAACATTGGTGTCGGGAAGGAGATCGATAGACTGGTAGTCGGTAGACCACATATGCATGTATTCTGAGTGATATCGTTCTACTGAGATGAAGATATCTCCTTTATCACGACTGTCAAAGAGGAAGTATTTTAAGTGATCTTGGATGTCATTAATGATATCAGTGTAGTTATCAAGATAAGCAACACGCTCTTCTTCGGGGATGCTCTCATTGATGAGATGCATCCTGGTCGTGATCTGTGATCCTTTTAGGTGTGATGGAATCAGATCTTTGATACTGAACTTAGCATCAGGGTAATCAATCTTCTTAAATGCAGAGTTTTGCAACATCTGCAAGATACGGATATCATGTTTGACGTTGTTTAAAGGGAAATGGGTTTTAAGGGTAACATCTCCTAAGAAAGGTACTGCAGGATATACTTCAAATTCTAACGTCCCATAGCTGTAATCAGGGTTTTCTGATGTGGGGTTGGATGGTGCAAAATTCCAGTCGAAATGTTTACCACTGACATGGTCATTGACCTTGATGTCAGTAGTGGTGACTTTATTAGCGTAATGAAGTTTGTCTTTTAAAAGACGATAGAGTCTTAAAGAAGGGATGATATTATTATAATCTCTTTCTAATATACGGCTAGTGATATTAAGGTAAAACATATCACACAGTGCTTGGTTGAAGCCTTGTACATCGTAGTTCATATAGCGTTCCTATGTTTGGGTTATTTAGATAATGTTAGTAGCGTGCTACCATGGGTATATTTAATATCTCAATAAAAAAAGAATAGACATCATACGCACCCCCAGGATACCATTATCGGTATCCTGGGATATTCTTCCTTCCTTATAGTCAGTCATAGCACCTCATCTAGGAGATAGCTCCTAGATGAGGATGTATGCCGCGTAGCTTTAGTATTCACCACTAATGGGATCAAAACCCGTCATGGTTCTAAATAATGCTTTTCTTAGTAACTGATGATATTGCTGGATGTATCCATTATTGAGTTCACAGACTGGTATCGATCCAACAACCTCACTACCGTATTTCTTTACGTATATTGAATCTTCAGTCTTCTCTACTGAAAATGAATCATTCGAGTCTGAATACAGTACTGTGAAAGTATCTTCTTCATCGTTGCTAATGACTTTCAATGATTGATTTCCTTTGATATCACCAAGGGGATCAGCATCTATTATCAGATTAAATTCATTGCTAGTAGACTCTAGCTCATCATCAGGAAGATGATACCTCATCTTCACTGATTGTTGATGATTAACCATTCTACCTAGTACAGTTAATACAAAATGGTTCATCGTTGCGAGCAAATCCTGATAATAACTGTTATTCAGGTACTGGTCATACTGAAGATTGATAAGCTCGTATTGATTGAACAATGATGCCCTGGATGCATCGTAACGATATTCATTGAGATAATGTTCAGGTTCATCGTAATGACGGATCAATTTCCTTAGCTGGTCCACGAACTTAAATATCAGTTCTTTTTCTTTCTGATGTTCTAATTCGTGCACCTCATCCCAGAATAAGAATTTTCTACCATATTGGTAAACCCTTTCTTCAAATTCAATGGTTTTGCCAAATACACATAGATCAACCTTATTTATTAGCGAATATTCATCGGTAATCTCCTTTTCAGTATAGTTCTGTAAGTTAAGACAGAAATCTAACGTGTTATCGGGTGAGTAACGGAGGTAGTAAGTTGAGTAGAAGTAAGTAGCTTTTTCCTGATAATAGAACTTTATCTTTAGAGGTGAGTTTTGGATATTAGGACAGGTGTTAAAGATATCGTTTAAGGTATCTGTGTAGAAGTACTGAAAGTATTCTACCATATCACCACTAAAATACTTACTATCGTTGTTACGATAATAATCGATAATATCATCTACTACATTGCGAAAGAGATCCTCTTTTAAAGTACCAATCTCTTTTCTTTCTATATCAACGACTGACATAGTTGCTCCTTTGTTTATTTAAAATGAATGCGTCATATGTCCCCTACCCAGGATACTAAGTCCTTGGTAGGGTCCATGATGTTTGTTAAATTGAATAGGGTACCCGTGGCCGGACTCGAACCGGCATGTCCTATGGACGTCGGATTATTTTACTACTATGGCTTTCGCTACCACACCTCTCTAGAACAAGTGTGTTTGATGGTCTTGACTATATTTTATCATGGGTGATACATGTAGACATCACCTTTAGATACCTGCCGTCTAGTCTCTACACCTTCTTGGATATGCATGCTTTCCCAGGGTTGTTGCATAGCAAGATTGGCTCGGTATCACCGCGCCTGTAGACATCCGGATGTTGGAGCTACTTATATAGACTTACTTAAACGGGATGTGTTTAAGCTGTAGGTTTTACCGAATTTGACAGGTTACATTTGTATGGCATTCCATACAGCGCTCATTTTAAGAAATGAGCTAAAAAGTCCGACATGTTTACCAAATTTCATCACACGGGCGTAATTCTGTCTATATGAATAATCTATATCTGTAAGATGATAGAGTTACATGTATTTCCATCTTCCTCGGGTCATTTTAGCATCTGTTCTTACATAGAAAACGGGTTCTTGTGCTATCTTAACCAAATCAGACATCACGTAATCAATAAAAGATTTTATATATCGATATTTTAGCGCTATCTCTTCTCCTAATTCTTTTAGATCTTTTTCAAATTCACCGCAGTTGTTAATATCAAAGATAAGAAGAAATTCACCATTCTTCCTATCGTAACAATGCGATAGTGAAAAAGCATTTACTCCTCTATATCTATCTTTGTTTTTTATCATAGGAGCAAAAATCAATCTGAAATATTTAGATTCTAATTCTAATCTGCCAGGTAATGGCGATTTAAATTTAAAGAAAGTCATGGAGTTTTTGATGTAATCAATCAAGAAATCAAATTCAGCAACCAAGTCTTTATATAACTCATGATTTTCAACAGGTGTATCGAGCAATGCTTTTCTGCATTGCTGATATATTTCGTATTTATCAGTCATGAATAGATTCCTTAATTTAGAAATACTTTTTCTCTAAGAAAGCTCTAAGTTTATCGAGCAATGACTTTAGCGATTCATTTAACTCTTTTAACTTAGGATCAATTCCATATTCATCATTTAGTTTATATTCGATAACTCTGTCTTTGATTACGATACTACACTTATCAATGTCCAATAAACCAACGTGTTCGTATTTGATATTCAATAAGACATGTTTACCATAGCTACGATTGAAATAATGTCCTTTAAAACAAAAGTCTGGTCTATCTGGATGATATTCTATATCTATTGCTCTTGTTTTATTACTTATGCTATTATCAGAAACAATCTCATTCTTTTTTAGTGTTATTCTTCTTTTTGCTATTTTGTCAATAGAGTTATTTTGATATATGGTGCATGACCTGAGATACAGACCATTGTTTTTATATTCATCCATTAAACCCAATAACCAATAAAGATCATCTTTGATTTTATCTATGATTTGTTTAGATTCTGGATATTTGTAATCAAAGGAATGATTTAGATAAATTTTATCTGTCATAAAGACCTCTTAATTAAGAACACATAAAGAAAGATGTCATATACCCCTGATACACCTACCATGGGTGTATCAGGGTGTAAGGGTATATGACGTGTACACTACTATTTAAAATGGGATACCTGTTGTATAAGCAAACAGGGTATCCCTGATGATCGCAGTTATAGCGGATGGGTAAGATGGATAAGCTAAATCGGATTCTTTATAAGGCAAAGCATAAGTCACACCGTCTATGTTGATATAGGAATCCTTACCGTGAGTATGGTTAAATACCATTGATATCCCTGGAGCAGATAACGTAGTGGTTGGTTTATTGTCTCCTTCATGGTCAGTGATCTCTACGACTGCATTACCATGATAAAGCGTGTATACTAAGTGATCGTCATTATACACTCTTCTTACCGCGTTAGATTCACCTACATCTAGTGCAAAATCATTCAGGATCCCTTTGATAGCGTGGATTGCTTTATCATAAGCCTCACGTTCGACCTCTGTTAAGTGGACATCCTCTTTTATCTTGGCAAGAAGATTATTAAGCATTCTAATAGAGGTGTCGCTGTAACGGTCGATAGCTTCTTCAGTAAGGTTGTGGATGATGTTACCATAGCTTGCTTCCATCAGGTAGGTTGCAAAGATCTTTAAGATATCTGCGATTAAGAAATAAAGATTGTTATTCTCACCGGTGTCAGTGAGATCTCTAGGTGTGTTGATGATAATTTTATCCTCTTCATTGATGAAAAATTTTGCATCGACTTCAGATAGAGGGTCATTAGGGTTTAAGTAATGATAGCTAAACCTAACCAAACGACGATCTTTAAAATGGACTTTGAATACATCGATGATGTCATCATCAAAACCAGGCTCTTGCTCATCAAAGGCAACCATTGTAGCAAAGTTGATTGATAGTACTGATAACTCTTCACCATCGATACTCTCACGATGGACAATGAGACCAATACTTCTCATGAACTTAGTATACTTGATCAGTTTATCGATAAGATTCATGTGTCCTTTGATGAAAGGGTAATACTGATCGATATCAGCCCAGTTTGGAAACTCTCCATAGATAGTATCAAGAACGGATTCTACTGCATTAAGCATGTCTTTTACATCGAAAGGGTTGTTGGGGAAAATTAATGTTGTCATGGGTGATTACCTTAAATTGAATATGTAGTAGCATCATCTATACTGATGCTATTGATATAATCTATATCTGTATATATACAGTTTACGTTCTTTACCTCTATGGATGATCAGTGATATCACATCCGGTATAAGTGGACACCATCGCGAGTAACAACGCGCTGTGTAAAGACTTTGCGATATAAGCATTGTCTAAGGTAAGCTTAACATCATCTTTCTTATACGTGACCTTACCTTCTTTGCTGTATAAGGATTTACCATGCCAGTTTAGTGAAAAATCAACATCAGAGAAGTTGATCCTGAAGTTATCACGTTTGAAGAAAGAGACACCGTTGTTAAGTTCTTTGATATCGATAGTGTTAATGACATTGTGCATCTCGAAGATAAAGTCTACCGAGAGTGCTATCGCAGGTGTTAACACCGTGATGTCTTTGCTATCGATGATTTGTTTTATGATGCTATAAAGACTGGTTCTGACCTGATGGATATAGTGGTTTCTTTGGAAAGGAATATAAGGCGTGAGATAATGTTCCGTCCCTGCTGGTATAAAGTAATGGAGAAACCAGTGAATCATATTTGCATATTCAAGGTGGAGAGGATCATTACCGATACCTATACCTGGTAGGGGATCTTTGATCACTGAGGTACTACAGATTACATCAGTGTTTGTTAAATACTGGTAAGAGAAGACGAGATCAGGTTCTTTCTGGTTACCAAAAGAAAATATTTCATCACTGATACGATACTCACCAAGTTCGATGCTATCTATTTTACGTGTGCAGTCTGATGGATAAAAAGAAAGATAAGCTCTTAGCTTCTTAAAGAGTGCAAGATCTATGATGAACTCTGGATATTGTTTATCATGGATGTCTTGCAAGAGTCTGTTACGAGAGGGATGGTCAAGATGTTTCTTGACCTTGTCTAAGAAGATTTGATACATGTTTAACGACCTCTTTTTAATGAATACGTCATAGGACATCACTAGCTATCCCTGTAAGGTAGCTAGTGATGATAGGGGTATATGCCGCGTAGTGTTACTGCTTTACCGATGATAACTCGTCGTATCGTTTCATCAGTTGTTCTGCCCAGCGTCTATGGATCGAGACTTTGTAGTCAGGGTTTTCCATGTTAGGTATTATCTTTTCAAGAATAAAACCATTTGCGATATAGATGACGATACCGTTAATGTTGATACCAACACCAAAACACTTACCATTATCTTTTTTCTGGTTATGCTGATAGAATTCATACAACACGATCCCTGGCAATGACTGATTTACGATGAACATGTCATCTAGAGTACTATTTGACAATATATCCTCGATAATGACGTGTGATCGCAAGATTTTAGATACGGCTTTTGGTGAGTTATTATAGACGAAATCGGTATAGGTTTTATCATCGATCGTTGTAGGAGACGTATTAATCTCATCTGGATCGACAGCTATCAGACGGGGATTGCTTAAGATATCTCCTTTATTGAGAATCTTTAGTAGTGCTATCAGCGCATCAAACACAACTTCTAAAGAATCCATCAAGGTGTTTTTATACTGCGGATTACGGATACTGGATTCAACTTGATGTTTGTTGTGTTCAGTGGTTTTAATTGTCTCACCATCGATATCGATACTCATTCTACAACTGAGACCTACTTCTACCATAGACCAATCAACATGAATCAACAATCGACCTTTACTGTCACTATACCGGATGACGACATCGTCGCCATCGGGAAGTTTGAAGATATCGTGTTCATAGGGCATGCTGGTCGACAAAACATTTCCACGATAGCGGTACTGAGTGATGTTCTTCGTGACATCACCTATCTCTTTAAAGATAGCATTAGTGATTTTTTGGTACTCTGACCAGTTTTTGTTAAGATGATATCTTGCACTATCTAAATGTCGGTAGATATAAGTTTGACAACGATAGATGTCGTTATTGAAATCATCCAAAGGTGATTCTAAACTGTCGTTCATTTAAGACTCCTGTGTTTTGGGATTATAGCTTGTTACATAGTGGTAATATATATTTAAAAATACATGCACGTCATTTCTTCCTCAGTCTTACAGACTGACTCAGATAGCCGCTACGAGTCATAGCACCTCACTAGGACCACTAAGGTCCTAGTGAGGATGTTCTTCATTTTGCTTCGCTGAAGGCTTCGCAAGAAGGCTCCACCTTTACACTACGTTACATTCAGAGCACCCTGATGCGCTATACGCGTATCAGGGATGTATGCCATTAATTATATTTATTTCCAGTGCCACCTACACCTGTCCAACCACGACCAGGGTCATACTCATAACCAGAACTATTGCCATGAGGAGTACCAGCATCATAGCTTCCCCCAGTACTACGTTTGGTATAGTGCAATTTGTAAAGATGGTATTTGTAATAAAGACCATACTCGTCACAAAAGACAAACGTTGCCATGCACTGGACACTAGTGGTGGTCATGGAGTTCGCCAGACCATTGAACTCATGAGGGATAGCTGGGATCTTCGGACCAGGATAGGACGTACTGTGAAGATTCACTTTGATTGACGTTGCCAGTAATCTAGGTTCCGGTTTAGGAGCCCAGGGTTCCTGTTTACGTTCATTCTTCCAGAAACGAAGTTCAAAACCATACTTGACAGTGGACGGGTCATCATTGTAATATTTGCCAAACTTACCACGTTCCAGTACTTCAATAAAGGGTCTGAGTTCACTGTTGATCACTGCCGGTCTATTTACCGTGATAACAAAATACCACCTTAACCATTCTACTCGATAAGGGTAGTTGGAATAAGTACCAGAAGGTAATGGACCATGATACAAGAATGGGACCGATACTTGGATAAAACGATACCATTTATTCCCTTTACGCTTCCAGAACTCATCAGTTAGGTAATGTGAGTGGTCGTAATCTTTGTAGATATCAAAAGACCCTTTTTCAAAATAGTTCTGTGGAGCATAATCAAAATCAAGGATTGGTTTTTGGAAATGGTTAAGAAACTGATCTGTTTGATCCCATCTAGGTGCACTTATGTAGTTTAAAGAAGTGATGTTGAAATAATACTCCGTGTACCAACTAGAACCGGTGAGATAACCCAAACCACCTGGAGTGGAACTTGACGTTGACTGTGCATAATAACCTCTGCCATGCTCCGCTAAAACGGAATTGATGAATTTACGGTCTTTATTCTGCTCAATGGTGAATCTTCGATCAGAGGAAGTATTATTGTTACGGGTACTCTCGACTGACACGATACCACCTCTATCACTTCTATTAGTGATAGTGATAAAGGCAGGCAATTTAGAGAAATCCACCCCTTCATCTCTTCCTTCGATCGTAGTATCTTTGATACCGATCGAAGGAATAAGATCAGTAGTATAAATACCTCCACCGTTATTTTTTCTTATTGGATAACCAGGTATATGGTTGTCATTTCTCTTAACTTCAGCGATGTAGTCTGCGATAAGCTTCGTATAGTTGGGTGTCTCTGACATCGAGGAATCCATACTTGTTCCGATACGGATATAGTCAGGAGCTGTATCTGGCGGATACATCTTGAGTTCCATGATTTCACCTTCTGTCACCTCAATAGTGCCATCGATACTTGGATCTATCTCTCTTTCCCCATTACAGTTCGTTACAACAAGTTTGACGTTGAAGTTACCGAAATTATCAATGGTGACTACATTAGACTTTAGTTTACCAACCTTATTGGTGTTCTTATTGAGGAAATACAGTTCTAAATAAACTTTCTTTCCTCTGTCCATATAAGAGAAGATAGGAGACGCCATGTTGTGCAAGGTATCGTCATCAGAGATCGTGAATAACTGAAGCTCTGTGGGGTTGTTAGTCCCATGTTGGTAACTGAACTGCACTTTAGTACCTGGATACACCCCTTCAAGCTGGATAAGGTTACCATTATCAAGCTTGAATCTCTTAACGATATCGATAGTCTCCTGTGGTTCATCATTGATAAACCACTTACCAGTGATCTCGATCTCGTTGAGGTTACGGACAGTAGTAGTGTTTAACTGGAAGTACTGTAATATCGCAGCAGTACCTAATTTACCCGTACCGTAGATACGCAACACCCCATCAGCGGTTTGCGTATTATCAATAACCGCAGCCAGTTTGTTAGAAGTAAAGGATTCCTCGAAACCTTTGTTATCAACATAGGTGATCTTAAGGGATAATGATTTACCGATATCATCCACTTTAAAACGATACTTCACAGAAGTATTTTCACCAGGTGCTGCGTAGTTGAAAGGATCTCCTACAGGTTTGTCATCTAACATCCACTGAAGTTTCGCTTGGTTGATATCATATCCGTCTGGATCACTGATACTGACAGAATAGAAATACCCTTGTTCACCTACAAACGGTAATGAGTTACCAACCATTTTGATCTGGATATTGCCACTAGCAGCTCTATTCTGATCAAACTGACAGAAATCATTGGCTAATTGAGCGTTGGTATACCAACAGTTGATATCCACATGGTACTGACTGTAATCATCAGAAGGATTTTGTTTGATGTGTGAACAGTACTGACTGAATAACTTAATACCAACAATGTTTCTGTCAAACTCCTGCCATCTTAGTTTCGTTCTACCGAATACCGTATTAAAAGCATAGCTCTGACCTTTGATGATATCTTGTCTACCAAAAGTACCGATGAAGTTATACTGTTTGGTACTTAAGTGGTGGTCTCCTGCAAAGAAAGCATGGTTACAGGTATAGATCCCATCTTGACCATTATTGTTTCTTGCAAGATACTTGATCTGGTTTGCTGTCTCTATAGTGGTGTTACAGAAGTCGTAGATAGAATCCCCCATGGCCTGACGGTTACATTCCACGACAAAAGGTTCAAACTGACATCTGTTTTGCTTGAGCATCTTGGTGATGTCATTAGTACTGGGGTGTTCTTGTACTAACGTCAACCCATAGAAACGAAAACGAGTCGGGAGTTTCTCATCGTGTTCCCATCCAGCTCTTGCAATCCTGGTCTCCATGAAACCAGTATTGTCTTTACTACCGACAACCCAGAACTCACAGTGGTTAAAGATGATCTTGGTATTGAGTCTGTGATAACGAATATCCCAACCTCTCTCACCACCCAGTTCATTAAAGATCGTGTCACACTGATCTCCATAAGGACGGAATTCAATCACTCCACCACGGGCAAAGACCTTACCCCAGGTTTGATCACCCAGTTTGTTGAGCTCGAAATAGTTGTTTGCGATATTAGGATCAGTGACAGGAGTCCAGTTCTTAAACTGCCATCCTACACGGTGTTCAACCCCTTCTTTTAACCATACCGTACGATGGATACTGGCAGGACCTTGGGATAGTGCATAAGCGATAGACTTAAGGGGTTTCTCACGTGTGCCACGTTTATTCTCTTTGGTAACTGCTTCATCAACACCATCTTTCGGATCCACATAGAGGTTGACAAAATAAGACCAATCTTGTTCTATCGGTAAAGCGTAGTAGATCCCATCAGGTTGTAAGGTAATAAGGTTACCTGCTTTTTGAGAGATCGGGATGATCTGTGGTAATAACACACGGAAAGGTTGGTTGTAATACGCAACCATCCTGTCACCTACGATCTGTTTAGTAACGGTATATTTACTAAACTTACCATTTTCATACTTGGTCCACTCAGTACCATCTGGGATATCATATCCACCATAAAGGGCTAATTCATGGACGGCATAAACCATCTTGTCTTCTGATACCATGTAGTCCAGAAGATCTTTTAGGCGATCTGCGTCTTTGAGTCTTTTGTCGATGTAGTTATAGATATCACCAAACTTATCCGTATCTCCTAAGAGTAGTGCTTGTCTTAGACGATCGATCGCATAGACGAGATATTCAAAGCCATAGATGTCACCGATGTCATGCATGTGCGGTGCTGGTGGCCAGAACTCAGGTTTAGCGATGATGTTATCCCAGATAACTGGTCTTTTATCTTTGGCAAGGTTATCTAACTGTTGCTTTAATACATCCCCAAAAGAGAGTGCGTACATCCCACCTACCGTCTGATAACTCACGGTGATGTTATCAGAGACGGATTTGTTGGTGATAACAATGGTGGTAGCAACTTCTTTACCCGTATCTCTTTGGATGGTTTCTGAGAAATCTGCAACTAAGTAATCATCCTTAGTCAGTACTCTGTTGGTTAAGGTATCTGTGATAATGACAGATTCTACATAGAAAGGAATATAGGTCGGGATAACGATCCTTCTTTCTCTTCCTGTGATGAGCGCATGAGGTTCATCTTGGACGAAGTTATTCGGTGATCTTGCAGATTTATCGAAAGGGTATCTTATTTGTAAAAGTGTTTGTGGCATGGTAGTTTCCTTAAACTGAGACGACTACGATGGGATAGATAAAAGCAGGTTTGCTGTTGACAGATGGGAATTTACAATGTCTGATATGAACTTTAAATGGGATCACTGAGGAGTCTCCGATGTGATCTTCGTAGTTATAGACTAAACGACCATTAGTTTTCATGTCATCTTTTTCTTGTTGGGTCAAGAAAGATTCTGGTTTCAATGCTCTTTCAATGTAGTCAGGGTTGGTGATAATAGAGAGCTGGTTGTTCTGTGGGTATTTATAATAACCACCAGTTTTTGCTTTCTCAGCTCTGATGTATTCCTCGACATCAAAACCAAACTTAGCTGCAAGACCTACGATACCAGAGCGATAACCATTAACAGGATTCTCAGGATGGGTTGCTCTATCCCAATTATCACTCGCATACCAGTTGACATTACCTTTCATGACGTTTAGTATCCAGTTCAACATGACATTAAACTTAACTGCTATCGTCTTCTCTTCGATAAATACTTTATACTGATCAGAGCTGTCTGCAGGATTTCGGTAATCTTTGAAGAAATCAGTTCTGTTATGGAGCGTAGTATATTTAATATCAAAGCTAGTCAAGTTGGCTTCATTGATCAGATTACCGGATTCTCCGTCATAGACGACATAAGTCTGGTTTGGCTGTGGTGTGGTAACGCTGATGACATTGCAGGGTGTCAGACCCAGAGTAGGTCTGATGACCGTAGAGTTACTGCCAACATTCCCATAGAGAGGATCATTCTCATCAGACACGTATCCTAAGGTATACGGAGTGTTAGATCCCTGGATGATCTGGTCAGCGATATACTTTTTATAGTTTTTGGTGATTGGAGGTTCGTATTCATTTAGCGCTGCGCCAAAAGCATTACTAAGTGCAGTAGACAGTTCTTTGAGCTTATCTTTGATGAGCGTATTGACTTCATCTTTACTATACTGCTTCTTACTGACATCTGTGATCGTGGTTGCGATACTTAAAATAGCAGAAGTCAGTTCTCTTGCACCATAGAGATCTTTGATATTAAAATCATGGTTGGTGACAGGGAATTTGTAAGGAAGTTCTGCTACCTGATCCCAGTAGATCACCTTGGGGTTGTGTATTCTGTCAGCCAGTATCTTCAAGATCGTCTGTTCATCGATCAACCAGTCACCACCTAGTGTCTGATAGTCAATCGACAATACCCCTTGCATATCTCTTTTCAAAAGACTGATCGAGCCAAACAAAGGCTGTGCGACTGACAATGATCCTTCACTGAAGTGGTGCGTTAATTCATAGTCCTCACCTCTGATGAGCACTTTCGGGGTGACACCACTACCAGCTGCCTGATAAGTAACTTTGAGTCCCATCTCGTAGTAAGGGGCAAACTTAGGTACTATGAAATGAAAGTCTTGTAAATTGGAATGGGTGAGCACATGCTGCTCCCCGATGATTTTGTTGTTAGGGTTGATTCCCGTATAGTCGAAGACATAGGGAGCTGGCTTTAGCATCGCCATATAGAGATACTCCTATTTATAAAGATAAACATCGCAATCAATGCTGATATATACTAATATACCCGCATGAACTCATATCTTCTTGACTTAGGACTCCCCCATGTATAGCTTAAAAAACACCATCGCCCAGCCCATGAACCAAAGAGGTGTGTGGGATAAAGTGGATATCTCCAATGTCCATACTAAAGAACTCTTGAAGCTTTTTGCAGAAGCTTACATCACGATCTACTCGAAGATCTTGGATCGTGATATCACGATCTCTTTATCTTCGATCAAAGATAGACTCTCTACTTTTGATGGGACTTTTACAGCGTTTCTAGAGGAGAATAAAAACAAGTCCTTTGAAGAGATCGATTTTACGGTATCGTTAAAAGAGAGGATGCTTAGATACGAAGATGGTGTCAGAGCAGGGTATAAGTTCTATCCATCCCCTAGCATCCATGCAGTGGATTCTGAACACGGTATCTCTGATCGTCCTTATATCAAGTTTGAGAAGAAGTATAACACCGCTAAAGGTAAAGTATCTATAGATCCATTAGAGTTCTATAAATACTGTTTGGTCTCTGTCAATGGTTTCATCCACAGGGTCGATGTCAGTAAAGACGAGATGTATATCATCGATGGCTATAAGTCTGTCAGACAAGCTAATGATAACGCCATAGGCATCCTCTCATTCAAAGAGCTTGGTAGCATAGATGTTGTCCCTATCACCAAAGACATGATCTACAAACAGGTCGACAGTGCTTTGCTCTACGACCAGTGTTTTATTGATATCGGTAAAGATACCTCAGATAAGACGATCATCTTGATCTTGGGAGGTTATCTACACATACTCGATTGGTTAGTATTTAGAAGAATCTCTGATACAGCGATCAGGATAGATCTTAAGAATATCCCATTCTTAGAAAGGTTCCATGAGAGTAAAAGATATATCAGTTTTGCTGGTGCTCCGCTGGATAGAGGACATGATGATGATCATGTCGCTGTATCTGACATCACAGGAGACAGGTTTATTAGATATTATCTACAGATGCCACAGAGTTTCATTGTGTTACTAGACAACACCGACATCCATGTCAGTAGACAAGATGTCGTCACAACCAGGATCCCTGGACAGTACATCAGTTATGTTGAACCTAAGGCACCTTTGATCGATGGTCATGGTAAGTTCGCTAACTACTGGTCAGTATGGGAGGATGATGAGTGGGTACTAAACACCCGAGAGAATCAGTATCACAACTGGGTTTATGATTCAGCCAGTATCTTTGGTATGAACTCTATCACCAATAGCAGATATACACAAGAGCTTAGTGAGGCTTCCCTTGCGTATATGCTACGCATCAGTAGCATGATCGAGAAAAAGAAAAAATAAAATACACGTCATAGCACCCTCAGTAGACCATGGTAGGTCTACTGAGGGTGCTATGATGCATAGATAGAACTATAATCTCGTGTTGAAATTTATCCCGTCTTCTCTGATGTTTTTATATTTCTTGAAAGACCAATGAGCATAATGACGTCTGGTTTTACCATAACGATAGTACATGTACACCAGTAACGAAATGGGGATAACCGTGAAATATGCTACATAGAGAGACCATAGATAACATAGTGATAATGTCAATATAGCCAGAATAGTTATCGATATCAAGACGTATCCCTGATATCTTCTTGCTCTCCAATAGTAGAAAGCAAAAGCTTTTTCGATATTATCGAAGTATTTATAAGCTTTATCAAGATTTCTTTCGATTTCTTCTTTACTGTAACTCATGGTAGTTTTGACATGATAAATGAAGGAAGAACATCCTCAGTAGGACTAATGATAGTCCTACTGAGGTGCTATGACGTCTAGGCTATCTAAGAAGATCAGAATGTAAAATACGGTGTTATGGTAAATCCTGTTATTGCTTTAAATAGTAGGGTATCTACATTACTAGCCATCACTTTACAGAGTTCAGGATTGACACGATGTTTAGAGAGTCTAGTATAATAATTGTTATCATCTACCAGGAAGATCTTGTAGACTATATCAACAACCTCATCATCGTCGTAAGAGAGCACGCGGTTATCGTTGTTAGCGATATACAGCGTAGAATCCCAGCCAAATGGTATCTCTTCACCACCTATTTTGGTGCAGTTATTTTTAGACACGGATTTATCTACGATGGTGGGATCTGTGATGTGATATTCATGGACATCGTCTTTGATCTTGATCTTCATATCACCACGATAACACATACAGACTTTAAGATGATTTCCGATGAAGTCGATATAGTCCTCTGATTCCTCTGGATAGACATTTTTGATATTATCAAAGATCTCATCGATCTCTTTTATTAAAATGCCTGAATCATAAGCAGGGGCTCGGATGAGACCTCTACGGATGGCTTGTGTGATAGCGTGATGCTGTAGCAGGAAATAAAGGATATCCTGACTGTTAGGACTATGGGTATTACTGACCCAATCTTCTTTACTGACTCTAAAGAAATAGAGTTCTACTAAGCGATCTTTGAGTCTTACTGAGATAAGTTCACCCTCATGGATAGTGAACCTTATCGTGAAATCAGACTCTAATGTAATCACGTAGTTGATAAAAGCATCATGAGGGAAGGCTGCACTATACTCTACCGTAAGAAACTTGAGATCTTTTTGTTCTAAGGATGATGAGAACAGCTGATACAGTCTCTTTAAAGTGATGGTGATGTCAATAGCATCTTCCTCAATGAGAGATAAGGTGTCGTTGAAATCAGACTGATATCCTGAAAGGACTTGTTCTAAAGGCGTGTGAGATAACAAACCAATCTCATCATTGGTATCGAGCAATAATCGTGTTCTTTGCATAAATAAAAACTCCTATGTATGCACCCTGATACACCCATACTAGGGGTGTATCAGGGATGTATGACGTGTATAGATATACTTAAATGATGCTTGTACGGATCATGAAAGACATCTTCTCTAAAGATGCTAACATATCCCTCAAGAATAGCTCCAATTCATCATTGGGGATACCAAGGTCCACGACGACCTCACCCGTATCGAGATCTCTGATCGTCAGATGTCCTGGATGAGATAGCTCAATAGAGAAAGAATCATCCAATGTCGCGATAGAGGATCTTAAGTAATCCATGCCAAAGACTGTGTGTAGCATGAAGTTATCCTCAATATCAGAGAAGATATACTCAGTAGAGGAGTATCCCTCATCATTGACAGTGTACTGTTCTTTGATAGCACCTTCATGGATGACTTCCTCAAGCCTATCTATCAGTCTTGCAAATGCAGGATAGACTTTCGGATACCAGATATAGTGTTTATAATCGTTCAGTACATCATAGAGAAGGCTACGGACTTTGGTGACATATACACAAGGATGTTTAGAATCGTTTGCCTGATAATGACCCTTTTCAATATCAGATAAGAACGTGACGATCTCTTTGAGGAGTGGTGTACCACCACCAAAGAAGTATTCCTCTACATTGCTTTTATTTTCACCATCACCGACAACATACACTATCTGTTCAGGGAAATAGCTGCTTCCCACAATGATCTTTTCAGGAGAAGATATATCTCCTTGGATGGTGAGAAGATACGAGTCACCATACCACTCTTTCATGTCCGCGCCATTATTACGGTAGCGATAATAGCGAAGGAAATGATGTTGATTGAAGAACTGATCGATGTAGTTTATAAATCCTTTAATAAACGCGACATGGTTCTCATCCGTATAGTCGGCGATCTTATCTTCCAGATCATTTAAGAAAGGACGAATGCGCTCTTCAAATCCTTCAGCTATCGTCCCGTAAAACTCAATTTCAGTTTGTTGCATAACACACCTCTTATCAATAGTTGACTAAAAAGATCCTGTCATTTGACAGGTCCCCATGATGAATAATCTATATCTACGATAAATTAACATACACCTCATCCATGGTCATTATAGACCATGGATGAGACTAAGGGATATATGACGTGTCATCGATTAGAGATCTGTCGATTAAATATCTATCGATTTAAGATCTGTTTCGCTTCTTCAGTGAGGGTGATGATCTCTTGATTATGCTGATCTGTGTAAACACACATGAGATCATCTGCAAGCTTCAGTAGCACAGATTCCACGAAATGATCTTCATCTTCGATGTAATCTGCTTCTAGTAATAGCTTATCAGGAGTGAGTACGGATATCTTAGATAACTTATATTGCTTCTTCGGTAATGCTGAAAGATAGATGGTAAATACATGATCTTCTTTCTTGAACTTGATCACATACCGATCATGGATCTCTGACCTGATGATGACAGCAGACTTAAAATCATCTTTGATCATCTTGGACACTGCAATGATATCTTCAATAACTGCTGTCGCAGATGGATCATGGATGGTCGATAGCAGAAGCATCTCTGCATCGACTTTTTGACTATCAAGACTACGCATACTCTCTTTGATCGGGACATAAAAGAAATGCTCGTAAGGATCATCGATAAATGCTTGCAGTTTGTGGACGATCTGTAAGAGCTTTTCTTTGTCTTTACTACTTAGATCACTCATTTCACTATACCTGTCATGATGGTAAATAACAAAGAAGTAAGGTTGTTATAGAGTGCTGTAGTGAAGAAGTCAACATCCTCTGTCTCTATGGTAGAGACCACTTTGGTGTTCTCGACATGGAGACCATCATTGTAGAAGATCTGACCATGAGGATACTTGATGGTGAAATGATGATGCTCACTTAAAGATAGTAGGATATAGTGTTCATCATCAATACTGTATTTAAGCTGTTTTGAGACACGATCTTCTTGTATAGGATGTTCTGTATCTTCTATACCTCTAGGATGGCTTAGAGAGCCATCTAGAGGGGTTATATGACGTTCTTTAAGATGGATATTGATCAAAGTAGAGATAGAAGTCTCTTCATCGACGATGGTCTCTTCTGAGATCTCTGAGTGTAATGAAGAAATGTCGTCTAGGCTATCTGAAGGATATGCTTTTTCATTGGGATCAGGTCTATCCAGATAAGTGATATGGAGCGTACATTGTGCGTCTTGTCTATGGTCGATGAAGTAATAGAGTAGTTCAATGACCTTATCTAAGAGCTTAAAGATCTCTTCATGGATAGATTCATCTTTGATTGAGTGGATGAGAGATTGGATACGTTGTCTGATATCGACTTTGAACAATGAGATCTTGGGATACTCCTCTTTGTGGTAGTATCCCAGTTCTATGGTTTCCAGGATCTTACTGATGTGGCTCAGTAAGGACTGGTCTTCTTCTGATGATGTCGTGATATCTCTGTTATGGGTCTCTAAAGTAGTGGAAGATCTGTCATCACTGATGATCAGTCGACACCACTGTTCTTGATCAGGGTAGTCATGGATGGGATAGATGAGATTATTATATTCTTTTTTGATCTTAGATAGATCGATATTTTCGATATACTCACCTAGTAAGGTCATGATACCAGCGTAGAAGAAGTAATCGTTGAGCTTATGTTGTTTTAGATATTGGGATAATACTGGTTGAAAAGCAGGATAGAGTTCATCGTGGATGAGATCGGTAAGTGTTCCACGTTTGTGATATTCGATCACTTCACTGTACATGGGTTAGGTTCCTTAGGATAGATGAGATGTCAAGTATACGACTAAATAAAAAGATGTCATATAAGTCCCTAGTAGTACCATGATCGGTACTACTAGGGCTGTATGACGTGTGATTAAACAAATGCTTTCTGATCGAGTAATGCTACTACTTGATCTAATACCAAATGGAAATAACGGATGACATCAACTTCTTGTTCAGTGTCAGGAGACCAGAGGATCTGAGTATAACCGTCATTACCAGAGTAAAAAACACCTCTGCCATAATAACCTCCTTCATGTAGATGGAAGCTATAATGACCATTATTAGCAGTGACATAATAGATCGGTTTATCAGGACGACCTGGTTTCCACGTATAAGCGATATACAACCCTTGGTAAGAAGGGATACCCACTACTTCTCTGAACCAACCCCTGATATTATCCTCACTGATATCACGAAAGACGATGTGGTCATGGTAGTAACAGATGTTCGCGAGTGCTTGGGTGAGCACACGCTTCATCGATCCCATCCGTTCATCCATCCAGTTAGGACGATTTGTCTTGATATGGTCTCTGAACACCTGATAGACTTCATGCTGTTCAAGATCTGTGAAGATCTTTGTTAGCTGATCCACGATCCTGTCATAACGCGGATCCTTTTTGTAGGATCCGTATTCTTTCTCGATGACATCATCTATAGACTCGTATTCCTCTGCAGAAGCTTGAGCCATGGCATGCATGGTTTTAATAACATCGGGTGGGAAGTCTGGGATATCATCTTCAAATAACACGTTGTTCATGCATTATTCTCCTCTTGTAAGACTAAATAATACCCATAAGCCATCATGCAACCATGTCCCATGAAGAGAAAGATCTTATCAAAATCAGAGGTCTCAGGACCGTCACTGATATGGCGTTCAACATCATCGGTGTAGTAGATCACAGCATCGATCTTCTCATCGATGATCTCAACTACCATGGTGTCTTCTCCTATGGAGAACAAGTAGGTGTGTTTTTTTGGTTTCTGGATCATACTGGTGCATGGTAGGAGCAAGTCCACAAGGATCACCGTACTCATCGGTATTAACATCTGCAAAAGTATTGATGAAATAACTAAAGTCATCTGGAGTAAGCCAAGGATCTTTTTCATGCATGAAGTACTTCTTAGAGATCTCTTGGATATCATTAAAGACTTCATCATGGGTGAAGGTATCAGGATCATAGCCGATAGATTTCAGATGACGACAGACGTCATCACGGTTTTTCTTATTGTCATCATCTTCATCGACGCTAGCCATCCGTTCTTGAAGTTCTTCATCACTAAACGGAGTATCCAGGATAACACGCATCAGACCATCAGCAAGAGAGAGTACGATAAGTTGCTTAGGAGATAAGGATTCAATAGAGAGGTTTGCTGAGATGATTTCATTCTCAGGGGTGATGAGTTCGGCATAGTTGATATCTCCATCAAGGTTTATGGAGATATCGAGTTTGTAGGTTTCACCTTTACCATGGATTAAGATATCAGATTCGAGGTACTCGATATCTGTGTTTTTAAGTGCATCTTCATGTTCGTGGTTATTATCCACGATATCGTTTTGCACATCATTCATGAACTCTGCAAGTTGTTTGTATTCATCTTGACTGTTATTATCCACCATGTGGTTTATAGCAGTACGTAAATACGGTGTGATGTTGGGTATTGAGTTGTATTTGAAGGTAGGGGTTTGGGTTATCATGGGTTTACACTCGTTCTAAGGTTTGTGTGAAAGTAGGGTCTGACAGATAGTGATCTAGCATGGCAATATAGCATTTTGCATGATAAGCTGTATAACGACCATAGTAGGAGATTTCGTCACTAATACTACCATCGACATAGGTCTTCAATGTGATCCGATCAGATTGGTAGGTACTGTGTCTTTCTCTATCTAAGGTGATTTGACCATCAGGAGTGGCGATGGTGTAATTACGATCCTGACCTTTTCGATAGATCTTAACATCGCCTATGAGGTAAGTAAGATTATCGTAATTTTCGTATCGTCTCATTAGAGGATCTTCGATACGGACATGTTCAGTGAAAAGATAGGCTTTTTTACTGTCACTTAAGTATTTCTCCAAATTACTCATGAAGAGATGGAGTTGTTGATAGTCTTGCTCATCTTTAGGAGGACAATAGATGCTACCAAATTGTCCGATCTGCAGTAAATGAGTGGTGTTTAACTCAGCATGCTCGATAAGCTCTAAGGACTTTTGATAGTTTTGATCAATAGGAAAATGATCTAGTCTGAAGTAGGTTTTCCCTTGGTAGAGTACAGTTTCAAAAGCCTGTAAGAGGATACGATGGATGTGAGGTTGTATGTCATTTTGGTAAACATCACAATCGATACGTGAACCACCATCTGTAGCATGCCAGATGACACTGTCATCTGTAGATTTGTTGTTGAAATAGAAGGAATCAATTTCGATACGGCGTGGTGGGATATCCCATTTGAGTCCATGATAGAGTAGATGTTGGGTGATCAGGGTAAGTTTAGTGACTAACTCGTCGATATACACCACATGGTCTTTGAAATGATCATCTTGGATATCTAGCCCCAAATCCTTTAAACCATATCTGATATCTTGGACATATTGCAGATAGATGATATCTGCAATAGCGTATGGTGTAGGTAGGTCAAGTTCTTTACTATAGTACTTTTGATACCACCGATAAGCTTCGCTCTTAGCTTTCTCTTCTTTTCTATTCTTAAGGATCTCGTCCACAAAAGACTTGAGATCATTGACGAACTGTTTATCATTGGAATGCTCACCTTTGATGAACTGACTAAATTGAGATAACATCTCTTCTGTCTGTGATGACATGATAAAACTCCTATGTGTTAATATAAGCAACATAGCACCTCACTAGTACCCACTATAGGTACTAGTGAGGATGTATGACGTGTATACGGCATAAAAAGCCCCCACACTTACACACCCCGGAGAGATGTGTAAGTGTTGACTGGGGGAATATGTGTAATAACCCATGACGGTCTACCCTCGGTGATGCCCAGATCACCTAAAACAACCGTCCATCTAAAAACCGCTAGATGACCATGCTCTCAAAACCAAATAAAGAAAGCATGGTCTATAGCAGTCTTTCTGCTCCTTTTAGAAGATAATGTATATCTCATCATCTTTAGATCCCACCATCTTTAGATAAAAACACTGTCACTGCTAGGGTCGTCTCGCCACAACCCTAGCAGCTTAGGAGACAGTGAAAGCTTGATAGTGTTTATCGATTACACTTTATCATCATCCGTGTAATCTTTTTTATCCTGAGGCAACCAAGGAGTCTTAAAAAGTGAAGCACTCAGATTTTTGACCACATCAAGCTTTTTTATCCTCACCACTCGTAGTGAGGCGATAGCAGGGGCAGAAGAGGTAAAAACTATCCCTGCTATCCTTGGGATCACGGGGTCACGTCGATGACGTAGTTGTATCCTGGGATATCCGCTGCGATATGTGCGATACCCTTGATGAAGTAATCCGCTTCTTCTTTAGAGAGTGCTTTGGTGATGACATAAGGATCTTTGTTCTTATCCAGTATCACAAAACCACCATTGATCTGTGCATCATCATTTTTGAAGTAGGTCTTCAGAATGATAGAAGGCTCGAACTTACGTTTATAGAGCTCGATAGAGACGATATCTTTCTCTGCTTTAGAGCCATCTTTCTTACGGATCTGGAAGTCCACGAGTTTCTGATCGATGATATCAGTCGTAGACTTCGCATCAAAGTCGAGGATATATCCTTTCTCCACACAGAGTTTGGTGTACTCACGGATCTTATCCAGGATCGCATCTTTCTCTTGATCGGTAGAGGGAATTGGTAATACGTCATGTTGATGGTCAAGTTTATCCAGGAGATAATAACTACCACGGATCTTGGCAAGGATATCTCTTAGAATAGCGACTGTCAGAGGACCTCTCTGAGTCAGTCTGATCTTGAAGTCATCATGACCGATGGTGTCAATAACAGTCACTTGGTTTTCGATGTGCAGGACATACTGACCATCATCTAAGTAAAGAGAACCATGGATGTCTTCTGGAAGTTTCTCGTCGTACTTCTTGTAGAAGACGAATTTCACCAGGATATCTTTGTCATCCAAAGATGCCGGTGGGATGACAGAGGGTGGAGTAGAAGGACCTGGAGTGGAAGGAGGTTGTACTGGAGGTACCTGGGGATTGGTGTTACCACTGTAGGTGAATCCTTGGGAGTTTAACACCAGAGGTGGGTTTTGCGTAGACCCAGGTGAACCAGGCTTGGTACCAGGAGCAGGTTTCGGTAAAGACTGTGTCCCTGATCCTGGATTGGGATTAGGGTTGGTCAGCAATGTACAAAAAGCCCCTGAGAGGATAAAAGTCCCATTGACCTTAGCCTTGAACTCTTTCAAGGTAAGATCATAGAGACTGGTAGAATCACTGATATCATACATAGTAAAAAGATTTCCTTATAAAGCTTTATCGGAAGTATCGTCTTTGACACGGATGATGCCTTCTTGCTGAAGAAAGATCAGTTTATCGATCAGGTGTGATACCGATCCCAGATAGAGCTCATCATTGGGATAGATCTTCTCTACGAGACTTGGCTCTATCCCCGAAGATACCCAATCATCTTGTTGAAGGTCTTGAAACTGACTAAGATCATGGTGGATGATCGTACTGATGGATTGGGATAGCTTAGGGGTGGCTTTGTGGTAGAGCAGGTGATATAACACCATATAGACATAAGACGTCATCGATAAAGACGTCAATCCAGTCGCAGACTCATAAACTTCAGGATATTTTTCTACGACATAGGTATTATATTTATTTATCGCTAAGTAATCCGCGATATCATGGATCCCATGATCATAGAGGTCTAGGATGGTATCATTACTAAAGGTGATGTTGAATAACCGTAATACATGGGCAAGTCTATCGGTCGCTGCAGATCTACAATCATAGTTGGAACACATGACTGAAAGATCATCTTGGTATTCCTTCAGGATGAAAGGATTACCACAGAAAGGACAGTCTTTAGGGATCTGAGAGACGGATTTACCATTGATGATCTGGATGGGATAGAACCTAATCTGGATAGCATCTCGATCTTTCCAATATTCATCAAAGCCAACCATCAATTTTGACTGTGGTGTGAATGAACGTGTTTTTAAGAAGGTGTTAGGTAAGATGAAGTTTGTTACAGTGTGTTGTCCTAGGGTAATCGGTGAAGTATTGACCTTGACATGATAGCTGTTAAATTGGTTAACGGTCTCATCTACAGACAATACATCAACAATGAAATGCTGAGGTATGGTGGTTGTGATAAAGATATCGGGGTTATTCAGGATAGGATCTTTATCCTTATACCACAGTACGCCTGAGGTCAGTACATCAATATCACGGATGACCTTGTCTTTAGAGATCAATGAGAGTTTTAGTGTTCTCTCTTGTTGGTCTAAGGTAGACTGAAGGGAAGTGACGTTATATGGATCTTCATCATAGAGCGATCTTTTCTGAAAGAGGGGTAGATAGAAACCTAGATCTGTGATGAAGCTATCCTGATCAGGTGTCGTGAGTACTCCTTCAGGATAAAGTCTATTGTTCTCACCATAGGTCAAGATCTCCGTGGGGATGAAGTAGCTGTGGGAAAGATAGCGTTTGAGGTCTTGAAAGAAATAAGTTATATGCTCCATGGGATCTATCTCACCATAGTCCTTAGTGAAGGACTTCTGATCGACAAATAAGAGTCCTCTGACGTAACATGGTTCTTTAAGATCGATCTTGTTAGGTATTGTGGGAATATTAACAAACCTTCTTTTCACAGAACCTCTAGTGTATTCTTGATTGACTGTATCTAAGACCATGAAGGATTCTAAGTTTCCTTTCTCGTAGTAGAAAGACACATAGATACCCTCGATCAAAGGAAGATGCTGATCACAGTGAAAGAAGTGTCTTGGGATGACAGATAATGGTGGGGATACTTCACCATTACGATCTAACGTGAAATTGATTCTCGTATATCCAAGACTGAATCTCGGATGTTCTTTTTGTGTTTTATCTTCTTTAAGTTTGAAATAGTCGATGATCTTGTAATACAAGGATAGTAGGATAGACATCAGTAACCTCGTTTATGTGATATGAAAATGAGTAGAGATCATAGCACCCTCAGTAGACCATGATAGGTCTACTGAGGATGTATGCCGTGTATGTTAGATGATATCAGGCGTATCTGCTTCGACTTTACGGGTGTATTTACAAGAATGCTTCTTGTCTTTCTTGTTAAAACCCGTGCAACCTATAAAAGATCTACCCTTGAAAGTGATCTTGACCAGAGGTTTACCACACTCAGGGCACGCTTCCTCTAGTAGCTCTCTCTTATTCGGACTATCTGGGTCATCAATAAACTCAGCGTATTTACACTTCGGGTATCCTGAACAAGAGATGAACTTAGTGCCTTTACGAGAGAGTCTGTAGAGTAATGCTTTACCACATTTAGGACAGTTTCTTCCTACAGGTTCATGTGCAGCAGAAGGATTGATGTTCTTCTTGTAACCACAGTTGACATTGGTGCAATGATAGTACTTGCCATAAGGACCTTCTTTGATCCCTAGAGCATGATCACAATCAGGACATTTCTCTTCTGTGATCTCAAGATAAGTATTCATATCCGTCTGGATAGCAGCTTTAGCCTTAGAGATCGCATCAATGAGTTTATCCTCAGCAGACCTTAAGAAGTCGATGTAGTCTAGCTCTCCTCTTGAGATCTTATCCAGATCATCCTCCATCTTGGAGGTGAACTGATAATCTACATAATCAGGAAACCTTTTCTCTAAGAAGTGGGATACATGTTTACCGATATTGGAGGAGTCTAGGGTTCTTGCTTTATCCACATAGTTGCGATCTTTGATCTTCTTGATGATCGCACCATAGGTAGAAGGTCTACCGATCCCTTTCTTCTCAAGTTCGTGTACTAAGGATGCTTCACTATACCTTGCAGGAGGTTTAGTGAAGTGTTGCTCTGGGATGATACCATCGTTAGGGAGAGACTCTTTTACTGATAAAGAAGGAAGGTTTTGGTTCTTCTCTTCTTCTTTAGTCTCATCTTGGGTCTCTTCATAAGCAACGCGATAACCTTTGTACTTCTCTACTGTACCTGTGGCACGGAAGATCCCATCCCCACAGAGAAGCTCTACTGTAGTTTGATCGAAGATCGCATCTTTCATCTGGGATGCTAAAGTTCTCTTTAAGATCAGTTGGAAGAGCTTTAAGGCTTTGTCTCCTGATTTAGCTGTGTTGATAGTAGGGTTTAGTTGATAGACTGTCGTGCGGATAGCTTCATGTGCTTCTTGCGCGTTAGCTTGTTTGGATTTATAGACACGTTTTGATCCATAAGCGTACTCTGACCAGTTAAGATCAATAAGTGCTTGCTGGATATCCTTGATCGCTTCATCGGAAAGATGCGTAGAGTCTGTCCGCATGTAGGTGATCAACCCTTGTTCAAAGAGGTCTTGCGCTACCTGCATAGTCGTAGATACGGACCATTTGAACTTACGGTTGGCTTCTTGTTGTAAAGAAGAAGTAGTGAAAGGGGGTTTTGGTGAACGTTTGACTTCCTTTTGTTCGATGTTAGTAACCGTGACAGGTTTATCTGTGCAGTCTTTGACGATCTTCTCTGCTTCTGCTTCTGATGGGATGTCTATCTTAGAAGACATCCCTCTTAAGGAATGTAGCTTTGCTGAGAAAGCATGTTCACCTTTGTGGGTATTTAAGGTGATTGACCAGTACTCATTGGGGATGAAAGAGGCGATCTCTTCATCTCTGTTGACAATGAGTCTTAGTGCTGGAGACTGCACACGTCCTGCTGATAAGGATTTCTCATGCTTCAAAGATCGCATCAATAAGGGAGATATCCCATAGCCTACAATACGATCCAAGATCTGTCTTGCAAACTGAGCATGGACGAGATCCATATCAAGATCTCTTGGATGGTTAAAGGCTTCTTTGATCGCATGTGGGGTGATCTCATGGAAGACCACTCTTTTGAAAGGCTTCTTGATACCTGCATTTTTGAGTACCTGCATGACATGCCAAGAGATCGCTTCTCCTTCACGGTCAGGGTCTGAACACAGATAGATAAGATCTTTGTTCTTAGCAGCTGCGATGAGCTTTTTAACGACATCTTTCTTGTCTTTAGGGATCTCATATGTGACCTGATAATCAGAGTCAATGACTTTGCCTTTGTAAGGGATCTGTCTGATGTGACCAAATGATGCTAAAACTTCATAGTGGTCAGAACTGTTCTTGTTGAGATAAGGTTGGATCTTCTTAGCTTTGGTAGGGGATTCTACCACAACGAGGTAATTCATGGTTCAATACTCCGGGGAAGGATACTGTATTAATAATGTATATCCGAAAAATAAATGTCTGTAGGCTGTGTTCTTAGAAATAAGAACACAGTACTAGAGTCATCTTCTTTTCTTCTTAGAGGTGTGTTTACGGGACTTAGTGTGTTTGGGATGTTTACTGTGTTTGGTGTAACGAGACTTCTTGGAATAAGTCTTCTTACTAGACTTGGTTTTGTGAGATGATTTCTTGACTGAAGGTTCTTGGATGTCATTAAAGGAGACTGTCTTACTAAGAAGATCAACTTCTCCACCTTTGATAGAGAGCTTATTCTTGGTGTTACCAGAAGTGAAGACGATGTTAGAGATCCCTTTAGAGAACAACACTACTTGAGAAGCTTTGCCATCGGTGTCTCTGTCTACTCTGGCTAAGAAGCATCCCTCTGGGATATCTTTTTTATCACTATCTTTTACACAGAGGACCATGAGGTTAGTAAGTTGTGCGTATTCAACATTGGTCTGATAGGGCTTGTAGTAAAATCCTTCCTCATAGGGAGAGAAGAACTTATCTGGATTGTAATTATTGATCTCTTTGATCTCTTGGATGTCGGTATAGACATCGTAGTGTAGTTTTTGTGTGGGGTCCTCTTTGGGTTCGTATCCTGGATGATCATTGGCGAAGAGCGAGATAGAGAGGAAGGTGAAAAGGATGATGAGGTGTCGCATGAGTAGACTCCTTGGACATGATGAAATAGTGATGAAAGAAAAAAGAAGATAAAAGAAAGATCCGTTATCTCCTTATAGGGATAACGGATCTATGTAGGGATGTATGACGTGTATATGTCTATCCGTGTGGATCAAGGATGATCCACTAAGGAAATGACGTTTAATTTGTTGCTGCATCATGAAGTTGGTGACAGAACTCAGCAGTGATAGGATCTTCGGGATGTATCTTATCATCAGCATAGTTAACCCCATAATACGCACCACAAGAGATTTCATCGCTATCGAGTTTTGGATGTTCCATATAACTCAAAACCAATGAGTTTAGATTGTAACCTCCTACCAAACTTGGATTACGAAAGTAAACTTTTCGCCCGTGGAAAATCGCGTAACTCTTCTGATCGTAAGTTTTGTCAAAGTCTAAATAGTAAGGAATCCATGTTGTATCCTTAGTGATGTTCTTAGGTTCAGGGATATCTTTTACAGGAAAATCAGATCTGAGATCACGTCTATTGGGATTAAAATGGTGACATACCTCATTAGGAGTAACGTTGATAGCAATGTCCTTTCCTGGACCTACACTACCAAAACACATCATGTCTTTCTCACGTCCGGTATAAGGGTCTCGTACATGAAAGATTTTGGTGTTGCGATCTCGATCATAACTCACAAGCATGTATTGGATATCTTTATATTCAAACATCTCATTGATACGGATCTTGTTAGAGAAAGGTAAAGGTTGGAAGTTTGCATAAGGGTTTTTGATCCCTGATGTTCCAGTAGATGCTTCTTTCTTAGGAGCCTCTACCGTCTCATTGTTAGCAACACCAGTAGTAGCAGAAGCAGTACCGGTAGCAGATTTATTATCTTCCAATGATAAGGCCGCAGGAGTAGAAGTATCTCCTGCATTAAAGAAGAAGTCAGAGACCTCTTTACCGAAGACTATTACTTTGCCATCATCATCCCATCTGGCTAAACGGAGTTCACCACCGTTATTGATGGTGATGATCTGTGGGTTATTCTGAACATAACCCACACCATCTACGACATGTAGACCCATGATGTCAGTGAATTCTCCCCATTGGGTGTTTCCAACTTCTTTGGCTGCATTGACGATGATTTCAGCTTTGTCTTTGGGTAACTGTTGGAACATGGGATCTGCATAAGTGATAGAGGATATCATCACCAATACAGCAATCAAAGATCGTTTAAACATTACTAGATACTCCTTAAAATAAAAATGATAAAATCATGCTACGCAGGATAGACCTTACGTAGCATGAGTGATAGATCAATTAGAACCTGCTTCGATATTAGCTGATTCTGCAGTCTGCCAGACGGTTTCATCATGGTCTTCATTGACAATCATACTGCTGATAGTCGGGTCAAAGACAGTAGCATGTGCAGCATAACCACCCATACCCTGATCCATGCGAACCAATTTACAATACTGATCCTTATCAGTACCATCACTGTCTTTACAGAGATAGATGAGGTCTGATGCCTGATAGGCAGTCCACCCATCTTTCTTATACTCAAACTCTTTTTCACGGTAGAAAAACTCCTGACTACCGTATTCATTTACCTTATCGATCAATCGTTTGCCCATTTTGATATCGTTTTTGTTGTGGGATACGATATCAATATCGATGCCGTTTAACGGGCTGTCAGCACCTTCATTAGGGGCGACTTCTTCGGCATGTTGGATTTTATTTACCTTAGCCTCAGAAGCGAAAGACACGATCAACATTGCTGAAAGAATAGAATTTACGATAACACTTTTCATTGTTAAGACTCCTTAAATTTAATTAAATGGATAAAAGATTGATGCTCAATCTTCATGTTTGTGATATATATCTGAAAATATTTAGTTTGTAATTTTTATATAGGCGTCATATAACCTTACTAGCTACCCTACATGGATAGCTAGTAAGGATAGAGGGTGCTATGCCGCATAGCGGCTATCTGAGAGGATCAGGGATGATCCTCGAGGAAATGACGCTTTTATTGATGCCAGAGATGATCTTTGTAAAACCATACCTCTTGGATAGATTCAGGTGTGATCTCAGCTCTGCTATCTGTGATCAAGATACGGTCCCCGTATCGTTGCTCCAGTTTGGTAATACTGATCGCTGGTCTCAGTACCTGATCATCGATATCACGTACTTCAGTGATATCGAGATAATCAGTATCTGGCGTGATCTTAAGTCTGCTGTAGAAGACAGATGAACCACTAGACTCATGTCCACTGACCTGACAGCGATAATGTTGTTTAAGTCTTTCCTGTAGCTCTTGTGTAGTTAGTGTGATAGCGTCAGGTTTATTCGGTAGTATTGGGGTATCGATAGACATGGATAGTTCCTGTATGGGTTATCGGGTCATAGATGCAGCACCATCTAAGAAGTGCTGATTAAGGATAAAAGCTGCGTCAGAGTCATCTTGTTTACGATGCTGATAGTCTGTCAATGCTTTCTCGGTATCTTCTACAGAGAGATGATTCGGGTCATCTTCTAAGATGACGCCGATATCCGTGTTACGACAAGTACAGATATAAGCTTTCTTGTATTCCTTACAAGTACAAGATAACGTATCTTTACTCTGACTGCTGGTCAACATCACTTCACCTGAGAGGACAGCATTTACAGTAGCTTTCTCTCTTTGATCAAGATAGCCAAGAAAAGACACGATGATAATAGCTGAGAGGATAAACAAACACATCTCTCTGTTGGTTACCTTAAAGATATCTGCCGTCTCTTTCATACGACACCATAAGCAGAGAGGATGACATAGATCAGGTATCCTAGTACACCTAGGACACCGATGATCATCCCTAGAATAAATACTTTACCCATATGGAGACTCCTAATCAAAAAGCAGTGGTGCTAAAGCAAGTGCTCCCATAGAACCCCAGAAGACGACTTTTTCACCAGTCGTCTCTGGACCATTATTCTGTTTTTCCTCGGCTGCAGCAGTCTTTGTTGACGCATTAGTGTTAGGGCAGGTACAGACGGTGTGTTCTTCTTTGATGACACACTGACAGGACTCCATAGAGATGACGTTGTTCTTTGTAGGTGATTTAATCGTCTCTGTAGCTACAGATCTTTCGATCGCATGCTGTGTTAGACAGTCCACTTGATGGGTTTCTTGTTTAATAACAGCATAAATCAATACTGCAAACATACAAAATACGCCAACTCCCAAGACACTCCATAGAAGGATATCTTCGAGGTTAAATGATTTCTTACGCATGGTTAAATACTCCTTAAAATGATATCTGAGACGACACTTCGTGTCGGTGATGAAAAAATAAAATAAATGAAGATAAGACCCATCCTCTTATAAAAGAGGATGGGTGTGATTTATGTTTATCGTGCTTTCACTGGACCTTCAACAGGTTCCAGTGATTCAATAGACTCAGGGATCTCTCCTGTGTCGTAATAGTGACACAGGTCTTTTACCAACGATATAACCGTATCCACGAAATCTTTATTCGGACTCGTGATGACAGTGTTTACATATCCGAGTGTCGCGACCACCGTGCGCGAGACGGTGATATGGATACAGGTGTGGGTTATATTTCTAGGATATCCCTCCCACCTTACTGTGAGTACACCATTTCTTTCGTCATAGAAGGTCTCTCTGAGACCTCTAGTATGGGTGTTGAAGTGATGGAATGTGAACAATCCATCTATCGTCTTTTTATACGGACTGATATGAGTCCCGAGATGGGCTATTACGAGAGACTCGTCGCTGAATAATGCTTCTTTAATATCTTTGCAAACTCGAAGATATTTTTCTAGATCATTATCATTTTCTACATAAGCCATGGCTTTATTTAAGCCATTGATAATTCTTTGTTGGTTAGGGGTTGTCATGTTAAGTCTCCTTAATTGATATTGTTTAGCTTAGTAAGACCTCCTAGATCATGTAGTCTAGGAGGATGTATGCCGTCTAGGCTATCTGAGAGGATCAGGGACGATCCTCGAGGCTCTCTCTGAGATGGTGCTGATAGCACCATCGATGAAAATGACGCTTAGGCGCGTGATTTCACCATACGGAACACGCGTTCACGTCCATCAGTGAACGATTTTACTCTCTCATAGAGGAAAACTGCATGGATGACCACCAATAGAGCTGAGGTTTTACCCCAGAGCAATCTGACTAGCCAATGCCAGTCATACTGCCAAGCACACCAGGAGATGATGCTGTTAGTGAGTGCGAACAGGATAGTTAACGTCACTACTTTTTGTAGTGACTTTCCATCGATAAGTTCCAACTGGTGGAATTTGATTGCACCCTTGATGGACAATATGGCAGCCAGTGCGTAAGCTGCACTGACAACCATGGGTGAGAACCAAACTTGGAAGCTGTTTACAAATTCGGTTGTGTTCATTTAAGACTCCTTAAAAAGATGTGATATCTTTCGATATCTAGGAAAAATGACAGACTTCTGAGTCTGTCTGTCATGATTGTGATATATATCTGAAAATATCTAATTTGCAATATAGACGTCATATAGACCTTACTAGCTATCTACTAAGGATAGCTAGTAAGGATAAAGGGATTTATGACGTCTATACGTGTCATGCGGGACCAAATAGATAAAAAGGAGCGTCTTCCTTCTTCTCGACACAATAATAACTCAACTCACGGACACCCATCCTGATCAAACATTGAACAATCTCGTAATAAACGGGATTAAGGCTGTTGTGATGACGGATCATGGGGTCTCGATAGCTTTCACTGACTGAGATCTCGTAGGAACCAAATTGATCGTGAAAAGTCACTTTGGTTTCACCTTGATAAGGGACAGTTATACACCACGGACCTCCACCACCCCATATCTCCAGTTTAAATATATCGGCTTGATCAAGATCATACCCAGAGACCTGGGTGATAAAGAGATACTCCGTCACACCATCAAAACTTTTGCAATATACATCAAAGTCAGTAAGCTCAAAGTGACGTAACATGACGTGCAACTTATACAAATCCAATTCTTCGTCAAAGATGATCATTTTCTTAAAAACCTCTTATTTACTTTCGTTTTTCCACTGATCCAAGATCTCACCATCTTTAATCAACGGGATGTCTTTCAACGAGATCATTGTCGGTGGAGTATCGCCTTTATACCACCCATATCCACGTACACCTATCTTGATCAAGAGCTTCTTCAACATGCTGTAACCTTGATCATCAGCGCGTGCATAGATACTATCACCTATCGGGATCTCTTTAAAATAATGGTAAGAGTTCTTGATGGAGCAATTATTTCTACCTCTGACAAAACACGACCCTCTTACCCCAAATATCGTGTAATGTTGATCTCCAAACCCATCGATGTCAGGGATATTAAACTTCGCATAAATGTCCTGGTGTCGTTTGTAGTTAGTACAATTTAACTCCTGATTAGCTACTAAGAAGGTAAACCTTCTCTCTTGGTTACCTTTCTTAAACATCACTTCTGTCTGTGCATACAAATCAGTATCGCTATATCTGACCTCATATACCCATCCATCAGCAATCATATCCCTCAATAACACAATCAAGCCATAGTAGTTGCGATACTTACCTTCAATAACCTCATTATCCCAGAGAAACTTATCTCCTTGCTGGATAGGAATCATCCTTCCCCGTGAGTCCAACTCAATCTTCTCATCACTGATCCCAGATCCATAGACCCCTTCCTCACCTAGATACTTAAGCAATGCTACAAAATCCTTATCCACCTTATCAGGATGATGTTTTATCTTCACTCCACCTACTACCACAGTCATCTCACCTTTTCTGTTGTGGATGTAGATCGTGACATTGTTTTTAAGATCACTAAGTACGTATCCTGGGATGATGAGCTTTATAAAGAAGATATCGATCTGATCAAGATCTTCACCATGTTCTATCCAGTAGCCATCTCCTGTATCTCTGGTAATCACCTTGATCTCTTTCACAGTAGCAAGGTTATCGAAGTAGTTGATGTTGTTTACCAGATATCCACGATGTTTACCTTCAGTAGCTTTGCATCCAAAACTCACTCTGTAGTACTTGTGGTTATCTTTGATCCTCTTGAAAGAGCTTAAGATGTTAGCATGACTGTAAGGACTCTTTCTTGCTATAACAGGTCTTTCTTCCCTTTCCATAGCAGAGACTCTCTTATATTGAGATCTCTTTATTACAGGTGTTTTCTTGTTAGGATAGTTTCTACCCTTCCTCCTTACTGGAGGTGTAGTATCTGTCATGATGGTATCTTCTTATATCCTAGTTTGATTAGAGGATAAGTGTGTTTGTAAAATGATCTTAAGTAAGTGTTCTTATTATGACGTCATAAGCGTCATATAGCCTCAGTAGTACCTATCAATGGTACTACTGAGGTGTATGGTTATCTATGTTGTTTTGATAGTGTTGTTAGTGATGTGATAATGGTTGTTTTATGGTGTTATTTGAGATGTAAGTATATACACTAATAATATTCGGATTATGGCTTCTAAATAAGTCAACCACCTCTAGGTTACTACGTACCCTAGCGCGATTTCCCTTCTCCGTTGATATCCTTGTGTCCCTTCCGCTACGCTTCAGTCCCACTTCGTCTATCTAACTCCGAAGGAAAATCCTGGCTGATTTTTCCAAGAAAAAAATCAAGAAATCAGCCAGAATAGATTCAAATAAAAATTTAAATCATCATACCATACTACCCTCGTAGAGGGTAGTATGGATGTAGTCAAGATCAGAGAGGATCTTTGATAAGGATAAGATCCTCTCCATCACACAGATGTCCTCATAGCAGGCTATTTTGGTGAGGACATCTGTAATGAAGGAATCGGATCTTGAAACGACAGTAAAAGATCCTAGGTTTACAGCTAAAGCTGTCGGTGCAAGCACAAATGTTTTTTATGCTTTCAGCTTCAGCCGGTCTCGATGAGATCTTCGACCCCATTACATCTTAGCGCGCACGCGACGATTTTTAGGACAAATAATATTCCTATTAACTGTGTGGATTATTTTAGCTTGATTATTGTAGCTGTATTTCCTCGAGGATCGTCCATTATCCTCTCAGATAGACGCTATGCGTCATTGCGTGGTATGACTGTATATAAGAAGACTCGAAATCTAATGAACTTTTCACCTATGGATGCAACCATGATTAAATATACCCAAGAAGATCACTTAGTCCCAGTTTACCGTAGCCATGACAGTATCGCTCAAGAAGACTACACTGACGATGTCTCTTGTAGTCAAGAAGACGTCGATGATCCCACTGAGACCAAACTGATCTTGAAAGACCCCTCCGTGGAAGATGACAAAATGACTGCTGATGATCTCACGACTGATCCTGAGAAAGCTAAAGAAGTAGAAGAAGCCCATCCTGATCTCACTGAAGAAGTCGAGGAAGAAGAGGCTAATGACACTGATGCTATCGGTGATGCTAGCAGTGGCAGTGATAGTAGTAGTGATGACAATAACGACAGTGATAGTGATCTCTCTGTAGATGACGATATCAAGCTTAAAGAAGATAGTAGTAAAGACAGTAAGGATGACTCTAGTAAACATGAAGAGATGCATGAGGAGTCTAGTGAGACGACTACCAGTAGTGATGGTAGCAGCACAACTACTGTAAGTAGTAGTACCACCAGTACAGAGAGCTACTACCATAGAGAAGCATCCTTGCTCATGGAAGTACTACTAAGAAAGCCTGATATCTCTTTAGAGAGCTATCGTCACATCGAGACATCATTGAACTACTTGGAATCTCGGTTATTTAAGGACTATGTTCCTGTGCTCTCAGTAGAGGAACGCACTGAGAACAGAGTAAAACTGATCAAAAGAGCATCTAAGGTACTTGATCAGTTGCCTTTTAAAGGTCGTATGCCTGTACATAGACCTGTGTTTAGTCTAGAAGACTTCATGTTAGAAGACAGTCATTACGCCATCATCGACCCTAGCAAAGATATCCCTGAACAGATCACTACCCAGATCGATATCCTTGAGTCACGGGACCAACCTAAACTCTTCAAAGTAGGTCATGAAGTCATCAAAGACGATAGCACTTGTGATTGTGCATTAAAAGAACGAGTGTACCATGCTCTAGAGAGCCTACAAGACCTTACACCACTACAAGGTAAGGTACTCTCCATCCTTCACCACTACGTCATCCACAAAGCCATCTAAGAGGTATCTATGCCTGCTGTCAGACTCAAACGCAATGAGATCACGAATTTCATCCAGGAGAAAGTCTTAGACCACATCACCTATCCTTACACCTTAGTCTACGAGTCTGACGAGATCTATCGCAGTCAGTCTACTGAGATGGAGTACAGACTAGGCTTTAAGAACTCTGACAACATCATGCTGATCAGAGTCAGATACACTCCTATCGGTATCGATGATGTCGATGTCAACATGGTAGTATTAGCAGCACCTCTACAAGGTGAACATCTCTATCCGGTGCTTACGATATCAAGGGACTACGAAGAACAGCTGAAGATGATCACACTCAAAGTCGTCAATAAGCTCTTTCAAGTACCTGGATATCAGTGATGACGTCATACATCCTCACTAGGACTTTAAGTGGTCCTAGTGAGGTGTTCTTTTATTGATTGTTTATCTACATCCCTACTAGCTATCTATCAAGGGTAGCTAGTAGGGCTATATGACGCTTATACATCACTATTTTATCAAATCCTTTATATAAAGCCTTCTAAGACGTTATGTTAATAAACTAATATACTCACTAAGGGTAAATGACGATATCGTCTTAGAAAGCCATTTAGAGGGTATATACGAGATTTTAGAGATCTTTACTAATGCGAAACAAAGAATAATCGATGATTAGACGGCATAAATCCCTGATACACCCACTACAGGTGTATCAGGGAGTAAGGTTATATGTCGTCTATACAGACATCTGCAACAGACTGGCTGCAGAGATAGCCTCATTCAGACAGAGATCTTGTCCTTTGATCCCCATGTCTTTCAAGAGAGATGTCAGTTCATGGATGGTCTTGTGGTCTGGCTGAGGATAGTTCTTCACGATGTGGAAATGACGATCTCTTAAGAGATATCTTCCTTCATCATCCATGATGTCACAGACGTAGTTCACACGACCATAGAGTCCTCTAGGTAAAAAGATCGATAGATAAGGATCAGCATCTTGATAACCTGATCCTCGACTTCTTGCTTGGATCTTGATATCATAGACCTCATGATTGTCTTTCACGGTCAAAAGGCTTGTGACGTAACCATACTGCGTACTGATCACACGACTTGAGAATCCTTGTTTCTTTACTTTCACTAGTGTGTTATACACGTCTTCTAAACCATACCCCTGGATGATCTTACTATCTTCTCTAGCTTCTTCATCATTACACTTGTTCAGCTCACGTCCATCGATGAGGATCTTGGGTTGTTGATAGGTGACAAGTGCTGCATCGATCCCAGGGATCCCTCTAAAGAAAGACAACACCCCAATAAAAGCTTCTTCAGTATAGCTTGGTGTGTAGATGACTTTATCTTTGTTGCCTGTCTTGTAGCACCAGTACTTACCTTCAGGAGAGGTGAAGAAGTACTGATGTTGATCATGGTCGATCACTCCTCTAAGGAAAGTGATCTTCAGGTAGTGATCACACTTACTGGTATCACCATCCTGATACGCCTCTTCTGGGATCCTGAAATCTACTTGGATCACTTTGTATCCTTGACTAGATTCAAGCTGTAGTTCATAGCGGTGATAGCGTACTTGACGTCTTCTTAGATCTCTGTGGATCAGAGTAGGTCCTTGTAGTTGGATAGTCTTGGCATCATGGATGACGTCATAGAGGTAGTCATGCAGACCTCTTAAAGTGAGGAATGCATGATGGTAGTCTGGTCTAAGATCAGGGAGTTTCTGGTACATGGATATTGTCCTTGGTTTAGGTTATCCTGGTAAAAGTACTGTATTTACGGTGTTTTCAGTGTTTTCTGGTGTACGTAGCTACCGTGTATACACTTTCATACCAATCAATAAATTAATCAATCAATGTAATAAACTAATCAAACAATCAATAAATCAATGTAATCAATGAAACAATCAATCCAATGAATCAATCAATGAAGCAAACAAACAATCAAACAAACAATGAATGAATCAAGCAATCAATCAATGGAAAATTTTCAAAAATAAACAAAAATAGTATAGTATGATATTTATAGGTATACATTTTTAGAACTTCAGAGATAAAAATGTTAGAGAAAATAGCTCTAAGATAGTCATCACTACACTCACTCTACCCCTAGGGGTAGAGTGAGGTGCTATGCCGTTTAGGCTATCTGAGAGGATCAAAGATGATCCTCGAGGAAATGACGTGTAGTAAAAATACCTTAGAAGCTCTCAGAAGAGTCTGTGAGGACTCTGATGAGATAGGTAGTGATTTTACCTAAGATAGGTAGGATAAGATCTCTGAGGAAGATCTGAAGAGATCTATGGTTGATATCTAGGATAGAGATATAAGAAGGATTTTTTCGAAGGAAAAATGATTTTTGTATGTATATACTAAGCTTCGCTGAGTATGTCTCGGGATGAGATCCCTTCGACTTAAAGAAAGAGCGCGTGGCTGAGCGGACGCGCGAAGATGGTGATTTTGAGATAAGAAAACATGCTGTATATGCCTCTAGGAGCCTTTGTAAGGCTCTCTGAGGCTTTATGACGTGTGAGTTGGATTAAGGATATGGGTATAATAATTAAGATGGCTTAGAAAGCCATCTAGATGGGTTTTATGAAACATGGTATTTTTAATTGATTTTAAGAGGGAACCTGAGCGTCATATACCCCTACCCAGGATACTAAGTCCTGGGTAAGGTGTATGTCACTTATGGCACCATATCGACAAGATGATCTTCTTCCTCAGCAGGGTATTCATGCTTACTCCATTTCGGTATGATGTCTCTAAGATAGCGGTCAAAAGTCTTGTATTCTTCTGGATCACATTTGAAATGAAGATTGATGCTCCAACGATCAGCGTCAACAATGACATCCTTACCACCATTTTTGATGGTGTAAGTGATGTTAAAGTCTGCGACCACACGTCTTCTCATTTCGATCTTCATATCGAAGTCATCTGTACGGTAGGTCTTTGTGGGATCCTTAGTGAATACACGGATGAAACGACGTTTGTTGGTATCTGGATTATGGTAACGGATATGGTATTTAAGATAACAGGGGTCATCGTACTTGACGATAGAGAACGTCAAAGGTGTCCGGTCTATCATGGACTGGATGTAGTCAGATAGTGCTGTAAGCGTAGGGATCTTGTAAAAATCGTCGAGATATTGGGGATTATCCATAGGTAGGTTTCCTATATTGACTATTTGGAACCAAACCATGTATTTTGTCGTTATATTACTTTGTTGAGATATCGTCTAATAAGCTTATATAGAAAGCTAGTACGCGTCATAGATCCCTAGTACACCCATGACAGGTGTACTAGGGTATAGTGGGTGTATGACGTGTTTATTCAGGTCTTTCGTACCTGGTAAGCTCAATGTAATCACCCCCACTGATACGGAGAGTGATGTTGTATCCACCAGATACGTATTCTTCAGGAGTGTTGCCTGTATAGCCTACTTCTGGAGAGATGAATTTCGTAGGATACTCCTTGATCTCAACCGGTGTGTGGGTGATCTCGATGTAAGGATGGATCTTGCGATAATACCGTTTGTTGTGGTTATTGATCCTCTCTAGCATCTCCATCGCCTCATGCTGGGTATAGGTGCGGTCTTTAACATCATTTACTGCACTTTCATACACCCGTTCTTTCCTGGCTGCGCGTTCCTCTTGTTCTTTTTCTTTCTGTCTAGATTCCTTTACAGATTCACTGACAGCAGTTGCGATGAGTCCTATGGCGTCAAAGATGGACATGGTGTACTCCTTATGTTTGTTCATCAGAAGGACCTTCATCATCAAGGTCCGTAGTATCGGAGTCACTGTTATCTTTAGTCTCAGTGGTGGTATCATCATCACCAGAAGTATCATTGTCAGTAGCAGTATCCTGATCTGCATCTTGATCTGTATCTGTAGACTCAGGGATATCTTTTACTTCTTCCGTGATCTCCTGTTCTTCTTGATCAGAGACTTCATTGACTTTAGGTTCTACTGTAGTATCAGGTTTCAAGGAAGGTGAGAGATCTTTGTACTTGTTCTTCAGGAGGAAGAAAGTATCAAAAAGACGAGAGACTTCTTCTTGACCTTCAGGAGTCTCAGCATCTTGCGGTGTGATGATCTCTTCTACTTGGATAGGAAGTTCAGGAAATGAAGACAGGGGAGACTTCACTTCCAGATCTATTTTAGCCCAGGTATAGTAACCTGCTTTACCATCGGGAAAGACATCTACTTCAAAAGAGAGATCAGAGTTGTGGATAGGGAATGTGTAACGATCTTTACGCATCCCAGAGTTCGCCATGAAGGCGATCTGGGTGAAGTTCTCTTCTGTAGCAGGGATGGTGGTCTCGATGTTGCCTTTCTTGGTCTTAGACTTAGTCGTGAGCTCGTAAGAGATCGTGCCATCAGCAGAGGTGACTTTACGGGCTCTGATAGAACCAGAGCCTGCGTTTTCATCAGTAGAAGGTATCTTGATCTGCCACTGTTCATGCTTTTCTGCATGAGCTGCGTTCTCAAGTTGCTTGAAGTTGGTGATACGTACGTAGAAGACGTATTCTTGCTCTAAGATGGTCTTAGGACTATCAATGGCTTCTTGGGAGAGATAACGGGGATTCTTAAAGATAGACATGGGATACTCTTAAAAAGGGGGTTGAGAAGGAGGACTACCAGTGACAGTGGAGCCGATCAAGGTGATCACAGGGACTAAGATGTTCGCCAGGAAGTTGTTATCACCAGTGATGATCCCGATGATAAGCGAGATGACGACGATGAGGACTAAGACACCTGAGATGACAAAACCTGCTAATTTGATCCATTCAAACTGACGTACTCTAGGATCGGTGTCATGGACATAATCGGTCTTTAGGTATTTATCAGTAAAACCTGTGGTGAACTTAGAGATCTCACCCGTGTGGGTGTTCATCGCTTCAGCTAAAGCATCTTTGACCTCACCTAAAGTGGTCTCATCAGTCAGCTCTGGTAATGGTACGCCTGTCGCCCGAAGGTGACGATACTCATCCAAGACATAGGTCACTCTGGGATCTTCAGGTTTGTTATCTTTGACTTGCAGGTAGTCCGGTAGGGTTTTGAGATGATAGTGTACGGGAGTCATTCGTTACCTTTCCGTTGGTTTTCAGTTCATGTTGGATACGGGCTTGATAGGCTCTAGCAGCTTGTAGTCTTATATTGCAAGCATTATTGAGCTCAGAAGCACGGAGATAGAGATTGACCAAAGTCTTCTCTTTATCCAAGAAGTTCATGATAGCGTATTTCGTAGGACTGGGTGGCTGAGGCAGCTCACAGTCAGCGATCAGGTACTCAGGGATGGTAAGCATCTCTACTTTAGGCGTAGAGGTGCAAGCTGATAGTAATATCGCAGTGAGGAGATATAGGGGTTTCATTTGCATTTTCCGCCTTTGCAATAACTGTTCCACATGGCTTTGGCTCTGGCTTCAGAGACTTTAGCAGAGCCTTCGTTGGTGAGTACTTTCTGGGGTTGATCTGAGGTGGGATCACGGAAGATGAAGACGTTGCCGACAGGAGAACTATCCGGTCTTAAAGCTTCATAGTTCGCAGGATCTTTCAAGATAGCATCTTCTTCTTGACTTAAGTTATCATGGATCTGCATATGTTCCATGCGTGAGAGATCTAACTTTTTGTTAGTCTCTTCTACGGTGTCTTGCAGGACTTTCTGTACTATCAAGAGGCTGTTGATCCGATCATTCAAAGAGGAGATCTCTTCTTGTTTCTCTTTGAGCTTCTGTTCTTGTTTCTCGTATTTTAGCTTAAGAGACGCATTGTTACTTCGTTCTTTCTGCAAGAGAAAGACAGAAGCACAAAAAGCAACAATACAAAGTAAGATCAAAATGAAGAAGAAGAACCTCTTTCCAGTCTTTAGGTTAAAATATTTCCCTGCTCCAGGGATCATAGCAAATAAAAATTGCAACATAGATACGGCTACTCCTTAGTTTTTCAAGATGTGGTTATAAACATAAGCGCACACTGCACAAGCGTCTACGGCATGTTCATCTAATACATTTAGGAAAGATTCTGACAAGGAGAAGGGTTTGTACTGTAATAATCCTAGTCTGACAGCATCTTTATCTTTATTGCCTTGGGCATTGACTGCTTTTTTGACAGACAAAGGTGACATTAAAGTAATAGGAAGATAAGGGTTATATTGATATAAAGCTTGCTGGATATGAGTCAGTAATGCCACTAATGGTTTATAAGAACCAGGATGGAGTCTGTGATAGAAAGGTTCTTCACAGGCAACAATAGAAGGATGCTGATCCTGGAATAGCTGATAGAGATAATGCTGATAAGCATGTATACGTGCAGTAGTCTCACCATGGATCAATGCTGTTTGGATATCAAAATAAGGTAGTCTTCTTGCGATGACGGTATAAGCTTTGATATCTTGGAACTGATAGGTATAAGGATCGATATCTAAGATACAGATCCCAAGGTTCACTGTCCCTGGATCGATACCAATGATTCTGAAATAAGGGATGTTAGGAAGTTGAAACACAGAGATTCCTTATAAGAGAAAAGATCATAAGTCATAGCACCCTCAGTAGACCTACCGTGGTCTACTGAGGATGTATGACGTGTATGTTAGATACGTGAATATTAAATTAAGGACGTTGGGTGGTGAGCCAGAGGGGTAGGTTACTACCGATCTTGATCAGGATACGCCAGCCAAGGTTGTCGATATAGCAAGATCTGAAAGTAGAGAAGACGTTACACATCTGTGCAGCCAGCACTTCATTCATGGTGATCTGGTTGCCTTGATGAGATACTTGCATACGAGTATCAAAGCCAGAGACCAGACCAAACTCAGAGATGATCGCTAATTCTTCATCATTGAACATGACGTTGGCGACATGTCTCAACTCTTCACAGTCCTCAGGCGTGAAGATGATCTCGATCTCATTGGTGACTTCGACGTATTTAGCATCTACTACGTTGATGCCACTATTGGCTATCGCCTGTGGCTCAGGGTTTAGGTTAGAAGCATTGGGGACAAAAGGAATGACATTTTTCACGCCATTTTCTACTGAGGATAACCACATCTCTACTTTGGATTTACTAAAATCAAAGCGTTTTAAGTAATAAGCGATATAGTCTTGTCCATTGTAAGTCTCTTGTCTTCTTAAGGCATATTTCTCTCTGGATCCTGGTGGGAGATCATTATCAAGCTCACGTAGGACAAAAGGAATCATGCCAAAAGGTGCTGCATCTGTAGAATGATGTTGCACCGGTTTGATCTTCGGTATCGTGTTACTAAGCTCAACCCGATGTCCTTTGTTACCAATACAGAGGTATTTGAGCTGAGGATAGTGATCTTGCGGTAGTCCTAAGGATTGTTGTTTATTGATCCCTAATTTCTCATTTAAAGTAGTATTGGGGATGACCTTGAAAGGCAGTCCTTGTAAGAGACAGTTATTCAGATAAGCACCATAAGCGGTGCGGGTGATGGATTTCATAGATGACCTTTATTGAACTTAAGGAGTGGGATAGTAAAAACCAGTACCGGTAGTGAGAGAAAGCTTCTTCTTCGTCGGATAGAGAAATCCTGACATCGAAGGACTTAATTGTAGATTACGTCTTTCTTGACTAAGATCTTTCCAGCGGTAATCATGTCCATAAAAATCCCTGATCTTGGATTTCTCTTTATCGGTGAGCTTATGCCAAGAAGAGATCCCTGGGATATCGATCAGATCGTCATCATTTCTGGTGAGTTCATCTAAGGTGAAGACATCGTAGTCATTCTCGATGAAGTAGAGTGAGACTATCTCTTCTTCAGTATTGAGATCACTAGACTGATCGACCTGATAGAGTTCTTCCCCTTGTTGATAGAGACGATACTCATCTTTACCACCGGTGATGATATCACCATCCCAGAGTTCACTACCATAGCCATCATGATCAAGGATCTTGATTGGCTCTTCCTCAAAGAAGATCAGTCCTTCCCCATAGCCTGCGATGTCCCCTGGAGTAGGAGGCGTGAAGTCTATTACGAATAAGTCAGTATCGTTAGCTTCACCGATGTACTGTACCGAGTAAGAGGAGAGCTGCTTGAGTAAGGATAACATCGCACGATGTACCGCACGAGTAGAAGAAGTGGTATCTAAATTGGCACCAGTCGCTGCTTCAAAGATCGCTTTATAGAGCTTCGCCCAGTCATTCTGGGTATATCCACGAAACTCAAGTTGGTTCTCTTGGAAGAACGATTTATAGGTTTTAGCCTTTAAGATACCATCAGTATCTGTGTACTTAGGTGCAAGCTCTACCCAGTGATCAGAGTAGAGACGATACACCATGTTCTCCTTGTATCCTCGGAGTACATAGTGGTTCTCATCAAGAGCAAGTTGAAGGTTACGGTTTAAAGTACGACTGATGACTTTAACCGTCTCGTAGAACTGAGCGATAGAGACGATGTTTGGAGTAGAGAGTTTACTATCCAAGAGTGTTTTAATAAACTCAGGCTCTACTTGGGCAAAGAGTTCACTCTTGTGGTTAGGTTTGGTCTGTCCCAGTAAGGTAAGCTCTGACTCTGGGATATGTTCTAAGATAGGAACAGTCTCTACTTTGATGTCAGGGATACGATAGAAATCATAACCAAATGACTTGTAATACGCGTAGAGATAGAGTATTAAAGCATCCTTAGACTTCAATCTGATCTGGTGTCCATTGACATGGTCGACAAAGAAGACTGAGGATCTAAAGATACCCTTACTAGACCAATCTGCCCAGACGTTCAGTAATGTTTTACTGAACTTCTCGGCTTCAGCATCCGTGTAGTCAGTGATCTTGGATTCAAGGACCTTGGTATGCAAGGTATTAGAAAGACTGTTCTCTAGCTTTCTTTGGAACTGATACTCGAAGTCTTGTCTGGAGATAGGGTTATCTTTGGCGATCTCATCTTCTTTTAGAAGCATCTGGTGCAGACTGAGATCATCATCAGGGGTGGTGTCTTCAAGACCATTGATCGATCTTTTCTGGAAGAAGTTAGTAGGATAGATCTCATCAGGCTGTTTAGAGCTATCATGTTTGAAGTTATATTCAGCGATAGGCAGATGACGCTCGGTCATCACTTCCTTGATCAGCCATCTTTGTGTTTCCCGTTTACCGATGTTACGTTCGATCCAGTTGATGTTCATGTAGAAGCGTAGCATCTGTTTCAACGTCATCGCATCTAAGTAATCATCCAAGAAACCATGACTAGAGAGATAACGTCTGACATGGTAAGAGTGTGCTTCATTGGTCTTACACTTAGACTTACGGATGGTCAGTATGGCTGGTAGTAAGTTAAGATAGAAGATACCAAGATTCGCTATAGGCCAGTATTCATCCGAGAAGCCATATACAGGTGCTTCTCTTCTGAACTTATACGCTCTGATCCATTCCTGCAGGTCTTTGATGAAGGTATATTCATTCTCCTCGACGAGATTAGGTGGGTAAGAGAGTATCTCTCCATCAGGAGCAGCGATAGCTTTATCTTTATCTGCTGGATAGAGGATACCTAAGATCAAGATCTCTTGGTCAGGATAACGAGAGAGTAGTTCTTCATAGAGCACCGTACCAAACTGATAAGCTTTGGCGGTTGCTCTATGATCTCTTAAGTTCTCTTTAGAAAAGATGATCGTCTCTTCTGTGTCCACTGAGACGACCACCATGTCTTTATCTAAGAAATGATATTCCCCACAGATGTTTTTGTAGTATCGCCACTCTCTCGGGTTGTTGGGATCTACGACGACATTTTTACTCCTGACGACCTCATTCATGGTGTCAGCGATATACTCAGATTTCACGACCATAGAGCGTGCTAGCGCGATACACTTATCTAAGTATATCGCGTAGTAATAGTCGAAGTTAAAATAAGATTTCAGCATGTCTTGGTTATCCTTTGATTTTGAACCGATACAGGAGCATCTTAGATGGCTACATCTACCATCCAACACGTCATCAATGATCTTAAAAAGAATACTGGCGTCCAACCCATCCAACTGATCCGAGATCCGATCCAATCTGCTATTCTGTCAAAAGCAATTTCTGATAACAACTATAGAGTCGAATACGACAGACAAGGTAACAGAAAAGCCTTCCAGCCAGATATCAATTTCTTAAAACAGCTCTCAAGAGCTAAGATGCAAGATATCGCAGATGCAGAGACGGTGATGCAGTTACTGCCAGATATCGAGCTCTCTTCACAGATCTTGATCTCATCTATACTTTCTCCGAAGGACATGTTGACGACGACGTTGTCATATGTCCCCCCTGAGACCGTCTGTCCTCCAGACGTGGCCTCATCGTTGATCCGGGTGATAAAACAGTATTTTTCGCTAAACTATAAAATTGAGTCCAAGCTCCCCAAGATGCTGAAGGACATCTTGTATGAAAAAGGCTCTTATGCCGTATGTGTCTTACCTGAGAATGCTATCGATGAAGTCATCAATAACAATCAAAGACTCTCCAAAGAAGATTTTAATAATCTCTTTGGTGAGATCAAAGAGAAACAATCTCTACTGTCTCCCTTAGGTATCTTAGGTAAATCAGATCGTAAAGAGCATAAACTTTTCTCTCTAGAGAACTACAAGAAAACCATCACTTCTAAAGCAGATAGTGAGTTAGTATTCTCATTAGAAGAGTTAAATCAAGAATTCGATCTAGATATCCCTGTGGGATATGATCTTACTTCTTATATCCAGGTCTCTGATAACTTCTCTATCCTCTCAGTACCGAGACTTGAGTCCTTCTTAAGAGCAAAAACCTTAGATGAGATCATCCACTCGCAAGAAGATACTTATCTTGCAGATCGTGATCTTGATAACATCCTCTATAGAAGGATGTACTATCAATCAAACACCTTGGTGCAAGTCAAGACCAATGATCAAGGATATCGTAAATCTATCTCTGAACCATTAGTGATGCATCTACCTAGTGAGTCAGTGATCCCGGTCTTTGTTCCAGGTAACCCTGAAGAGCATGTAGGTTATTTTGTTTTGATCGATGAAGCAGGTAATCCTGTATCCAAAGAAACCTCGATCGACTACTACAATGAACTTAACCGCATGACAGAGACGAATCGTAAATGTCTCACGTCTCATCTCTTGGATAAAGCCAAGAATCTCTACGATGGTAGAGGTGATCAAGGTTCACTCATGTCAGCACGTAATAGATACGATAGTGCAGCACGTACCTACGCTTCTATCATTGAGAAAGATCTTATCCAAAGACTTAGAAATGGTATCTATGGCAAGACTTTCTCTATCGGTGGTAGTGATGAGATCTTCCGCATCATGTTTAGCCGTGCATTGGCGCAGCAATTTACTCAGCTTCTCTTTGTCCCGGTAGAGCTCATGACCTACATGGCATTCAAGTACGACGAGAATGGCATGGGGGTATCACTTCTGGATAACCTAAAAACAGTAAACTCTCTTGCGATATCACTGATGCTTGCTAACAACAGAGCAGCAGTGATGAACTCCATCCCTAGAACCAAAGTCACCGTCAAACTCGATGAAGATGATCCAGATGTGGAAGCAAGAAGAGAACAAATAGTCACTGAGTACATGCTCTTAAAAGCAGCTAACTCTGTCCCGATAGGTGTCATCAACCCTGTAGACATCGCTACCTGGGCATCACAAGCCAACGTAGAGTTTCAGTTTGAAGGTGCAAAAGACATGCCTGATATGTCGATCGACATATCAGAGTTTGCCTCCCAAGTACCCAAAGCGGATACTGATCTTGAAGAAGACCTTAGAAAAAGACGTATCATGGGACAAGGGATGTCTCCAGAGACAGTCGATGCCTCCCGAGGGGCAGAGTTTGCTACATCGATCGTCCAAGAGTCGATGTTGTTTGCAAGACGCACCATGCAGTATCAACAGAAGTTCACTCCTTTCATCGCAGATAACATCAAAAAAATAACCTTAGCGACCCCGATGTTGATGCAAGATCTCGAAGAGATCCTCTACAACAACTACGATGATGTCATCAAACATCTCTTACCAGAAAGACAAGACTATCAGTCTAGTCAAGATGACAAACTCAGGATCGTCAGAAAAGCAGCGATCGCCTTCGTCAAACAGATCGAAGTAGAGCTACCTAAGCCGAATAACCTCTCAGTCCTTCGTAAGAAAGAAGCTTTCTCTGACTACATCGATGCGGTCAACACCGCAGTCGAGTACTATATCTCTTCTGAGATCCAAGATCCAGAGATGCTAGGAGAACTTGCCAACATCGTTGAACCTGTGAAGAAGATGATCGTAGCTAAGATGGCCAGAGACTGGATGGTAGAGAATGACTATCTACCAGAGCTTAATGATCTCATCAGTCAAGATGAAGAAGGCAAACCTGCTTTTGATATCTACGAGATCACAGCGGATTTCTCCAGTAACATCATCAAGAGTCTGGGTAAGTTCTATGACAAAGCGAAAGTCATGAAGAAACTCTCTGACATGTATGCCAAAGACAACGACATCGCTGATGATGGTGGCTTTGGTGGTAGCAGTAGCTATGACAGTGGTAGTGACAGTAGTGATGATAGTTCATCAGGAGATGACTTTGCATCTGGAGATGATTTTGGTATGGATGATCTCGGTGGTGATGCAGGGTTTCCTGACATGAGTGATATGGAAGATGGACCCTCTGACGATCAGCTCTGATCACCATGAAAAAATAAAAGATGTCATACGACCCCTGATACACCATTACAGGTGTATCAGGGATATATGACGTGTGTTACTTGGACAGCAGTTTGGTTGTCGCAAAACCTGCAGCATAACCTACTGCTGCTGAGATTGCGACGACACCGGTCATCGCCCAAGAGAACTTGATCCAGCTGTTTTTCTCAGCGGATTCTTTCTTCTCTTCGGTTTTGTTTTGCTTGTTTTCGGTGTTTTCGTTCATGATTGTACTCCTTTAGATTTCAAATAACTTTTATAGGCGTAGTAGCAGGTCCAGCCTAAAAGAGCTGTCCCTACCACACAGTTGAATGCAGAGACGATGAAAAGACCATCACCATCTCTAGCATCGTTTGTGGCTACTGCCAATATGCAGCCAGCTACCATGATTACAGATGAGATTCCCATTTGTGCTATAGCTTTACCAGTTGGTGTGATTCCTGCTTTACGCAGGAAACCTACACCAGTCATGTGTAAAAGCATCGCAACGAAATAAACGTTGCATGCGACCATTGTAAAATCTGACATTATAAACTCCTTTAAACAGAAAAGTTAAGTTAAGAAGATCGGTGTTCAATCTCATGGTTGTGATATATATTTGAAATTTTTTAGTTTACACTTTTCAAGTGTAACCCGGACCTAAAGGTCTAGAATGCAATTCATGCGTCATACATCCTCACTAGGACTACTTAAAGTCCTAGTAGAGGTCTATGACGTCTATTCATCATTCTCTGTTGAAGATATTCAGTTTAGTATAAGTGCTGTAATTTACCTCTTTTCTGTGGAAGTAGTCCGTGTAATCACCGTTAAACCCATGGATGTGTTCTACTACGGTAAACTGATCTTTTAACGCATGGATCAGTTTAAAGATATCAACAAAATGACCACTCCATTTCTCCTTTTTCACGATGATATTTTTCAAGGGGATCTTTGTCTTCCTCTTGATATCAAAAGAGCAGACATAGTAATCCGGACTTTTACCGGGATCGATCACACGTTGTGTATAAGGTTTCGTAAGGGCGATCTCTTGATCTTTGATCCAGTTACTATTGAGTGCATCGACGATACTTAAGAGACGTTTATACTCCTCTCCCTTGGGAAGATTGACGTATAGATCCCCGTATAAGCTCCAGATATTCTTATCATCCATCAGCTCATGATAGATCACGAATGAATGTTTGCCTTTAGAGAGGATGAGATCATCACCTTCGTAGCTGAAATGAAGGTCTGTGAAAGGAGCAAGATAAGTTCTTAGACCGGACTCACTGAGTTTCTCCCAGATCATGATCCACTGTTGACTACGTCCGTCGTAACGATAGGTCGGGTGGTCAACAAACGTATCGGATAGATCTATCTCGGGTGCGAAATAAGGGATATGGACAATCACTACGTCTTTGTCTTTAGGGGTGTCGAGTAGGTGAAATTGATCTTCAGTCAAGATAGTCTTTTGACTATAAGACATGTACTTCCGATGTAAGGTTACCTCAGACAACGGAATGACATTTTTACCTCTCAGTAATGTCACTACTTTACGATCATTTAAGAAATCTTCATTTTCACTATCGGGTTCAGTCTGCTGACCATAGATGTTGGTTTTGATCGAGACATGGTGAAAAGGTTCTAGATAGTCAAGAAAGTCTTTTTGATCATATTGGGCTTGTGGTTTATTGGATGTTGTGGGTTTCATGGGTATACTCCTATGTTTAGATATAGATGGTTATAGAGCCGTATACACGGCATAACTCCTAGGTATCCCTGATAAGTGGGATACCTAGGATATATGTCGTATGACGTGTGATATTGACGTGTAGTATTCAGACTTCCAGTACAGGTACTGCTACCATACCCAGATAGAGATCCGTATCATTGGTTCTCTTGATGAACTGGATATAGAGGTTGTCTGTTGAGCTTAATGCATCATTGATCTCCAGTTGTTGATTCCACTGGTTGATCGCAAATGGGAACTCTTGTGATGACGGAGTGATGATTTTAAACATCGTAGGTGCTGGCGCTTTCGCTTCTTTGAACTTGTCAAATAAAGGTTTACTACGATAGTAGAGTCTTTCTAACCAATCATCAATGTTGTTCTCATTCATGGAGATATTGACACGTTTAAGATTCTGGTTCACAGTCTGTACTTGAGCGAAGTTATTCTCACCAAAGTAAGGATACTGATCAATCTCAAAACCGACTGTCCATGGATAGTTGGTTTTATCCGTTGCTTGACGTTGCAATACCACATCTAACACCTGAGTATGGATGTAGTTCTTAGATGCAACAGAGGCTTCTTTCAGGTCAAGGGATACAGAGATACGCTGACTGACACCATACAAGGTACCTTGGAATGGTGGCTTATTGGCATTGTACTTGACATGTGGGGTGACATAGAAACACACCGATCTCTCGAGATTTAAGAGATACCATTCCATGCGATAGCCATTGACTGCATCTACCCAGGTCGGATAACCATATAGCTTGACAGAATAAGCATCATCTGGTCTGACCGTCATTGCTTTGTAATGACGAGTCATGAACTTATCGCCCAAGATAGACATATCGATGTTGTTACCTCTCTGGATACCAACCGCTGTCTCATCATCAGAGAGACTGTATCTTAGATCAAAGTCTGCTTCGTAGCCCACAATAGAGGAAGTATAATCACGAAGTCCTAATACTGCAAACTTCGTACCATCTACAGGTAGTCTCTTACGACTACCGTCTGAGTAATGTACGACACCAAAGAGGTTTAATCCTCTTACAGGGACGTTTAACGGGTATTGCAGTAATGACGGATCGGTATCTGCGATAAATGGAGATTCCAGAGTGATATCGACCACTTGTTTTTGTGCAGTATCAGTCTGTCTGATCACAGCAGTATTTTCAATGATCATCTCTCGTACTGCGACGACACCACCTGTGTCGTTGTACACAACCACAGTGACAAACTCACCATCAGGCATCTTGACTGTGGTGTGACAAGGTGGGATGGATTTGACCGCATAGTTGGTTTTACCATCGGCTTCTGCAAGCTCTAGTCGGATGTTCTGGTCTACCATGATCCCATGTTGATCGTAGACCATGGATACCACTTGTGCAGTGTTATTGAGTCTGCTACCTCTGATGATCTGGGCATGATGAGTCATGCTACCATAGACCTTAAATCTAGCATCTACAGTCAAGGTGTAAGGTAATACTGAGGTATCTAAGTATACTCGATAAGTCTCATGTCTGGCATATCTGTCTGTTGAGATCAGTTTATCGATCTCTTCGATACGCTGGATCTCACGCAGACCCACGATCTTTCTTAATTCAGCGATCATGGTGGTAGTGTCGATAGAGACCACGATGTAGTACTCGTTGGTCTCGATATCACAGACGTAGTCGTTTACTTTAGGGACGTATTTACCTTTACCTTCCTGACCTTTGAAGATCTCATCAAGGTTCCAGATCTTCCAGACGGAATCTGGTTCATAGGCAGGTGCGATACCATCAGTCCCTGTGATGATAAGTCCTTTGTTATAGAGTTGTGGCATAGTCGATTACCGTTCACGGATGAAGTGGGAGAGGATGACTTTACCTTTGAGGTAAAGCTTCACGATCTTACTCAGTAGCTTGTACTGCAAGATATCGATATCAATCACTTTGTAGTGTGGATGAGGATGGATGATGACGTATTCATAGTCGATACATTGGTTTTGATACACAGGATCGACTTTGAGCAACCACTCGTATTTCTTACAAGCTTCTAATACGTCTTTATCTGCATAGATACTATCTAGTTTAGGGAAGACAAATGTCCCTTTCCTGATATCATCCAAGATCCAAGAGAGAAATGGAGAGTACAACGGATAGAGAGCCTTGATCGGAGGGAGGTTAGGATCTCTGGTCTCAGGCTTAAATAAAGTCATGTAATCAGAGATGGACTGTTCTACCTCTACTGACTCTCGTCGTAATGTGTAGGTATCTTTAGCCGTCAGTCCTCTCATCGGTACGATGAGATCTTTGATCTGATAGGGTTTACCTTCAATCTCTGCAAACTTACGATCTTCGATCTTCAAAGTAGTGCCTTCTTCTGAGAAACCAATAACAGATCTATCATAGACCGCACCTCCTATGATGATATTTAATACCTTATCATCTTTTAAATCGTATCGCTTGTTATAAGAGAGTCTGTTGAACTGCACGTATCCTGTCTGTTCAGGATTCTGAAGAGTTAGATCTTTATTACAAAAACCATGATGTCTTACGACGATCTTTTGTTTCTTACCTGTCTCTACAGCATCAAGATACTCTTTACAGACGATCACTACTCTTGGGAAATCGACAAAGTAGTCGATATTCCTTACCAAAGCATGACCATTTAGATAGATATCCAAATGCCCACGGGGTACTAACATCCGCATCCTTTTCTTTGTCTGACCTGAGGTAACGACCTCAGTCAGATAGAGGTCTATGATGCCATTATCGAGTGGTTTCTCGAATAAGTAAGCAAGTACCTGATCATCTTTACGCAGTAAGGTCGTGTGGTTGTCATTGTTGACCAACCATTCGATAGTCTTATTACCTTGGCTATCAACATTGACCCTAAAGAGATTGTCTTCATTATCACTGATATCTACCCAAGCATCAGGTTTCAACTCTAGTCCTTTCTTACAACGATAGAGTCTAAACTCTTCGTTATAAGGGATAGTGATATCCACTGGGTTGTAGATAGACCCTACTTCTTCTGTAGCTCTACCTGAGAGATGCTCTATCAACTTCGTCTCAGGATGCTGGATCTCGTAGTCTGTGGAGAGTTCAGTATTGTAGAAGTCTATCAATACACCATGTTCATCATACTCCCAGTGAGAAGAGACCTGTCTTAAGTTTTCTCTTAAGATCACTTTACGTGATGATCCTTGTTGATAGATGTCTTTCTCAGTGTCAGGAGAGTATCCCGTCAACTGAGAGATAGAGTGGTAGCCGTAAGCATTCTCGACGATGTTGGCGTCATAGACGACATCAGGACTAGAGATGAGCTTAGTATAATCTCCTTGTTCTAGCACATCAGCGCGCCATGCATTGACGTTACTTCTAACGCCTAACATGGCATTTCTTCTGTACTCAAAAGGCAGTTTGAATAGCTCATGCAACTTGTGGCTGTTGTAGATCAAAGGTCTGTCTAACATACCACGTCTTACGAAATAGTCGATATAGACATCTTGGTCATTTAAGAAGATCTTCTTACCGTCTCTTTCTTCATGCTGATTCGAGTGATCCATGAATCCTACCACATACGGGACGACTAATGAATAGTCCCGATGGGTGATCTGTCTTACGCTATCACTTTTCACTCTGTGATAATAGACACCATAACGACGTGTCAACACATCTTCTTTGTGTCTCACGATAAAGAAATCGATATCGTCATGGTAGTCGATGGTGTTGTTGACATTACTGTCGTAAGTAAGTAGATACTTTCTCTTCTGGTCTAGTAATGAATCAAAAGTACTCAGATCGGTTAACTTCAATGATACCTTCTTATACACGGTAGAGTCGTAGACCATCTCTACCGTGTTACCGATGGTAAGGTCATCTACTGTGATATCATTTCTGAAGATCCCATTGACATACATGAAAAGATGACCCCGTTCATTTATGTATTTATCTTTAAAAGCTCTTAGTTCTGCGACTTCAGTCTTGTCTTGGATGACATACCCCTTGACCTTGATGAAGTCTTTCTTCAAGTTTCTTCTAAGGACATTGAAATACGCTCCTGAATAGAACCTGAAATAAAGATCTTCTTTGTCAAGATCCCAGGGTACTGATTTGACTTCACGGACTGCAAAGATGAGATTACGACGATCTGTCCATCGGTACCAGGCTTTGACATTGGGGATCATGATACCATCTATGGTGAAGATGTTGATGATCATCTGGGATCTTTCCATGATATCATCACAGCGGATCCATCTGTTCTCATCTGGAAACAACCCTAAGAAACCCGGGGTGAGTTGTCCGATCTGATAGACATGGAAACGATGTCCTTTCTCAGGAAGCTCTATCGTTCTATACTGGATGGTGATGGTGTTTCTCACCCCACCTATACGAGAGATCTTAGCAGCTTTCTGGATGGACTGATCATCTTGCTTAGGGTTAGCCCAGACATGTTTAGCACCATGCCAGGTGAGATAGTTAAATTTCAAAGGACTTGGCATAACTCCTTCCTTCTATGAATAAACCTAGTATACAAGAAGATCAGATCTCCTCATCCAAAAGACTCTTGATACGCTGACTGACATTCTTAGCATCACCTTTGAGTACTCGCATGACAAGCTGTGATAGTCCTGTTCTTCTATAGAGGACTTCATTGATAGAAGCATAGACCAGTCCTACAAATGTCGGTGGATGTTCAATAGCAACAGCCAATGTCTCAGATTTACTAGAACCCATCCAAGTAGAAGAGAGTAATGATATCAGAATAGCTGAGCTTAGTTGACTCAGTTTAACGTTATCACACTTAGTCTTGATCAGTTCTACTAAAGAGTGGATATCAGTCAAGGGTTCTTCGATATCCAGCAATGTCTCTTTCGCAATCAAAGTAGAGATCTTCAAGGTCTGGGTGATCTTGAGTAGTGCATCATCAACAAAGAAACGATCAAAGTCTCTTTCGGGTGCAAACAAAGAGATGTAGTACAAGCATGCTAAGGTCTCTATCATCACCTGTTCACGCATATCCAGACCAAATCTCTTGGTGATAACTTCACCGATCCATCTGCCGTAGATCAGCATGATCTGCGGAGAGATATAGCTGATCACTTTAGGATCATGATTGATCCAGATAGACTGGAGTTTAGCATTGTTGAAAAGGAAGTTATACTCTCCTTTAGAAGTAGCTTTCACTTCCAGATCTTCTAAGTTGTTCCTATAAGCACTATCGACTTTCACTTGAGATCTGAGATCAATCACAGTACCGATTGTCTTTTGGTTCTCGGTAAAGGTAAAAGGTTGAGAAAGTGGGGTGGTATGACCGCCAGTGATCGCAAAGATATCTGTCGTCATTCTAGTCAGTTCACCTTTGATGTACTGACTTAAGATCTCATCGTTGATCTTTTTGACAGGATAACCTTGAGTGACTGTCGTGTCATAGGGGGAATAATAAATCGTCATGGCTGAGTTCCTTATCTTAACGGATAACATACATAGATACCCATGGAGCATTTCTCCTATGGAGCATCTCTCAGGAAATAAGAACGTGTCTTTGTATAAACGTCATAGATCCTTACCTCAGTAGTACCATTATCGGTACTATTGAGGATGTATGACGTCTTCTCTTCTATAAATAATTTTCTACATCACTACCATAGGGAGTCTTAAAAAAATAAACTATGAGACACCAGCACCTATATACGTTATATTCGTGCAGTTTACTGTTATTCTAATAAGGGTTGCACACCCGGATTATTGTTGATTATCATCGACAACAGGGAACAGTTAACAAGGTGTCTTTAGTGCACTAAAGACACATCACATCACACGTCTTGTCGTGATCAGGCAATGACGGATGTGGATTTCTATATTTAAAAATCATGGAGACTATCTATGGCAAATGTTTTTGTCCCTGTCAATGGGGCACCTACAGTCATCGCGCTAGGTACTGACGATAAATCGCTCAAGCAACGTCGCTATGAACGCGCTCCTCGTGCCATCCACTTACCTCTCGTCTATGACTTCGCAGAGTGGGGTGATCACGAAGATATCCATCACGTCTATGGCAACACCATCGGTCTCACCTATGGTGATAAAACCTTAGACATGAAAACCAAATACACCACTCACGCGACTCCTTATTTACAACTCTTCCTGACCAATGCCAACCCGATCATGTTTAAACGCTTGGTCCCGAAAGACATCGGTCCCAAAGCTTCCATGCGTATCTCCATGGATGTCTTGGAAGAAGAGCTGGATGAATACGTACGTGAAGTCGATGGTTCTTTCAAACGTGATACCAATGGTGATCTCATAACCACCGGTAACAAGATCAAAGGTTATCTGGTTAAGTTCACCAAACAGATCATCCCGATTGATCCTTCCACCAATGAATCTACCTTTGGTAAAGCTACTATCACTACTGGTACACAAACCAATGCTAGAGGTGAGAACTCTAAAGTCTATCCTATCCTGGATCTAGAAGCACCACACCTCGGTGAGAAAGGTAACAACTTCGGTATCCGTCTCTGGGCACCGACTACCTTAGACTCTTATCCGATCAAGACCAACATCTTTGAAAAAGACAAAGTCTATCCTTTTAGAGCATCACTCATCTCTAGACTAGATGCTGAGTCTTCTGCTAAAGTCGTGAACAACATCTTTGGTGAGAAACTCGATGATTTCTGTCTGAAGCCTGGTCTTGTTGATAAAGACTACGCCAAAGAACGTTACATCAACGATATCTTGGTTGATAACTACCAGGATCTCAATCCTTCCCAAGGTAATCCGCTCAGATATGGTCCCTTTGGTCGTCTGCGCCTTTATGACGAGAACGTTGAACGTGTCGCTAAACTGATCCTGGAAGAAGAAGCCAGACAAGCTTATACCAATAATGATCTCTTTGCTAAATCTGTAACAGGGGACAGTGAAGACTTCTATCTGGTCAACCTCTTTGGTCTGCAGCAGAAAAATGGTATCCCTTATCAGTGTGCAAGATTCGTCTCTGGTAGTGATGCAGTAAGATTCACCGAGAACACCAACCACTGGTTGGATGGTGCTTCTGATGGCACCATGACCAACGAAGAGTTTGCTAGACTTGTCGCCCAGGAGATGGATCGTTGGGGTGACCCGGATGATGAGTATCAAGACTTCATCCAGTATCCTTGCTCTTACTTCTGGGACAGTGGATTCCCCTTGGAGACCAAGTACAAGATCGCGAAGTTTATCGCGCATCGTAAGAACACCAACGTCTCTTTGGCGACTTATATCGATGGTGAAAGACCATTGACTACCAGTGAAGAGTTCTCTCGTCATATCGCGATCATTGAGAACGTACGTATCTTTGCCGATAGTGATTACTTTGCAACTCCTACCTTTAGAGCATCTGTTGTCTCTCGCTCTGGTAAACCACTGCAGTCTACTTACAAGAAACGACTGCCGTGTAACTTCGAGCTGGCGAATATGATCTCTCGTATGGCAGCTGGTACTTCATTCAAATCTACCTATCTCTTCGACAGAGTCCCTTACAACAAGTTTGAACTCTTGGGTAGTGTCGAGTCCCTGTGGGCACCGACTACGATCCGTAACAGAGACTGGGCGATGGGCATGATGTGGCCTGAAAGACTGTCTCAGAATGAAGTCTACTTCCCGGCAGGACGTTCTGTCTACAAAGACGATACATCAGTACTCACCTCAGTATTCGCAGGGCTTGTCGTTGCTGAATGTCAAACTGTCGGTATGTACTGCCAGAAGCAGTTCTCAGGGATCATCGCGACGAAACCTCAGCTGAAAGCTCGTGTTGAAGATTATTGCCGTGAGAACTTGAAACAGCGCTTCGCTGAGATGGTTAGAATAGAACCGACTTGTTATTTCACCGATGCTGATAACTCCAGAGGCTACTCTTGGACATTGCGTATCACAGTCTGGTTGCCGATGATGCGTACGGTTGAAACGTTTTATGTTGAAGTCCATGACTTGGATTACATCGAAGCAGATAGCCCGGCATTTGTATCTTAATCTAAAGGAGTCTACTCATGGCTAGAAATAGCAACCTCTTCACCCGTCCTGCCAAAGCTCTAGATGGTCCTGATGCAGGTCGTCCGCGTAAGGATGGATACAACGACATGTATGCTACCGGCGTCAACCGCCGGGTAGCAGATCTTCGTTATGGTGGTCAGTTTGGTTATTCTCCTGACTTCACCACCTGGGTCAATGCCCACCCTTATGTCTCCCGTAACCTCATCCCTATCCTGATCGAAGCACCACTGGCGATGAAAGCATTACCTAATGCCGACCACTGGATCGCAGCATTACGTTCTTTGATAGAGACCAAACCTTTGTCTATCCAAGGTTTAAATGCTACCTTACGTGTACAGACTACAGAGACACCTTTTGGGGGTAGTGGTCAGCAGTTTGAAGTATTTACCAACGTCACAGAAGAGAAACCGAACATCCAGTTCACTTGGGCTGAGACTGTAGGTATCTCTATCTATCGTTTCTGGAGTGCATATATCCGCTACTTCATGATGGATCCGAACACCAAGTTCGCGACCATCAACACCATCCCAGGCTCACGCCTAAATGACCTGATGGCAGACCAATATAGCTTCACCACGCTCTTCATTGAGCCTGATGAGATCCATGGCTCTGTCAACCAAGCATGGCTTGTGACCAACATGTTCCCGAAAGGTACAGGTGATAACACTGCCAAACGTGATAAAGCCAACGATCTTGAAAGACGGGATGTTAACATCGAGTTCACGGGTATCGCTCAGTATGGTGCAGGTGTGGATGACTTCGCACAAACCATCCTCTCTGAGATCGATATCATCGGTGCAGACCCGCATGGTCGTGAAGCCTTCATGCAAGAGATCTCTGGTTATGTCCGAGACCTCAGAGGTCAAGGATACGAGTCTTCAGCTGAAGATATCAACCCGATCAACCGTATCCGCAATCCTAAAGCGAATGGATGATGATGTAGATCATCATCCATGAGCTCTCTGAGGCAGATACCGATAGTGTATCTGTCGAGGAAAAGCCAACGGCTAATTCTGAGGGGGTTACTATCTTCCTCTGAGATGGTACTGTTAGTACCATCGATGAAAGTAACCTTGAGGAAAAGCTAACGGATAAAAAGAAAAGACGTCATAAAGCCCTACCCAGGATACTAAGTCCTGGGTAGGGTATATGACGCTTATGTTCTCTGAAATACTATCTCATTAAGGTTTCACATCACCAAGATTCATTTCTAGTGGTTCATACTTAGGTTTGACCATAGTGGTGATGCGATGTTTGATGGACTTTAGTATCTCTAACTGTTCATCTGTCTTGTACCGTGGTACCATGCTATCCATGATCGCATATCTTGCGATATTGCGATGTTCGATATCTTTATCATTCTCAACAATAACACAGAGTTCATCTTGGATAGCATCTACTTGGTAGCTGTAGTTGTTCATCTCTGAGGCATGCTTCACGACTTCTAGTAAAGTCGATGTCGCTTTTTCAATGTCTTTCTCTCTCACCAAGAAGGTGAAATAGATGTTGTAATGATCACCACTTTTGACAGACTCCATGGTGATCGTTGCTGTATAGCTTCTGATATCGATCTTCTTGGTGGTATTGATCTCTGATAAGAACTTGTGGTATAAGAATCTGTCTTTTAACACCTCTATTGATAATGCACAAGTAAGTCTTATCGCGCTATAGCCTTTGGCATTAGCAGCGGTTTCTTCATTACGCAGCGCTTGCATGAGATCTTCATCATTGTCAAGATCATTGATGGTGTTGATACCTGTACCTAAGAGTGAGGTGTAGATAGACTTCAACTCTAAGATCGGGATGATGGATTGGTGTTGACCGAGACGATTTAGCATGGATATACCTCTTTTAGATGTAGGTTTGGTAAGGGATGACTTGGTAGGACAGTCTTTTGTCGTAGTACTGTTCTTTCTTCGCAGACTGATAGTGCATGTGTTGGATGATATCTTCACAGGAGAAGAAGTAGAAGAAAGGATTGGTGTCTTTCAAAGGCCTTAGTCGTCCTATGGTCTGCTTGTTAGACTGGGTAGATGACAATGCTACTGTCAGTATGTTTAAAAACAGTCCTGGGATGTCGTGTGCCGTAGATGCTGATCCAGGGGTCGTGACTCTGATATCAGGATCCATGAGGTTGGTATAGGGGTCTTCTGAAACATAGCGTCTGACATCGAGATCAGGATAGCATTCTTGTAGATACTTCGTCATCTCTGTTGCCATAGCGACAGTGGAGACGAAGATGATCGTTTTACGACCTTTTTCGTAGTTGGGTATATAGACTTCATCGATCACGGATTTGACCATATCGAAGTATCTTTCAGTCGTGGGTTTATGCTTTAAGATAGATCCTTCAAAGGCAGTGTGACTGTAGCCTTGAGCAGATTCATAGCGGATATATCTAGGATCTCTGAGTTTATAAACCAGAGATCTGATATGGATATATGGCTGATGGGTATCTGGTTTAAATCTCTGATCTAGTGGGTAGACGAGATTGCTCATCTTCTTCAAGAAGGGATCATCAGGAGTCAATGTCGCGGTAGTCGTTAAACTCATCTCTACATTGGTGTATAAGAAGAGCTTAAACAAGAAGTGAAACTCCTGATGTCCTTCATCAATCATGAGACATCTGGTTTTTAGTAGATCGATATACTCATACGGACGATACGGATAGATCTTATCAAAAGTCTCAAGATCAAAGTTCTCATACTGGCTAATATAGCTTCTAAAAGTAGCGGTTGAGATGAGTACAGCTTTATAGAGATAAAGCTTATCACACTCGATGATCTTAAAGAGCTTCATCAGGGAGCTATGCCCCTTGACGATATAGACTTCTTCAGGAAGGATTGAGGTATTCTGGGTGAGATCTAGATACCATTTGTCAATATACCCTGCTCTGATCATCATCACAAATCTACTCTGTAACAACGCACCTACTTTCATCGATACCAGAGATTTCCCTTCCCCTGTTTTAAGTTCTACGATCTTAGCAGGATATTTCATTGGCTCTAGGGCATACTCTATCGCACCTTCTTGGATCTCTTTCAAGATGAATTTAGGGTCAATATCGTATTCCACTTTGTCATATTGACTCGTGTCTACGGGATGATTTTCGATCACGATCTTATCACCATAGTAGCCATAGCTTCTTAGATGGTCTAAGAAGGATGGAAGCTGATTGATATGTAATCTAAATATCTGTTTATTGAAGTCCATCGCGAAATATCTCGCTTTGACTTCTCTGACGAACTTCCCTCTTTCTTTACGATAGCCATAGTGGAGGTTTAGTTTCAGGTATGCATTCATGATCCCTTTGATAGGAGTATTCTGATAATGATCCGGCATAGTGATCGTGAAATGGTGGGAATAAGTGTCGATTTTTAACATCGTCATCCTCTTTTATATAAAAAGACATAGTGTTGTGGTATCGTAAAAATAAAAGACGTCATACATCTTCACTAGGACCAATGATAGTCCTAGTGAAGTGCTCTGAGTGAATGGAATGAAGTGACATCTAGTGTACTAAATTGAACGTAGTGTAAAGGCGAAGCCTTCTGCGAAGCAAAATGAAAGAAGAAGGCACCCTAGTGATACTTATCTAAGGTATCACTAGGTGTGTATGACGTGTAGTCATGTCATTAATGATCTTTACAGAAAAGAGATTTGATCTTATCCCGTAGCCTCTTCCAGAGACTCGGTCTACCTTGCATGGCTTGGATGTAGATATCACCATCATGTTTCACGTAGACGCCTTTACGAGAAGGCGTCGTGTCTTTATGGGTATTTGGGTCTTCTTGCATAGATGTCTCCTGTATAGGCGTCAAAAAACCTTACCTAGGTCACCCTAGGTAAGGAGTATAAACAAAGGAAATACAAATGGCGATGACTGTGATGTCAAAGATGTTCATGACCTAGGGTAACCCGCCCAAAAACATGATCATCCTGATGTCTCCAGACATCCAACACCACAGTCATCATAAATCAGCAGAGTAGCCACAGCACCTGTTCAGGGAGTACGCCACTTGCACTTGGAGGTATGGAAGCATGCGACAAGTGCCATGGCTACATATATTTACCTACTTATCGTAGATTCTATATTTCATTACTTCTCGAGGTAACAGCATATAGTCAAAGAGATGGTCAAGTCTATTGGTGTTGGTGAAGGATAATGGGTTAGTTAACACCTTATCCTGCGTCTGGAATGCCATATAAGGACCCAATGACCGATGGGTCATGGTCTCTAGCATCACCCCTACCCCTGAGTCTGTCCAAGGCTTAGGCATGGAATAATCACCCTCTTTAGCAGAGACGATCATCGCAGAGTATGCAATACCAATCAATACTGACAAAGGAAGGTTCATCTTGATCGCAATGTAATCTGTCAACTCCTTGATAAAGTCTATCGGGGAAGTCTGATCTCGTTGGTTCTTGAGTTTCACCCTGGACTCTAATATCCCTTCGATGCCTTTTGAGTAGTTTACAGTAGAGAACTGTTTCTCTGGACAGATGAAGATCGGATCTTCATCGTTCCAGTCTACCAGAGGTATCTCATAGTCCCCTTTGCTATCGATGTTCAAATGTCCATTACGGATATATTTCAGTAGTGCTCTTGAACCATGAGCATGACGAGATTGATATTCCAGTCTTACTAACTCAGTCTTCAGCAATGGATCTGCTTTGTTAGTACGATCCATATACGTCATCTTCACCTGACGGATATCCGTTGCTCTGAAGATCGAGATCTTATCGAGATCGACGATGTTTTGGATCTTGGTGATCGAGAGCATCGATCTAGATGGGATAGTGAGCTTCAGATCTTCTTTCTCCAGATAAGGGGAGAGTTTATAGCCTTGCTTATCATCCGTCAAAGTGAAGAACTTGATCTGGTTACCTGAGATCATCAAAGAGGAAGCAACCGCTGACTGGATGACGTGTTTAGTAGACAAAACGTTCTGTGAGTTCTGGGATGCTAACGTCACACCGACTTGTTGACCGATGTTGGTACCATGGATGATGTTCCTTGACAGCCCACCAAAACAGGTAGCACATGCACCATTGGGGTCTGGATGAACACAACCAATGATGGTACGGATCTTGAGTACTTGTCCGATAAGATCAGTTTCATTACCCTTGACCATCACCAGTTTCTTGGTCTGATCATCTAAGTAATAAACTCCTGTCATCGAGCGGATATCCTGAATATTACGCACCTCCCAGGGGAGATAGTGCTTACTACCACAATCCCCTCTGTGGATGGTGGCAAAGTTCATGCCGATGAGCTGAGCTTTACGAGAGAAATACTCTACTTTAGATAAGTGAGACTTACTAAAGTGGAGTGCCATAGATGCTGATCTTGACTCAGTAAGACTATCGTAGAAATCCACAAAGCCTTCACAGAAGCCTTTCTTGATGGGTTCTGGGAAGATATAGTCATCTATGTCTTTCGGATAACCATAAGGACCGATACATTGCAGTAGCTGAGAGTCTTTTACAAGACCTGATCTTAACAAGGATGCTGTGTTGTTATCCTTAAGATCAGGATCATTTAGAATCGTATCTAATACCTGTCGATGGATCTCTTGGATGCCTTTTTGACTGTAGTTACCATTAGCACGGATCGATTTGACTTTGGGATGATTGATGATATCGGTGATATCTGTGATATCAACCGATGTCACATAACGAGATGCTAATGTAGAGACGTTATTGTAATAAAGATTGGTTGCATCATAGCCAATCTTTAACATCTTCAGTTTGTCTTCTGTGTGATCGATATCACTCACTTTACTCGTGTCATAGCACTGATACCAGTCATCGACGATAGAGGATAACAGAGATAGATGAGTCTTGTTCTTAAGTCTTTTCCCTTTTAAGTGAGGATGAAGATGATGTTTGACCTTCAAAGGAAGTTTCTTATACTTACGGTGATACTCCCAGAAGTAAGAAGAGATGATGGTTTCTTTAGCATTAGTTTGGATCTCCCCATCATCCATAACCAGAGTAAAGTCTCCGGTGATCTCATGAGGCAATTCTTGTGGTGGGATCGCGAGTAGTTTACGGGCAGAGAGTCGCATGGGTACAACCTTATATATCGATATCTAGATAGCACCTCATCCAGGGATCATTTCCTGGATGAGGATGTATGACGTGTACTGTAAAAATCAAGAGGACTTGAGGAATCACGAGGATTGAAGATCTCTGATGTCTGTATCGGGAGACAGAAACACATCAGTGTGTGCTGGCACCTGGGTAGACGGATCAAAAGGTTTATAAGCAAGCTCATAGCCCGCAGAGTTCATGATGTGGGTCGTGAGCTGTAAAGGTTTACTATACCCAAGAGGATAGACCTCACGATCGACGATACTGTCGATATCGGTGGGTTTATCAGCATTTAGGATATTCTTCACAATCGCTTTACGGGTGGATAGCGCATTACTGCGATCATGCATCTCGATTGCAAAGTCACCTCCAGCATATGCTGCTACCACTCGTATCTCGGATTCCCCTAACACACGAGTAGCTTGTTGTTTGGTAGGAGAGGCATGTTTATCTTTAGGTGCAGTGAAGCTAATAATACCGTTGTGCTGAGTCTTAGAAGTAGCAATAGAAGACCAATCATTACCGATCTTCTCTAAAAGCATCATGTAGACAGATCCGATCCGGATCTTGTCAACAGACTCAGTGATGTTACCATTTTCATCAGTAAACTGTACTTTATCAAAGCAAGACGGATATTCACGATTGAGATCTTCGACCATACTGACGAGATCTCGTTCAGTCTCTGTAGGATGATAGTCGATGATACATTCTGCTAAGCAGTCTACGAGGTAGTTAAACTGCTTCTCAGGTGTTAGACTACGCATCCATTCTCCTTGCTTAGGAGAGACAAGATCATGATAACGATTAAGACGCTGTAAAGCGTGACTCAGGTGTTGATGATGATCTCTTATTTTACTTCTGATGGTACTTACAGATTCTCCTCTTTGGATACCAAAATAACCCATGAGTTCATTTTCAAGATCGTACTTGATCGAGTTGAGATATTGTTCATAGAGGCGGCCATTGTTCATGCGGTTGAAGGTGGCTGCTCCATCGGTGATGACGTCTGCACGAAGACCATTCTTCGCGACAGGCATCTCATGGGGCTCGAAGACATGTGTGATTACTGATTTTCCCATTAATTCTTCAGTATCGGTCGTTAATCGATACCCGTCTTCTCCATGTCAAGAAGACTGCTGCATGTCACCATGCAGTTGAGACCATATCACGATCTTTTACGTTATTTAGATAAACGCAGTCAGATCCCTCCCATTTCCCAGTCACTTGACTAGTACTCCCTCCACGGGATGGCCGTTGAACGTTCTTCTCTGAAGAGAAGCTTCGCTGCTGATTGTCTTAGTTATATCAGACTAAGGGTTTCCAGCAATTAGAGAGGTTTTTCAACAGGTATTTCTACCTGAAGCGGCAGTATTAATTTTTACCGTGGATATCAGTAAACTTAGATCCGATGTTAGGGGTGATGACGTATTCTACTACAAACTCAGCTCGCCATTCATCAACGGGCACTGTCTTATACGTCAGTTGCAGGTTAGTCTTCACACCAGAGACACCTTTATTCAATATCGCCATCGTCTCGACAATATAACGTTGCAACTCAGGTGTGATTCTTAAGTGCTCACCACGCTCTTGCTTTAATTTAAAGTATTCATTCAACACCTGACTTCTAAACTCAATCATGGCATCTCTGTACCGGATAGGTTGTACCATCATCTCGTCACAGATAGTCTCTCCTTTGTTAGGAGGTTGATGATAGATCTTGATATCAACGACTCTTCCACATTCCCCTTGGACATAAGTGGCTTTGTCAAAGATAGGATCTAAGGTTTGTAAAGCTTTGATGGATTGGTCTATAGCAAGTAGATTAGGATCGTATTCTCTTAGTGCCATCAACAAGCCTTTGTGATGACCATTAGGGTGAACATATTCACCGATGTCAGGGAAAGGTTTGTAGTTCTCATCATCACCGTAGAGGTTTAGAGGATAGTTATTCTTACCCCACTCTACGACTCTTTTCTCGTAGATACGGAAGTTGAACCTTGACAACACGTCTCTAGAGATCCCCATCCCGTCTTCTGAGACACAGGGATGTGTCATGTATGCGACATTTAGTTCAGCACCATAGTTGTACTCACCATTGGGTCCTTTACAAGGACTGTCCAAGAATATCGTATCTTTGGCTATCGATGCTCCTGTCTGGATCATCTCAGCACCAGGACATCTTTTATACTCGTAACCAAACTCAGGATGTAAGCTCTGATATCTTTCTAAAGTCACCATACCGATGACTCCATCTTCACTCTCGTATAAGAACAAAGTCTCTGGATTTAGTTTGAAACCATCTTTGATATAGTCATTCTCAGGGTAACGATGGATCACTTTCAAGATCCGACCATTCTCAGGCATCTTGACATGGAATGTATATTTACCATACTCCATCTCCATCCCTGTCTGGATCTTCTTCACGGTAGGACAAGCGATCACGAGTCTCTGACTGATGTGTGAGGAGAACATCTGCTTACGAGAAGCAGAGTTCGTGTTCTCAAAGGGGTTAAGACTTAACACCCCTTGTAGTTCACGATAGATACGATTGGGTTTACTGGTGTTCATGGGTTATATGACTCCTTTAAATTTATAAAAAGAGAGTATGAGACAGTCCAAACTGTCCACTCTAGTAGTATATTAAATACCTAAAATAATATTCATCACAGGTACATGACCATGAATGAAACTTACCAACCTAAGATCACCTTAAGTGATCTGCAGGATGATTTTGACTACACTGATGATGATTTCAAAGTTGTCCTGGAGAACCATTTGCCCAGGTTGAAGACTCTGTGTTATACGGTAAAGATCGCCCCTGCTGAGGCGTATAAGTACGACTATGACTTCTACAATCTGTTAAGGTATAAAAACATCGACTATAGACTCCATTGGATCACCTTGCGCTGTAATGATCGTCTAGATCCTTACAGCAAGTGTAGTGAATTAAAATCTATACTGGTACCACCGATGGAAGAGATCCAAAGACTCTTGCTCTATCATCGTTCTATGAAAGCTTTGAACGACGAATAGTCGTTATTCATCTACGATGAGTAAGCATATAAGATATTTTTTACATGTAAAAAATATCTACACTGTTTATGCGTCATATTACCCTAGTAGACCATGATAGGTCTACTAGGGATTTATGACGTGTATTGGGATACTAATCCCAAAGAGCATCTTGGGACATCAGTCCCAAAACGGTGCATCTGTATCGATATCTGTCGTCACTATAGATTCTTCCTGTGTTGACACAGTTACTGCTGGAGCATGTGCAGGAGTAGGATCAGGAGACTTTGCTGTATCTACAGTTGTGTTTGCAGCTTCTACAGGTGGAGTAGTTTCTTTATCTTCTTTATCTTTCTTAGATGACTTCTTCTCTGCCTTATCACTGATAAAAGCACGACTGACTATCTCACTAAAACCGAGTCCTTTGATCTTACCTTTAAGAAGGGTTGACCATTCATACATCGCAGCTTTGGCTTCATCGTTATCCTTGATACCAGTGACTGCAAAATCACTGTCTCTGATGATCATCTTTGTGTTGTTATCACCCAGATAGCACTCGTAAGCCATAAGACAAGATCCTTCGATCTTGGGATCGATGATTAGTATCGCAAAATCATAGTCGTTGTCATCGTAGTAGTTAACATCATCCGTGATCTTGGTCTTAACAAGCATAATGAAATCATCTCTCCATGAGAGATAGTTATTTAGATATCCATCTCTTTCATCTTTGGTGATACAAGCATAGTGGTCCTTAAGACGAGACGAGATCACAGAAAAAGGTTTGATCTCTGCTTTAGGGAAATCAAGGTTTACATGGGTTGGGATATCAATACCAAGACCAGATAACTTAAGCAAATGTATCAACGCTCGATATGCGGGATCGACAGAAAAGACCCTCCTCGTAAATAGCGACTTGTTCTCGTAACTACACCCGATGGTGTTATAGGTCTCATCAAAGGTGTATCCAATATCCGTGGTTCTATAGACACCATAGCCTGTCCTTAAGATCCATTTAGCATCGATGTTTTCCCCAGTAATAGTCTCTATCGATACAGAACTTTGTCCATATACCGGATGGTCTACTTGGAAGAAATAGTGGTGGTGCGACGACTCTCTTTGATAGACATCTATTTTCTTGGTGATGCCAAGATCTTCGATATCGTGGATCAGACTGTCTTTTAAGTAATCATAGATCGCAGTTGTAGACGGCATCTTGAGATGACGATAGCTTTTGGTAGTAGGGATACATTTAAAACTCTGGTACATGTGGTATACTCCTTTTCGATAAACTTCAGAAAGATGATCAGTCAAGTAAAGAAATCATAGACGTCATTTTCCTCAGAGCTATCTTGATAGCTCCTCAGAGAGGGTCCTCGAGGATCAAGGATGATCCTCTCAGATAGCCTACGGCATACACGGCATACATCCTCACTAGGACTACTTAAAGTCCTAGTGAGGAGTAGTGTACTTTGTTATAGCTTTACATCTTTGGCATCCATGACGTGGAGAGAACGATCACAGTAGCCTGCTTCATTGATCAGTCCTCCAGCAACGCCTTTGCTACCCAGATAGGAAAGTAACTCTCTTAAAGAGGGATCTTCTCCACCTGCGTAATGCTCATCTTTCCGGATATCAAAATACTTATCTCTTACGCGATAACTCCCATGACGATCCATGATCTCGATCACTTGCTCTTCCATCCCGGCAAAGTATCTTGGCGTATAGATCGTGACTAACGGATCTGCTCCTGTATATAAACCTGGGTTAAAACCATCGGTACAGCGGATACGAAAATCATAGCGCTGTCCACCACCTTGCAGACTTAAGATGGTGGTGACAAAACCATACTCACAAGACTCAACATACATCGTCGTGTTGGTATAACTTTTCATCCGAGTCACTAAGAGATCCAGATCAAAATACTCATACTTCAGATGTTTCTCTTCCCGTTCGATGGTACGGTTGGTAGTAACATCACCGATCTTGGTTGATGGACGTTCATAAGTGATCAAAGGGATCTTGCGATCCCCAAAAGCTCTGATTCGGGCTAAAAGATGGATCAACCCAATAAACTCTTCTTCGGTGCGACTGGGGTTGTGGACAAGTTTATCCCCACAGTCTGTCTCATAGCACCAGCATTGTCCTTCTCTGGTGGTGATGAAGTAAGACTGACGCAGATCAGATAAAGAACCCCAAGGAAAGACCAAAGCAAAGAAATGCTCTCCTTTGAATGACTTTCCTGTGGTTTCTCCCGTAGGATCGGTGTAGCTATTCAAATACTGTTCTTTCCTGGTGTGAAGTTCGATGATGATCTCTTTCTGATCTTTCATCAGTGCTTTGATGGTGTATTTGTCATAGGGGATCTTCTTGTTACCACTCATGGTGTCAAAAGGACCTACGATATTCAACCGTTCTGATTGGTAGATGGTATCATGGATCAGATCGTGTAATCCTCGATAAGAATAGAACTTATTTTGGAAATTTGCTCTAGGGTCTTTAAAATGTTGGTACATCATAGGTTCATCAGTCTGTAAATAAAAACTATAAGAAGTACTGTAATTACAGTGTTTTTAAGAGAATTTATTCAATTTTAAGAATTGATAGGATAAATAATATTCCTATACTTCTTCGTAATAAACTCCTCTCAAATATCTCAAGAGATAGAGAGAGCGAGTGAAAAAAAGATCTGAGCAATCGATCCAGTTGAGTAGAGCAATCAATCGACCGATCTGAGGGAACGACCTATCGACCGAACGATTTGATTTGAGAGAGCTATCTATTCAAACGACCAAGTGATCTGAACGACTGATCAAGCGATGCTAGTCGAGAGAGTCTAGCAATTCGAGTTGAGCGAGTTGAGCTGAGCTGATTCAAGTGAGTTGATCTGAGTAGAGATGACAGAGTTGAGTAGAGAACAATTAATCATCAGTGGACCATAGGTCCACTGATGTAAAGACACTAGAGATACCTTGTTCTTCAGAACCATGCATATCTCCGATATGGAGTGAATGGTTCTGA